TGGAACTTTTGCTCCAGATATATTTGTTCTAGATTTTATTATCTCTGCATTTATTCTAAATCCTGAATATCCATCTTCTTCTACCGTACATTTAGAACTTCCCACTGCAACATGTTTTATTAATGTATTAGCAAAATATCCTATTTGTTCATATGAGTTCGCTACGCTCATACCGTCCTCTAAGGACTGCTATATGTTTCCATATAGAGCAGACTATATCACGATCCTTATATTAAGGACCCCTCCCATTTCCACTCGCTTGAGTGTACTCTACTCCCTTCCACTTTACAGTGTGGTTTCGATAGTCGTTGAACCTTGTGTGTATTAATTTATTCTTTACGTCTATTCCTTTTAGCATCTTTAACATAACTAGATGTTAACTTAATATTGAATTCTTTTTCTACAATATCCTTTATTTCGGGATTAGAAAAACCATCATTAGCAAGTTCTTCTATTCTTTCTTTTAACCCTTCAGGATATTTTCTTTTTCTTTTATGAACTAGGTTATATTCACATGAAACATGAGCCCATTTCAATCCATTGAATATTTTATCTAGATAATCGTATTTTATTCCTGATTGATCACATATTTCACGTTTACTTACTCCCTGACTTTTCAACTGACAAGCTAACCTAACTTGTTCTTCTGTATATACATGACTTGAATTATTCTCGCCTTTTTCACTAAGATCTTTTTTCATCTTGCCTTGTTCTCCTGCACGTTTGGTGTTTTCCATATGTGTAACCCATTCAAGATTTGTTATAGAATCATCTGTACAATCACCATTAACATGATCAACTGCATTTACATTATCTTCTTTACATTGTCCTTCTAAGAAGGTTTCTGCAACCATTCTATAAACCATGAATGTTTTACAATTATCTTTACTACCAAACGATAGATTCACATCATGTCTACCATCAGGTCTAGATCTTAATTTTCTCAACCGACCTGTTTTCATGTTATATACTCTACCTTCAGTTGAAATTGCGTAATCAGTTGGTTCTCCATTATAATAAAACCTAGCAAATTTTTCATCTTCTGATACTAAATCAATATCTATAAATACAAATTCAATATTATTTTTATATTCCATGATTTATCACGCCCCTTTACTTATTTGTAGGCGTAAGAATAAATTTTTAATTTACACACCTTGGCTGCTGATTACCATATCATATAGACTTAGGTTTCCCAGCAATTAAAGAGGTTTTCATATAATATTACTATTATATGCCACTAATTTGCGTTAATGGGTGCGTTACCACCTGGTAAACTTTCGTCTTGTTTTAAATATAAAACTTGTGCTTGTGATTTTGCAAATGGATTTATTTCTATCTTTTGATTTATATGGTTAATACTTATTATAGTTATATTAAACTCTTTTATTATAGGTATTAATCTACTAAAGAATTGCTTTAATGCTCTTGCAACCCTCATTGCATATGTTTGACCTTCTATTTCTTGGTCTTCAACATAATAATCTTCTTGACCTGAACCTTTCTTAGCTTTAACTTTCTTTTGATCTGGTCTTGTAGCCAATACCGGTATCGAATCTATTATAAAGACAGTTGGTTCATATAATGTTATTGGTTGACCAAACTCATCTTTAAAATCAGTTGTATACTGATAAAGTTTTTTATTCTTTTGCTTTTCATTTGCTATATCCATAATCGTATCAAATATATCTTCAATATATGAACGTGAAGATTTTAATACATAATGGTCCATGTATTCTGCATTTGTTAATCCCGTAACATTCATAACCCTTGTTGGGTTTAATGCTTGTTCTAAATCATAATGTAAAACGAAACTTGATTTATGATTTCTAACTATTTCAGCTCCCATTTTACATGCTATCGCTGTTTTTGCAGTTCCTGATTTACCTATGATAGTTATAAAACTTCCACCAACTAAACCAAGACAATCATGTGTACCTGTAATTGCTCCATATTGGTCTTTAGATACTAATGTATATCCTAATTGATAATCTAATGTTGGTATCCCTGTTGGATAACATACCATTGCAGGGGATGCGTTAAATAAACCTTCTTTATCATTCTCTCTTAAAGCACTTAATAAAGGATTTGCCATAATTAATTACCTCCTTATATTTTTTATTATAATTAGTTGTTATTAAACAAATAAAAAGTTAATAAGGATATAATCCTTATTAACAATTATACTAAAAATAAATAAAATACAATGTAAAATATCAATATTATAAATGAAATTATAGCTGATGCTATTTTTTTATCTTGGATACTTTTAATGAATGTATAAACTGTTAATCCAGCACCTATTATATATAATATTATAAATATAATTAATAATATTAAAATATTTACAGGAATCATTTAGATACCCCCTTTGTAGTTATAATAGGTTCATATTTACTATTTACCCTTCCAACAACCCAATGTTGAAATATAGTTACTATAATATAACCTAATACAACTGCTAAATAACAAAACTGAATCGGAATATTTATACCTAAATTTATTAAATGTAATGGCATTCTAGTTGTCGATGTATAATTTGTGCCGAATATAAAATTAATTATTGTATTAATCGTTAATAAAATAGTTGTTATTATACAACACATTTTCACATCATCTCTAGTTGAACCAATCTTTTTGACAAATAGATAGTTACCTGATATTAACATAATATATACGTGTAATAATACAGTTGTTATTTGTAATATATGTGGGAAAGGATATTTAAATATTGTAGGGAATATTAACCCTGCTATACCTCCATAAAATCCCCAATAACTACCTAATTTTAAACAAAACTTATTATTACAAAATATACCTATTGTAAATAAATACAACACTATTCTACATGTATACAAAGGTAATCCTTTTAGAAACAGACTCTCAGGTCCTATTATATACCAACCGTATAGTATAATTTGTAATCCTAATATAAATAAAGTTGAAATTTTTTCAATAAAAATATTTTGTTTTTGATATTTAACCATCCAATTTAAAAAGGTAAAACTTCCGACTAATAAACATATGTGCCATAATCCTAATAAATGTAGACTGCTTTCACATTGAATTGTAGCAAACATATCTCCCATCATAAATAATACCTCCCTTATTTTTATTCTAAATATTTGTTATTTGGAACATAAAAAATAATAAGGAGATTTCTCTCCTTATTAATTAATGTCTCCAAACTATTCTTCCTGTACTTATATCATAAACAGATATTTCAAAATCAACTTTATCGTTTTCTACTATAGTTATTTTATTTTGTCTAAGTTTACCAGATAGAGTACATGTAGCTGTAACTTCAACGTCATCAGCTTTTACTACAAACTTTGCCCCTGGCAAACATTTTATTACAGTTCCTGTTAATTTCATTAAATCTTTTTTACCCATGCTATAACTCCTTTTATTATTTTAAAAAAATGATTTGTTTTTATTTCTTTTTTAGTTGCAGGTCCAGCATATACTGAACCTGCAGCTATTAAATATTTTCCTAAATTACTCATTAATTTCTCCTTAGAATATATACTCAAATTTCTTATTATTATTTTTGAATTTTGTTAATCTACTATAAGCTGTTTTCATACCTTGTGGTAATTTAACATCTTTACTTTGAACTAATTTTTCTAATAGTTTATAATTTAAATATTTATCCATAAATGTATTATTAGAGTTTGTTCTCTCATTATATTTGTTTATAGAATTACAAGCTTTACCTAAAGCGTTCATGAATAATTGTTCTGGAACACTTGCACAAACTTTATATATAAATGCTTGTAATCTTGTAACATATGGTTTATATTCTGGTTTTATATTTTTATCAACGTCTGTTTTACAGAAAGCTGTTATTATTTCTTCAGCTTTTACATCTAAAACAGCTTGTGTTATTATTGCTGATATAACATTCTCATTTACTTGTTTAGCATCATATTTTTCGTTATAAGCATTATATAATACTTCTGGAAGATTTTCTAATATGTTTTCAACTTCTTTAGTTCTAAAGAATGGTGTTACATTATAACTTCTTATTGCTTTTACAGAAGCTATTAATATTGCTATATCTGTTTCTAGATGTCCTGTTATTTCACTTCCTAATTCTCTTTCTCTTAATCTGTATCCTAACATGAAAGCATCACCTTTAAGTTCTTCGTCATCTGATAAATGTGTTGCTGTATATAATACATATGCCATATCATAATTGATTCTATCATCTTCAGATTGTATTAATAATGAAATTGTTTTAAAGAATTTATTTCCTCTTATTACTGAACACACTTCTTCAAATTCTCTTTTCATCTTATAGTTATATTGATTGTTAACTATGAAATCTATTATTACTGGTTGATATTCTATTACTATGTTTTCTAATTCATTCATTGTTAAATCATAACTCATTTCATTTAAAAATCCATTTATATTTTTCATATAATTACCTCCTAAATTTTTTTATTTATTTTAATTTAAATTACTGGCTATTTTAATGTTCTAATTCAAAATTTATCCAATCATTGTCATCCCATGTAGACATATCATAAGGATCATACATATCATAATCGTCGTCATAATCGAATTCTTCATCTTCCATCTCAGCTTCTGCTTTTATTCTCTGTTCTATCATATATTGTGAAACTTCTTTTATTATTGAATAATCTCCTAGATAACTTATAAGTTCTTCATAATCATCTAGCTCTTTTCCTGTTAATAAATCTCTCATTTGTTTAACTAATCTTAGACATTCATATTCATCTTCGTTTATCATTCTATAACATGTTTTATTATTTACTACGTTGTCTTCAATATAAAATTCATTTTTTACTTTATCATATTTTACTACATGTTGATATTTATTAATAAGCATCCACGCTTCTCCTTTTGTTTCACATTCAGGAATCTTATTAAATCCATAATAAGCTCTTAATTTCTTAATAATATTCTTTTGTTTATCTGTAGGTTCGTCACTATGATTTCCTTTAAATTGTTTTCCATAACCATTTAAATTCTTTTTCATAATATCAACCTCCAAATATAATTATTATATTTCATCTATATAATATAGCATTGAAATTATGCCTTTTTACAGTTCATTATTCCGATATATAAAATACAAATAATCTATCACCTTCATGTTCATATGAACATGTCATAAGAACTAATATTTCATCGTCTTCATCATATAACGTTGGTATAAAATATTTGGAGTTTTCTTGGATAGTTTGTATACCTTCACCTAACGGTATAGAGCATAACTTAGTATAATAGAAATTGTTATTTGTTACATATAATCCTAATGGTTTATATTTTTTAATAGTTCCATCAGATCTTTCTATAACAACATTAGACTCTTTAAATTTAGTTTCATCTTCACGTAAATAATGTAATGTTGCAAACATGCTTTTATCTCTCATACAATGTCCGTATAATATAGTCACATGACTAGAAAAAGGAACTCTTGATCCTTCATAGAATATAGCTCCGTGGCTAGATTCTCTATCATATATATCATGTGAAAGGTAATAAAAATTATCTTTTTCTTTCCATGCAACAGGATAATTTATTTTAGTATTCGTAATAGTAATCCAATCGAATTTAGTTAATAATGCTTCTTTTTCTTTAGCTGCTTCTTTATATGCTTTATGACTTTGATAACTATCTTCAATAACATTAATTATAGGTTGAGCATAAACTATAATTACCATTATCAATATTATATTAATTAACCATCTAAATATTTTTCTCACATTAATCAACTCCCAATAAAAAAATAGAAAGAGCCTAAAAGGCTCTTTCTAACCTATTTTTCTTCATCTTTTTTCTTTTTATTATTAACTAATAATCCTACACCTGCAGCTGCAAGCACAGCCATTCCACCTACTGCTATTGCTTGCCCAGTTCCAGGAGTTATTTCAGGCACCCATCCTTTTGCATCTGATTCAAAGAAATCTATAAATATAACTTCAATAAGTTTCTTTTCTTCACTTACATTTGTATATACGTGATATTCTCCTTTTTCATTTCCTTCTTCTATTGTAACATAATTATCAGCTTCGTTTACACCTTCTATAAACTCAAGCCAAGCTTTCTTTTCTATCATAAAACTTGTATCTATTTGTCTTTCCCCATTATTTAAAACACCAACTGCTGCCATAGATTCTCTGTATTTATTTATAACCTTTTGTTCAGCATCGTCAAATGATACAGTTGGTTCTTGTTCTTCTCCACTAGAACTACCAGCTAATTCGTATTCAAGATTAATTGCATCGATAGCTTGCTCTATGTCAACTTTAATACGTAAAAAAGCCTTCCCATCTTGTAGTTCTAACTTAGTTGTTTGTTTACTTTCTTCTATAGCATTATACATAGTTACTACGTCTATAGACTTCATATCTATCTTAGTTGTATCCCAATTTGCAGAAATTTCATGTGTTCCTTCTGGGTGTCCTGAATATCCACCTACATTACGAATAGTTATCGTTATGTTTCCATCTTCAAGACTGTGAACACTTGCAACAGGTCCACCATCTATGTCAACATAATTAAATTCTGTTATACTATTCGTCATTTCTGCGGCATATGAATCAACTGTTCCAAAACCCATTCCTACTACTAATAATCCTGCTACTAATAAACTTTTAATTTTTTTATTCATATAAATCTCTCCTTTTAAATTATTTTTTACCTCGTTGCTATTTTATTTACTAATTTGTTATACCATAAATAAAATTATATAAACTCGTAATTATTATTTATTATTTCTTCTATTTCAATCATTAGTTCATTCATTCTATTTAATATTAATGTTATTTCTTCTGCTACTTTAGTTTTTTCTTGTTCATTTGCAGCTATTGTATATTTTAATCCTAGATCCATTAAATCGTCTAAGCATTTATCTAATTCTATAGTTAGTTTTTGTGTTGGTTTGATTCTATTTTTTGTCATATAATCAAATAACTTAATGGCATCGTTCATTGTTAAATCTTCGTCCTCTGTTATTGTAAATAATACATTATCTATCAATCTCATTATTGCGAAATATTCTTGTTCTAAAACAACAACATCAAGTTCTTGTTGAATATTTTCTTTTGATGGTTCAGGTTCATTATTTTGACATCCTGTTAACCCTAAACAACATAAAGTTAAAATAAGGGCTAAACCTATAATTGCTATGTTTTTTATCAATTTTCCAATTATCATCTTTTTCATTTACACCAATCCCCTTTCTAAATATTTGTTATATACGTTATAAAAAAATAAGATGCTTATGCATCTTATTTCCATGGCATTCCATACATATCTTTATATATTTTATCGAATTCTTCATTATTCATTATTATTTTTCTTGATTGGTTTAATACGTCTTCTGCATATTTTGTATTAAATCTAGCATATCCTTTTTCTCCATATTTATCTTGTAAATGTGATATTACTTCATCATATATTTCTTTATCATTTTTATCTGGATAATGTTTTCTATTCCATTTATAAGTTCTTTCTATCATTGTGTTTATATCATTCATTCTATCTGCATCTGAAACTATTTTACTATAAACACTTGTATACTCACCTTTATAACTTGCTCTATGTTCTTCTACTGATTTTGCTATTAATTCTATTTGTTCCTCTGAAAAGAATCTTCTTAATTCTTTTTCTTTTCTTACTATTTCTCCTGATTTAGTATGGTGTGTTTCTCTATCATACGCTAATCCTAAATCGTGCATTGCTGCTATTACTTTAACCATTCTCATATCTAATTTTATTTTCTCGTCTTTCATCATGTTTGCTGCTATATATTCTGAGTTCTTTATAACCATTCTTGCATGTTTATCATCATGTGCTCCATCAAACTTTTTATATTTTTCTATTGTTATTTCTATAAATCTATCTAATTCTTTTTCATTTATTTCTTTAAATTGTCTTCCTTTTGTCTCTAAATATATATTTAATGTATGTTTCATATTACCATCCTCCTTAATTATTTGTCTTATTCATGTACATAATATGGTATTGAAATTATGAGAATTACAAAAAAAAAAGAATATGCCAAAAGGCATATTCTAATCTAATGTTTTAGGTAACATATAATCATTCATTACAAGGTCAGTCATTAATCCTGCACCCATAAAGAATACTGCTGCAGAGTTTAAAGTAGTTTTATTAGAAAGTTTATCTGTTAATTCGTTCATTGCAACATAACCATCTCTAGCAATTTTTTTATTCATTTCGTCTTTCATTACCTTATCATCAGCTCTCATAGACATTAATTCTTTTAGTGATACGTTAGCACCATAAGTAAGTAATGCAGTAGTTTCTTGGTCTGAGTTTCTTGAGTTTTTATCATGACCTGTAACCTGACCAGTTATCATATTTCTTTCACTTATGTCTGTAGAAAGTCCTAATTTCTTAAAGTTTATTTGTTGTAGACGTTTCATATTAAGATATCCAACTAAACACTCATGCTTTGTTATTACAGGTTTACTTGGATCTTCACTTGCATATGGTAATACAACTCTTTCAAATAAAGGAACTTTTAAAAACTTAGCAGCTTTTTCTATATTTTCTATTAATAATGGATTCTCATAATCCACCATAGTAGCTGTTAGATATGGATCATCTTGTTTAAATAAGTTTTTAAAATAGTTATCAAATTTAGCATCGTCCATACCTTTAAATAAATTTCTATAATATTCTGTATTTCTACCAGATGGATCAAATAAATCAAAGAAATTATAAATTAAATTTTCCATTTCTTTTCTTCTAGCTTTATCTATCATTTATATTACTCCTTTCTATAATAAAGAATATCTGATGTATATTATAACATATAACATTAAACCTCTCTTACAATCATTAAGTGTCGCAGCTCTGGTTATCTTTTTACTTAAACCTGATTTATCAACTATATCGTCTATTATAGATTTAAGTTCATTTAAGTTTTTATCCCCAACACTTTGTTTTTTAAAATGTGCTCTCATTGTAAGTTCAAAATCAAATGTTTTTAAGTCATCAACTTTCTTTTTATATTCGAATAAGTATATTTGAATTATAACTCTTACTAGTTTTTCAAATTCTTTTTCATGATTATCGTATATATAGTTCATCATATTTCTAAGGTTATTTATAGAACATCCTGGTTCTCTTGAAGCAACTTGTTCCATTATCTTACCGTTAGGATATGTTGTTAATATAAATTTATTCATAACTTTTTGCGTATTCTTTTCAACCATAAATGATACGTTATCTGATTCAATATATTCGTCTTCTGTATCAACATCATGGTCTACGTTTAAGTAATTACCACTATCTAGGTCTTTTTTAAATTCTGCGTAGAAGTTTTTAAATAATGTATCATATCTTCTATGGTTATCATTTATCATATTACACAATGTTTCATCAGTAACTTTACCTTCAAGTTCTTTTTTTCTTTCTTTAAACCAGTTATCTATAAACACTTCTGTTTTTTTATTTATAGTTTCTTCTATATTTTTATATTTCTTTAAATCGTTCTTATAAGATAATCTGTTTATAGTAAAGTTCATACAATTTAATGCATTCTCACTAGTTTTTCTAGGATTGAAATATTTTGATTTAACGTTCTTATACATATATATCGACCATAGTTGCATAACTGCTTTAAACATTTGCTCATTCTTTCTATTCTTAAAACACAATGCAACTATTAATAAAGACATATACATAGGATTTTTTACTGTAAACCAACTATCTTTAGGTATGTGTGGAGATGAAGTAATAACATGCATGATCTCTTGACTTGAAATACCTATCGCATCAAAATATTTTTCTTCCTCCTTATGATGTATAAATAAACTCTTATACGGTACTGACATACTCAACGCTTCAAAATTAACTTGGTTACCTTTTACATTACTAAAGAATTCTTGTACTTTCCTTACATTTGCAGGGCTTCCAAGTGCAGTATTTATTTTAGGATATAAATTATCGTAAATATGTGTTGATTTTGGATCAGCCATAAATAATTACTCCTTTCATATATAATTTCATATTGTCCTTAGTCAATTGTTTTGGAACATAAAAAAAGATAGATACCATAAGGTATCTATCTGATACTACAATCTTTATAGGCTATTATTTTCTTTTTATCGTGATCATACCACACCCAACCACCATCTTTAATTAAAAATACTTTTTCCTTATGTAATTTTTTAAATTTTCTAGTTGAGGCTAATATCTTTTGAGCTTGTTTATTATCTTCTTTATTATAATGAGGTATTATAACAAATCCTTTTGTCATATTAATTCCTCTAAAAGTTTTATATTTTTTATAATCGTGATCTGGATACACGAAAAATTTCTTACACCAAAACATAGAACCTGCCGATTCTCCTACAACTATTTTACATTGTTTAATAGTTTCTATTAATCTAAATTCATGTAATAATTTAACTATATTTTCAGGAAATCCTCCAGGTAAATATACAATTGTATTATCAGCTAACAATTTCTGTTTTATTAATGGTATTGGATCTGCATATATATTTATTACCACTATTCTATCAGGATTTATACCTATATCAATAAACGGTTTTGCAGTCCTCCAATATATCGATTCTTTATTAAATAAATCCCTATCATAATGTTTATAAACACCCTCGGCATCTTTAATATAATTAAAATCATGTGCTAAAGGTAATATTACTAGTTGTGTTCTATTATTAATATTTTCTTTTAGATAATCTATTGACTCAACTCCACCTGATACACTAGTTAAAAATAATTGCATAACATAACACTCCTTATAATAATTTATTTTTTATGTTTCTTTTTATATTTAGCTATTTCAACATCATCACGCTTTTTATTTAAATCCAACCCTGCTTTTATAAGCATACCGTAGAATAAAAAGAATACTATGAAATACGTTGGTGCACCAGTTGTAATCCCTAGTATTGATGAAACATACATACCTACAATAGAGAAATCTACCTTTTTGGCATGTTTTTTCCATTCTTCAAAATCAGATGCATATTTCTTAGCTATTCTTTCTCTTTCAGCATGTGTCTCAGCACTTTTAATTTCATATCTTATATCTTTGTCACCGTATTTAATTTCTAAATAATTTAAGAATCCTGCTTTACACATCTTAACATGTTCACTTTGTTCTTTTTTACCAAATCCTTCTAATAGTGGACTATCATATGCACTATACATAAAAAACGCTCTTTCTTCTATATATTCATTATAATTATCCATTTTTAACTCCTTTCATGCTATTATATTATTGATTTGTTTTGTTCATATAAAAAAAAAGAATAGACACAATTGTGTCTATTCTACAACTAAATCTAATACAATATCCCTATTCTTTAACGTAATCATTTTCTTACAAGGATGATTTCTTGTTAATTCTGGAATATCTTTTACTTTAAATTCATGTTCCATAAATTGTGTATATATCATAACTTTATCTCCAGTTTTAACTGATTTAACACTAACTATAACTTCGTTCTTTTCTAATCTAGATAATTGTAATGTTGCACTCTTTCTTTTCATCGTTTTAAATTGAGCTAAAGCACAACGTTTTAATTTACCTTTATTAGTTGCTATCACTATAAACTTATGGTTTTTATTTATTATAGCTGTACCTACAACTTCATCAATATCTGCTAAATCTATTGTAGCTATTCCATAAGCAGCTCTACCACATTCTCTTATATCTTCTGTACTTATTCTTATACCTCCACCTTCTTTTGTATATATAATTATATCTTTCTTACCATATAAAACATCTACTGATACTAATTCATCGTCATCTGATAATTTTATTGCTGTTACTGTACCTCTTATCTTTTGGAAATTCTTATAACTTAATTTCTTAGCCAATCCTTTCTTAGTTACTAATACTAAATATACTTCTTCATCTTTTATAGTTTCAGGTGGTTTAGGGAATGATGTCACTATATTTCCAGCAACTGTAACCATTGTTCCTAAATCAACTCCACCACTATCTATTGGTGTTGAACTTATATCATTAACATCTATATTGCTCATATTACCTCTTTTGTCAAACACCATTATACTTCCTCTATTATTAACTTGGAATAAATCTTTTCCTTTATCTCCTTCTTCTACAAAACCTATACCATCAACTTTAACATCTAATTTCTTTATTCTATTATTCTTAGTTATAACTATCTTATGTTCTGAATCAGGTATAAATTTACTATCACCAAATGTTACTATATCACTGCTTCTTGGTTTACTAAATAATTCTATACCTTCTTTTAATTCATCTTTTATTATATTATCTATTAATTTAGATGATTTAGTTATAACTAACAATTCTTCTAATTCTTTATTTATTTCTTCTAACTCTTGTTTATATTTCTTATGAGAATCTTTATTAAATGCTGTTACACTCATCTTAGATATAGTTTTCGCTTGTAATGTTGAAATACCAAATGTAGAAACTAATTTACTTTGAAATTCAACCACATCTTCAGATTCAGTTGCTAACTTGATTGTTGTTTGACCATTCTTAGCATTTGTTATAAATATTAGAACTTCTAAGATATGTTTTCTTTCCATCTTCTTAGTTATCTTTTTATTTATCTGTCTTCTTTTAATATCTCTCCTAAAAGATATCCAATCTAATAATAATGTTCTTACTGTATAATGTCTTAATTTATAATCATCTACTAATGTTAAATCATAACTAGCTGTCATGACCATTGTAGTTTTCTTATATAATAATTCTAAGTTTTTATTTAAATCTGTTCCTGGTTTAAATAATACTTCTATACTTAATTTACCTTCTTGATTCTTTTTCTTCCCTTTATTTTGTCTTTTATCGTTCATATTATGAACGTCTACAAACCCTACTAATTCTCCTGATTTACCCATTTCAACTATCTTTTCTGTTATAGATGATAAATCTGTCCCCTGAGGTACTGATAACACTTCTATCTTATAGTTTTCATAATCTACTTTAACTTTAGATTTCATTCTAAAATTACCTTTACCAGTTCTTCTTATTTCATCAAATTGTCCATCATCTATTATCTCACAGTTATTAGGTATATCTGGATATATCACTTTATCGTATTCTGGATTATCCATTAACTTCAATGTAAATTCAACTAACTCCTTAAAGTTATAGTTAGGAAATTGTGAATACATTCCATATCCTATAGCTTTTATTGATTTAGTTAATGCTACTGGATATCGTGCTGGTAGATATTCTGGTTCATAAATACCTTCTATATAACCTGCTTTCATATCTACTAAATCTTCACTAAAATCTTCAAAATAACACTTATATGCAAACTTACTTAACTTAGCTTCTAGATAACGGTAAGCAGCTGCGTCATCACCAACCTCATTCCCATAAGAACCTGATCCGTCTATAAACACACAAGCATTCTTCCAATACTGTGCTAACTTAACTGCTGTATTATATATGTTAACCTCACCATGAGGATGATATACCATTGTAGCACCTATAGTTAAACCTAGCTTCTTATAGTTTTGCCAAGGTACTGCTTTTACATCTTTAAACATTGCATACAATACTCTTCGTTCACTTGGTAATAATCCATCATTCATAAATGGAATATGTCTATAAACATTTTTATTTGGAGCATATATACTAATAGCATCTTGTGCTTTATCTTTTAATTCCATAGTTGAGATATTCTCATTAAAGTTAAATTCATCTTTTCTCATATTATCAACCTCCTATAAATTAAAAGACCGATATATAACATATCGGTCTAGTTATCTAACATATCTTTTCTAATTTCAAATGCTTCTGTCATTTCTCTTCTATTATCTGAATTAGCTTTTCCTTTTCCATGTAAAGTATCGTACATTTTACATGCTTCTTTTACATCGCTAACTGTTAATTGTATTAATGTTCTTTTCTCTGGATTCATTACATTCATCCACATATCATCGCTTGATAACTCCCCTAACCCTTTATAACGTAGTTCTATACCTGGTTGTAATTTGTTTGTTAATTCTAAGAATTCTCCTATACTTAATTTACCTCTAAATTCTTTTCCGTCCTTATATTTTTCAACTACTCTATAATACATACTATCATTCTTATCCATTAAATCTTTTAAATCTTTTGTCTTTCTATCGAATAAGCTATCTATTGTAAATATCTGATAAGCTCCTTCGTATATTCCTTCAATTATCGTATTCATCTTATTGTCTTTGTCAGATTCAATTTTTATTTCTGGGAACTTCTTAGCCATATTCTTCTTAAAGTTCTTTTCATCTTTATATTTTATAACGTATTCTATTAACGTTGGATTTGCACTATAATGATTACTACATCTAGTTAGTTCATCTAGATAATATTGATTTAATTTTAAGAATTCTAATAGTTCTCTCTTAGTTAATTCTTTGCCTCCATCTTCTTGAATTGTATACTTATCCATAACATTTCTAAAATAAACTGATTGATATTGTTCTTTATCTGTTATGAATGGAGTTTTCTTATCTTTGATTTTATATAATGGTGGAACTGATAAATATAATCTTCCATCATATATTAAATCTGTCATATGCTTTAAGAAGAATCCACCTAATAATGAGAAGATAAAGAAACCATCCACATCAGCATCCGATGTTATTATTACTTTATCAAATCTACATTTACTTACATCAAAATTATCTCCAATACCTGCATTAATTGCTCTTGTTAAGTTCTTAAACGTTTCATTCTTTGTATACACTTCATTACTATCCATTGTATATGCTTCTCCTGGAACACCTCTCATTGTATACATCGCTTGATAATCAGCATCTCTTGCTTGTGTACCATTTGATTTAACTGATAACCCCTCAAATATGAATAATTCTCTATAATCTTTCTTACCTTTCTTATTTGCAGGGAAATAGTTTGGTATTGAATGTTCTGCAACTGCTCCAACTTCTCTTTTAATTACTGCTTGTTTTGCTTTTGTAGATTCATATCTTGCTTTTGCATTGGCTTTAATTAAACTTGTGTATGATTTAAGTTCTTTAGGATTATTTTCAAAGAATACTGTTAATTGAGATCTAACAATTTCTTTTAACGGTTTAACCATTTTATTATTTTCTATCTTCTCTTTCGTTTGCCCAGTGAATCCTGGGTCCATACTCGTACTTACTGTTAAAGCTAATACTAAAGAATTAGTTATATCATTATATAATATATTGAATTTCTCTTTTTCTTTCTCTGTTAATATATCTCTAGTTTTTCTACTTAAATATTCACAAATAGCTGTAACTACTGCATTCGTATGATCTCCTTCATCTACTGTATGCACAAAGTTACAGAATGATCTTGTTTTCATTTCTAACATATCTACATTTAATGCAAATGCAAATTCTAAATCTATATCTCTTTTTAATATTTGGTTGTCAACTTTACCTCCTGATTTAACTATTCTTATTTCTTCATCTATTTTTGTAGTTCCTATTCCTGTATATATAGGTGTGTGATTTTTAGGAGATATTTCATATACTAGATCTCCTATACCGTTTTTACTTCTACTAAATTCATATCTTGTTATTTTACCTTTCTTTTCTATTTCAAGTTCTATTGTAATATTTTTATCTAAGAAATGTTTTATATTATTTAACCAGAATAGGATATCTTCACCTTTCATTTGACATTTACCCATATATTTTTCACTAGGTTTAAATGTCACTATTGTACCATGTCTTTTTTTGTCTTTGCAAGGTTTAACTTTACCATCTTGTACTTGAACTCCGTCCTTAAATTCAACTACTGCATATTCACCTAATTTATATACCTCAAGTTTGAAATATTCTGATAAAGCATTACAACATTTTAATCCCGCACCGTTTTGCCCCGCAGACTTCTGATTAGAAGTCCTGTTAAATTTTGTACTTGATTGTATTTTTGTACATGCATCTAACATTTTATTAAATGGTAGACCACGACCATCATCCTCTGCAACAAATAAATTTTCATCTTCATTTAAATATAAATAAACATTTTCCCCTGGTGAATTAATATTTAGACATTCATCTATACAGTTATTAATACACTCTTTTGATAAATGTATAGCTCCTAATGAACCAACTCTTGATATATACATTAAAGGCGACATTCTGATTTTATCTAAATCATTTTCCATAACCTGCATTTCTTCTTCAATAAACTTCTTATTATTTTTACTCATATCATCAACCTCCATATTATATTAATTTATTTGTTGTCGTAACTTTAAATTCTAAAAGTTTTAAATAAACGTCTATGGGTAATACTTGTTTATATTTTTCAGCCAAATATTTAATATATTTTTCTTTACTTTCCTTATAAAACATAAATGCATCAAATATGTTATCAAATGTTTTACTAGTATACACTACGTTATTATATTCATCTATTGTTGTTGTTCTAGCTCTATATTTTACGGTACGCATATCATTTCGTCGTGTAACTCCTATAGGTAGATCATCATTTTTATAATTTCTAAAATCTTTGAATACTTCATTTATTGAATTTGGAATTAAACAACATGTCTGAGGCGAATATATCCTACTATCGGGTTTTAATATGTCTTTATCTATACATAGAAAATCATCATATAATGTATAAACATGTTCATTATACCATTTTGCAAAATTTTGATAACACCACCATTCTTCACAAACTGTAACATCTTCATATGACGGGTGTTTACCATCAAAATTCCCAACTCGTTTATGGATTCCACTCCATATTTTATATTCATTATGCAAAACTCTTTTACCGTTTTCATCTCTATGTTCAGAAGCATACGGTCCTTGACCCAAATATCCATGTTTACCATGTACTACTTTATTATAATTTTTAACATACCCTTTTTGAAAATTTACGTACTGAGTTTTAACTTCACAATCTTTACCATCTAGAAATTTTACTATGATATTATCATAACTGTAATATTCAATAATTTGCATTTTTTCTCCTTCTTTATTAATTCCTACCTGTCCTATCCTTTCATCTATTGGTAAACTTTCATTTAAATATTTCGACATATATACCTCCTATAAATATAATTTACACTTATTTGTTTATAAAAATATAATATTTAATACAGAGTAACCCCTGTATTAAATATTATATCATTTTTATTTATTATTCTTTATTTCTCACAATGTCTTACAGCGAATAGGAAATCACTATCTACCCATGATATTACTCTATCTACAAATAATTGAAATGGTTCTTCATATACTTCCCACATACCATCATTCTCTAAATGATCTAAAACATATACATGCATACAACAATCATCGTGATATGTTTTATGTCTAATTTTCGTATTTATATATTCAAGATCATCTACAAATTCTTCTGAATAACAAAAATCTTCATCGTCATATTCCTTTATTAAACTTATTATTTTCTTTGCATTTTCAACAAGTTTACTAATTTCTTCTTCATCTGTCATATTAATAGTTTTAAACATACCTTCAAATATAAGGTCATTTGAACCCCATCCATACCATTTTCCTTCAAATTTCTTTTCACAATCATCAAAATCTCTTTGAATGAATCTGTCGTAAATTTTTTCATCTTTTTTCCATTGATTAAATTCTCTCCACCAATTTGCATTCTCTTCATATAATTTAATACGTCTATCCAATATGTCATTTAAATATGCTATATACTCAAGATATTCTTCATACAGTTTTTCTTCATCGAAATTATCAGGGTCTATTTCATCACTATAGGCATCTAAATTTTCTAAGATAAACTCACGATAATCTTCATCTTCAAACATACCAAATATACTTTTTCTATAATCTTTAGAATATTCTTTTACATTTTCATCTAAAGCTTTATGAATATCATATTGTCTTTCTCTAAACATTCTATATTCTTTTTTTATTTCTTCTAAATTTTTCATAACAATACCTCCAATATTTTTTTTTATTTATTTCATTGTTATAATATATAATTGAAAATTAACCTTTTTACAAAGGAACATACAAAAAAAAGATAAGGATTATTCCTTATCTTCCCAATATGTTCTATTAAATTCATCATCAGTTTCTACTTGATTTTCTATCACATATTGTTCCATACCTTTTGTTATTGGGCTTGGTTTACCTGTTACTACTTGATATAATGCTGAACAGAATGCTGTAGCTAATACCAGTGCACATAATATCACTGGTATTAATCCTATTATTATTGCAGTTTTTATTAATCTTTTTATAGTTTTCATATTATTACCTCCTAATAATTTAATGTATAACCTAATTCTAATACTTCAGGATAAGTTTCTATAAATTCTATAGCCCATAAATCAGCCATTTTTTCTATTGTTATTTCTCTATATCCTTTTTCATATTCATAAGCTGTTGTAGCTCTTTGTATTTTCATCATATCTTTATCGTAACTACATTGTATAACGTCAGAAGGTACATCTTCTAATGTTATATAATGCCCTATTTCATGAAGTAATGAGAATGTATAATTATCTTGTTCTGTTAATAATAATCCATATTCTACCATTAAATATTTCATCATGAAACTTTTCCACCAATGACGGTCTTCTATTGTACCTATATATTCTTCTGGAACAGATATATTTCTAGAATCTACTCCATAAGTAAAGCTTTCACCAAGTATTATTTCTGGTCTTACAAATCCTTCTATTTTACTTTCCACGAAATCTAATATCATTTTATACATAAATTTACCCTCCCTAATTATTAGTTACTATATTTATTATATTAACTTTCTTTTCTAATTCCCAATTATTAATTAATGCTTGATTACATAAATTTCTTATAGTATCTTCAAATCTATTATCATCAGCAATTTGTTTTAACATTTGATCGATTGTATTTTGATACATTGTTCTATATTCTTCATTTAAATTCATAAATTCTTTACTCATAATATTCCCTCCAAATTTATATTATAAAATGATGAAAGAGAGATTAAATCTCTCTTTCATCTATACTAATGTTGCTTCCATCATTGCTATTTCAATTGTACAACCACTATCTAAATCAACTTTTGTTAATCCCCAACACTCTTTAGGATTGTACTGTTGTTTTAATACTCTATCTGTATTTTTTGATTCTACTAATGCTTTAGTTCTTGCTTCAAATATTTCTAAAGCTTCTTTTTCATCTCTAACATGATTTGTCATTGTATATATATTAAATCCTTCTTCATTCTCAACTATTTCTGTTATTATAAATAATCTCATATAATTATTCCTCCCAATATTTTTTATATTTGTTTTATTTGGAACATACTAATTTATACTATTAAACTTTTCTATTTCTTATTCTTTACTATTTTAACTATTGCAACTATTAAACCTATGATTACAGCAAATGGTAATAATGCTACAACTATTGCTAATAGAATTCCTAATATCCAGAATATAAATTTGAAGAATAAGCACGCTAAACATATACCTATAAAGATTATAAAGAATCCGAATATTATCGGTTTGATTACTAAACCAACTGCTGTATCAAACATTATTATACCCATTGCACTCATTGCTGCTCTACCTACTAAATAACAAACTATAAATCCTATTATTACTCCAAATCCCATTAATGTTTCCATAAATTATTACCTCCATTTATTTTATTTTTATGTGAATATAGATATCTTATTTATCTATATTCACATTTATAATATGGTATCAAAAACCTATGAATTACACTTCTTCCCCTTTAGGTTCATGTAACCAATCAAAATATTTATTTGTAATATCAGCTATTAAAGATGCTGCTTGTTTATTATTGCATACCTTTAATACATCACTAACCTTATTCATAATAGCTTCAACTTCGTCTTTCGTATCATGCATTTCAGATATCATATCCATACATTCATCTATATACCATTCAGTTGTTTCCCAACCTTCTTCTAAGGCATATAATATCCAATCTGCTCTTTTATCATAATCAGCATAATACTCATCATATTCGTTTCCTTTAAACATAAATTCACCCATGACTGTACATCCAGGTTCATAGAATTTTAGACTAGCTTCTAAATGTTCACTATATTTTTCAGCCCATCTTCTAAATATATTATCTGGTGGTCCCCATGGTGTTTCACAATAACAATGTATTTCTAATGTCATGATACAATCTGTATCTAAATTCTTAACAAATTCTTCATTGAATATTTGATTTTCTTCATGTAAATGATGTCCTTCATTAAATATTTGAATTGGCTCTTCACCTTCTTTTTCTATCATAAGATACACTTGTTGTTCATAACTTGGGGACCATTTACATCCCCAATGTTCTAATCTCCATGTATACCATTCACTGAATACTTCTCCCGCATCATCTAATGGTGTTGGGTCAAATTGTTCAAAATCTAAAATGTAATCATATTCTTTAGAATTCGAATCATAAGGATTCTTATTAGTTTTAAAATTATCTTGTATGAATTCTTTAACATATTTACCTTGACCTTTCACAGTTATATTATTAGAACACCAATTTGGCATATAATTACCTCCCTATATTTATATTATATATTTTGTATATTTATATATTAAAATACATCTCCAACAAATCTGTCTTGTTTACATAAATTTACATCATCTAATTCTTTACCAGCTATATTATCATATATCTTACATAATGATACATAGATTTTTGCTAATTGAACTTTATCATTACGTGCTAATGAATATACTAGATGTGTTATATCTGCATAAGCTTTATTATATTTAAAATGATTTCTTTCAGCATCATATTCTAATTGTATGTCATAAGGAACTTTATCTTTTATATCGTATAACATATGACATAACATATCACCCATTTTATACGTATCAGCTAAATCTTGTTCTAATAATGCTTTTAAATATAAGAACGGTTCGTCGTTTGCATTTACTGTTTTTATTTTAGGTTCTTCAGTTTTATCCATTGGATGTCTGAAATATTCTTGATAATATCCTTCATTACCGTCTATACATAATACTCCTGTAGATACTTGATATTTTTCTTTCCATAATTCTAATAAATCTACAGGTAATTCATGAACCATAACTTTTAATTCTATCTGTGCATAATCATCTAATTTTCTTTTCTCTTTAATCTCATAAGATTGAATTCCTGAATAATATTTAAAGAAATCACACATAAATTGCATTCTATCAGAAACGAATGTATCATCTCTAAAATATTGACCTTGGATAAATTTCTTTTTAATACTTACACCAAAACCATTATCAACTATACTAAATTTGTATAAATCTACTGGTCTATCATCATTTAATTCTTCTTCATATCTATCCATATTTTTATATATTTCAACGTTTACTTGATGACAATTAACTCTAGCATCAGTTCCGTACATTTGTTGCATTGAAATATCATCTGCTTGGTTAACTATATTTCCAAATAATAATTCTGATGTAAACGTTAATCCATTTTCTGATGATGTAACAAAGTTTAAATTATCATTCATAAATTGTACTATATCCTTAGCAAAACCTCTTAATTCTACTATTAAATGTTTCATATTATTACCTCCTAATAATTTTATTTTGGTGTTAAATTGTTATTTGGAACATAAAAAATAGAGGATAGATATTTCTATCCTCTATTATATCTTAAAGCTTGCTACTTCCGTATGCAGCTCTTCTTTGATTGTTGTTGTTGTTATTTCCTTTATTCTTATTAGCATTTCCTTGTTTAAGGATAACTTTTTCATAAAGAGCTAATAATGAATCAACACCTTCTTCTATCTTAGCTAAGCTTGGAGTTAATTCTGAATTACTTGCTATTTTGATACTTTCTATTATATTTAAAACTTCACGTAGTTTACGATCTACCTCTACTGTTGTTTGTACTCTAGCATTTATAACTGTTCCACAAATTCTACAAACAAGAGTTCCATCTTCTTTACCTGGTTGTACTGCAGGTCTTCCATGAGAATCTTTATGATCACATCTAAATCTGATCATTTTGTCACGTTTGTCTAATTGTTGTCTTTCTATTTTCATTTGTCTTAATTCTTCTGCTACTTTGTTTCCTGTTCCTTGTACATTATTATTATTTACATTATTATTTAATTGGCTCATAAGTTGTTACCTCCTAATAATTTTAATATATTTTTTATTCATGGAACATAGAAATGTATTATAATTATTTTCTATATTCACTTATATAATATAGTACTGAAATTTTACGTTTTACACTTTAGACATTTGTTTATATATTTATAAAATTTTAATCGAGCACATCTCTTAATGTTATACCTACTTCTAGGTCCATTACTACATAAACTTGAACTATTTCATCTACGTCAAGATATGATATAGCCTCACGATTCTGTGTATCCTTATGTCTAAGTTTAAGAATATCACATCCACCCATATTTACAAAATCTTCTCCTTTTAAAGCATATCTACCAAAATAGAATTTTGTTCCATTGGCACATCTTATACCAACTATATTTTCATATCCTCCTGCTTCTGCAGCTATCGCATCTATTACTGGTTTATTCATTTCCTTTTACCACCTTTCTTCTTTTTTCTTTTTCCCTTTCCATGTTTTTCTATACCTAATTGTTTCATCAATCTCTCTATTCTCTCCTCCTTGGTTTCGGGAGGTTTATAGTTAGCAGACCTCCCTGTACCTTTAAAGGCTTTCTGTAAATTTGCTGGTATCATTTAATCATCTCCTTAATAGGCATATATTAAACCTTCACTTGCTCTAGTTATTCCTGTATAGTTTAATTTGTTTTGTATATCCCTATCACCTCTTCCAAATGGTTCTGATATAAATAAAACATTTTCTGCTTGAGAACCCTGAGAAAGATGTACTGTTATACAATCTCCAAATTCAAACATATCAAACATAGAATAACCTTTCTTATGATCGTTATCAAGTTGTATACTTTGAATTAAACTTTTATAATCTATTCTTACATTGTTAAATATTAAATCTTCATTAAAATCAGGTACAAATGTTATATCTACTGTTTTACCATTATATGTTGACTTGTTCACATCTTTAACAAATCCCAACATACCATTTACTAGATATACACCGTCACCTACTATCCTATTTCTATTATTTTTTCTACATATAAGTTTTTCACCTATAACAGGTAATTCTGATTCTATACATCTAAGTTCTTCTCTAATATACTTATTAATTCTAGCTCTACTAGCATTTGTAGGTGTTAATATCATATCTGCCCTTAATAACATATTGTCATTAACTTTATCCTTTGGTATAACATAACATTTGTCACCATATTTACCATATGGAATATGTTCACCTCTAGAAGCTAATTGACTTAAATATATTATAGGATTTCCTTCTGCTTGACGCATTATCTTAGTCAATACATAATCAGGTCTAATGAGATATTTAGTTCCTCCTATTACAGGAGGTAATTGTTGTAAATCTCCTAGACATATTATAGGTACGTCAAATGATTCAATATCATCTCCAAATGATTCATTTACCATAGGAGCTTCATCTATAACTATCAATTTAATATTACTAGGAATTTGTTCCTTTTTAATAAACTCCGGTCTTGTTACAACCCTACCATTCTTAATTACGGCTTTTCCGTCCTCATCTTTTACTGGTACAAATTCTATATTATAAAACGCACTATGAATAGTTCTTCCATTAACACCACTTCGTGTTAATTGTAATGCCGCTTTACCAACATAAGCGACAAATAATACATCTTCCATTTTCAATCCCAATTCTTGTATTATCGTTCTAACTATAGTTGTTTTACCCGACCCTGCAGGTCCACTAATTTCAAATGTCTGTTTTGACGAATAATTCTTATACCATTTAACTGCAAGTTTAACACATTCCTCTTGCTGGTCATTTAATATTATTCCCATATTATCATACCTCCTTAAATAATTTATTGTCTATGAAATTATACAATATTATAAATATCGTATACAGGAGGTAAAATTATGGATATAACAAATATGAATGATATTCAAATAAATCAATTAGAATACTGTATAATAGCTGAGAAAACTTATTTACCAGCAGACAGTGTTAAAGTATATATACCTAAATTAAATATAGATACAAGTAAATGTACTGTTAGAGCAAACGAATCTATATTGGTGAATGACCCTGAATGTAAACCTAAAGTAGTAAACCCTATAAAACTATTAGATACTATAACTGTAAAAACATTCTCAGGATTAGAGTTATCTAAATCTGCGGTATTAAAGAAAAAAGAATGTGGATGTAAGGTAGTAAATCACGTATTAATAAAAGATTGTCGGGGGGATGAAATGACATTTATAGACGGTCATATAGTAGAAGCTTATTTACCAAAAGGTGCTCAGATGATAGTTTGTTTTATGGATGGTAATATAAACGATGCTTATCTAACGAACTTTATATAATGAGGTGATGTGAATGTCCTATAGAAATAGGTCAACAATAAAAAGTATTATAGATGAAGGTAAAAACTTAAAAATAATAAACAGAGAACTTTCTTTAAAAGAAATTATGGTTAATAGTGTAGGTGAAAAAATTGTTGTCAATATGTATAATTTATACGAAAAATACTATGAATTATTATTAGAACATACTGCAAGAGTTGTATTATCTGAAGAAGAACAAATGAAATATAGATTTAATCCTAGATTACTATCTAAAGACTTATATGGTACTATAGAATTACATTATATGTTATTAAGATTAAATCATGTCTATTCTGTTATCAATTTTGACTTTACAGAAGTTACAGTTTTTAAACCTTCAGTAATAACATTATTAAATGAAATAATGGTTATTGAATCAGAAAATTTCATTGAAAATGAAGTTTCGATAATAAAGAGATTGAATGAGTAAAAACTCATTCAATCTCTATTTTGTTATTAAGACCGATTAATACCAAAGTATTAATCGAAAGGATGTAATGTTACCATCCCCTACCTACAAACTACATAGGTAATCTTAATATAAAGTTTAAAGTTAAAAAATAATCTAATTATTCATCATTTGTTATTTAAATATTAAGCTGCTATCATACCAGCTAAAGCTGGGTTACCAAATTCAGCTTCAGGTAGTGAATCTAAAACATTTGTTTCTTTTCCTAATGTACAATCTGGTGTTATTGTCGCTTGTTTCTTTCTAGCCGCATTTGCAAATAATGAAGAAGAATTATTATTTTTCTTACTACTATGTTTTTCTAATTCTTCTTTATCTCCTTTAAATTGTAACTCTTTAACTGTTAACCATACTGGTTTTCCATTTTCATCTAATAAATCAGCATCTTTTTGGAATGCTATTTGACTTCCTTCAACATAAGGTATAAAACATCTTGCGGCATTATGTTTCCCTGCTCTTGATTTTATTACAAGAGCTTCTAAATGTGTAAAATGTATTGAATCTGATAATTCATCTCTTTCATATGTTTCAGATGTTTGTGCAAATACTAAAGCGAAATCTGCACATTCAACAACACCTTTTGATTCAGAGAATACTGTCTCAGGACAGTCTCTAGGTATAACACTTGTATTCATTTTTCCTCTTGCTTTAAATACTTCATTACTCATTTCAACTTTAACTTGTGATGCAGTTATAACTGCTACGTCACATTCTATTGCTAAAGCACGTAAATCTGAAGTTATATTATCTATTCTTATTCTGTTTTCTGCATGATTTTCTACAGGTCTGAAACCTTTTATATAATCGGCTATTACTGCTACTACTTGTAATTTTTCAGACTCTCTTAATATTTCTATATCTCTTATTATTTCATTTTTAGAATAAGAGTTATTTGGTACTTGTATAAATCTTATTTTAGTTGGTGTATGTCTTGATAATATTCTACTTGCTTCAACTAATTCATTTTCTATCTCTTCGTCAGTTAATTTCATTTTTTCTCTTGTTAACGGATCTTCCCAAGTTATATCAGTTCCTGTTAACATTTTAATATATCTTCCTTTTATATCTTCAACACCTGTTTCTGCAGATATATATAATATACATGGAGTTAAACCTGGTTCATGTTTAACTTGTGGATTATATAATGCCATATCTATTGCAGAACTTATCATCATTGTAGTTTTACCATTTCCTGAAGGTGCTCCATAAACCATTAATTGTTTTGATTCTAAACCACCACCAGTTATCATATTTAACCAACGATGACCAAATTTAAATTTATTACAACCATTTACTTGTAATTGTAAATTTCTTTGGTTTTCATCTCTACATTCTTCTTCATTTAAGTTTGCTGTAAATCCTGTTTCTAAAGCACTTTTACCAACTTTACTTCCAAGATTTATTCTATAATATTTTTCTCTATTTCTTTCTATTTTCTTTTTAAGATTAAGATATTCTTCTTCAACGTCTTTACCTTCTCTTAATCCATCAATTGTAGCTTGTAATGCTTCATAATCTTCACATTGTTCAAATAAAAATTTATTCTTTGTTATTCTATTTACCATATAATTAAAAGCTGACTCTGATAAAAATTTATACATATCTTCATCTGTCATACCTGTTAAATATTCACTTATAGGTAATTCATTTTTAACATGTTTCATTAAATCTAAATACCCTATTTCTTTATCTACTCCTGTATCACAATAATCTAAAAATGCATATCCCGAACATATTCCTTTATTTCTTGCCTCTATTGCAGTTTTACACCATTGCACCATATCAAATATTTTAACGTCCTTTATATCTTTCAAATTCAATTGATTTACGAACACTTCTAAAACTCCTGTAATGTAATTATTTCTTTTTGGATATTCATCTAATAAAAAATATAAAACCATATCCTTAATTACAAATTCAGGTAATCCCATTAATAATTGCTCCGTATCAGATTTTTTCATTCTATTATAATTATCTAAAAATTTATTTTTCCCATTAGTTTGTATTAAATTGTTTCCTGACATAGATCCATCTCCATGGATTGTCGTTGGTGATAAATTTATATTCTCCATAAACTCATATCTCCTTTCGATTTAAAAAAATCATATTTTTAATTATTTTATTTGTTATATTTAAAATACAATTTTATCATTCAGTTATAATAATGTTATTAAATAAAAAATCACTGCTTGGAGACCGTCGACTAGCCTCCAAACATTTTATTTACTAGCATTACCAGAGATCATTGACCTGATCCTTTCTAAACTTATTTCTTTTCCTGTTTTAAGTTTTATATATTCTCTTATCTTTTCATCGTAGCCTACAGATTTATCGAATATAAAATTATACTTATCCATCAATAAATTAACCTTTTCTCTAAGTTCTTTGTCTAATTTAACTTTACTATTTTCTATAATCTGTATTTTAACGTTTTTCATATCATGAAATACTACGTTCATGTTATCAACAAAAGTTGCTGAATTCATCATATTCTCTGGTGTATTTATTTTTATTCTTAAGTAGTCTTTTTTATAAGTATTAACTAGGTTTTTAAAGTAATTTATCTGTTCGTTTATCATTAATGAAAATACATTATTATCTGGATTTATCTCTATCGTATCATATCTCATAGTATTTTCGTTTTCAATAAATTCAAAATTAGATTCTTTAGTTTCACTATCAAATTCTACTATATAAAAACCTTTAGCCTCTTCTTCACCAAATCTACTTCTAACTAAACTTCCTGTATATTGAATTCTATTTCTTATTCTTTGTGCTGTATGAATATGACCGAATACTATAGGTCCTTCACATATATCTTCCATATCTTTAGAATTGAATACTGGATATTTTTTCATAGTTTGATATTTATTCTTTGAAGAAAAATTAGTTTCTTCGAACATTCCATGCCCAAATATAAATTGATATTTCTTGTTAAAATATTCTTTATAATAATCTTTATAATCTTCCATATATTCTTCAGGAATATATAATATATTTATTCCTGGAAATAATTCCTCTTCGTCAACTGTTAATATTAATTTATAATCACATTGGCTACTATTAGCTATCTGTGCTAAATTCTTTAATTGATTTTCAGGATCATGTGAACTAGTTCCTCTAATTTGTCTAACTTTAATATCATTCTGCTCACATACTTTAATTAAATCCGAAAATGCTTTTACTGAATACATTGCATGTGCACTTGACATTGATAACTTTGTATCATAATAATCTCCTGCGATAACAACACAATCGATATCTTTTAGATTATCGATAATTAATTGAAATTCTTTATAAAGCAATTCAGGAGGGTAATACCCAAAATGGATATCACCCACTACTAAAAACCTTTTAATCATTATAATAAATCACCCCATTCTTTATTTAATTCATAAACCATATAAAACACATCTGTCAACTTATTAAATAAATCTATATAATCTTCCATTTCACTTCTATGTTTAAATTTAACATTAACTTCACCGTCTTTTATTCTACATATACCAACTTGCTCTACATATATATCATGTTTCTCTAATAATTGAATATAAGCACCTAGTTGAATAAAATGTGATGAATAAAATCTTTTAGATGTTTTAAAATCTAGAATTGTTAAATCACCATTAATTTTACATAAAAGGTCTATTGTACCACCATAACGTGTAGTACTATATGATTTCTCTCCCCATATCGGTTCAAGCTCAACTGTCTTTAAATAATCCTTAAAAGCATTTATATTTTCATATATAAAGTTTACTGTATCCGGGTTACTTATATCAAATTCTTTTCCTTCTTTAAATAAATATTCATGTAAAAGTTCATGAACAAACGTTCCTTTATTTGCAGATTCTTCTAGAACCTTATCATAAGATTGTCTTTTCCATCCTAAACTATTAGCCCATTTAGCAATAAAGGGTTTATTTAATATTTTCATAATAGTTGTAACTGAAGGTACTTCTACCTCCTCTTCATTCATATAAGTTGAATGATCTGAATATTTTCCCATATACTACCTCCTATTATATAAGTTCTTCTTTAAATTTATAAAAACTTCCATGTAATTGGCAAAATTTTTTTAAAGCAAACCTAAAATATTCTTTACATAATTCATTATTTTGTTCGTTATATATTTTCCCACTCATCATTATATTATAACCTTTAACTATATTTACTATATCTCCTCGTAAGTCATCTTTTAATCTATCAGGTAATGATATTTTACTTAATTCTTCTTCTATAATATCACCTTCTACTTTTATATAATAAGTCTTTTCTTCAGGTAATTCTTCAATATATAAAAATATTTTCTCATCTCCAAAAACTTCTTTGAATAATGTAAATGTCGTTTTCATAATTATTCCTCCTTTTAATATTCAATTTATCATAATGTTAGTAAAAAATTATAATTTCATTTAATTGTATCAATTATTATATGAATTAAATGTTATAAAAAGTGTATTATAAATTATCAACAGTACAACAACTTATTAATGCAAAGCATTAATTAACGAAACGACTCCCTCCAAAGGGAGGAGTGGAAAAATAAGTTGTTAATAATTGACTTTGGGTTAGGACGGTACGTTCATTTTCAATGAACAACTTAACCCAAAAACCTCCCATAAACTCATATTTAATTTTGTATAGACAGTTGGTATCTGAAAATACCAACTGTCTATATTTTTTATGCTAAAACAATTTAGTAAGATTAAGCTAAATAAATATAAAGGAGTTGATACAGTTTATGGCAGGATATAAACCTATAACTAGTACATATTTATTTAAAAACCTAGGTGGAAATACTTTAACTAGTAAAATAAATGATGCTGCCTCAAGTGGTAAAAGATATACTGAACAAGATTTATTAGAACAGTTTGTATATATAAAAAACTATGAAAAATCTTTATTAAAACAAAGAGTATTAACTGAATTTAAAGAAGGAAGAATAGAATTAATATATGCTGATAATGTTCAGTTATCAAAATTAATGCCTTTTATATTAGTACCTTCGCAAATGGGTCATAAGGTTATAATATTTTTAAATCCATTCTGTGGTAAAAGATCTGATGGATTATTAAATATAAGAGGTAATGTTTTATATACTTTATTAGAAAGTGCATATTTAGCTAAAAACTTTGCAGATAATTATAATGCAGTAAAAAATGATACTTTAGTTAGACAACAAGGTGCATTGATGTATGCTAATATATTTATAAAACCAATAAATAAAATGTTTAATACTAACTTAGATACTACAAGAGAAGGTAAAGTATTATTTTTAGCATCTAAATTTTATTTAAAAAATGTATTAGGAATAGATAACGATGAATATATACTTAATGTGGGAACTAAAATAGCAAATCGTGTATCACCTTATACATTACAAGAAGTAGATGCTATAGTTGATGAAGAAGCTTATCAAGATATAAGTACATTTATACAAGCATTAGGTGATGAAAGACTACATTTAGGATTTGAAGGAAAATTACAACTAAGAAACTATTTATATACATATATTTCTATGTATGGAGAAGCTGCACCATTCTGTCTTGAATCTATGGTATATTTTATATTTATGGTTAATACAGTTAGAAGAGGTGCTGATAGAATGTTTAATCAAATGCAATTAGAACCTATAATAGAAAAATCTGGAGAAAAAATGTTAAGAAATCTTTATAGATAGGAGAGGATTAAATAATGCAAAATAATCAAGTTTTAATGGCTAGACATGAGGATAATGGATTAGGATTAGTTTTAGAAAAAAGTATAGACTGTAAAACTGTTGTAGTTGGTTCAAATGGTCTTCCAGTAGAACCTATAGATTATGATGGAGTTAAATATATTCCATGTAATGTAGGAGATAAAATTATATTATATTACAATAAAGATAAACGTAATAGAACATTCAAAGTTGTTGGAATAGAAAAAAGTGAACACTTCTTTATATGTGAAATAATATATGACGATGCAGAAATAATTGAATTAGAATTAATATCTTTAGCTGAACAGGTTGAAGAAGGTAATATGAGTGTAAATGTAGCACATCTTAAAGCTGATCAGTTATTAGCATCATTCCTTTATAAAAAAGGATTTGATCAAATAGCAGATGCTTTTAATAAAGTTCCTAAATATTATGAATAAAAAAATAAAACTTACCTTTTGGTAAGTTTTATTTTTATTTGTTAACATATAACCATTTTTCTTTCTAAATTTGCTATTCTTAAATCAACTTCTTCTAAATCTGATGGTAAATCTAATTCTGTTAATGTAACTTTTAAACTTTCTAATGCTTTTATTGCTTTGTCAAAACCTATTTTACTTGCACTATATTCATCAGCTTCATATTCTTCAGTTATTCTTCTTTCACTATCAGAATCTTTATGATATTCCCAATGTCCTAATTCATGTTGTAATAAGAATTCTTGTTCTAATCTATTTAATCTTGTAAAGTCTTCATCTACTAATATTACTAAATAAGTTTTCATTCCTGTAAATGTTGCAAAATCTACAGTTGTTACTGCTGATAATCTTATTTCATTTTCTTGTAATAATCTAGTACTTTTTCTTAATATAAATCCTAATTCATTTACTTCATCTTTATAGAAACAATTATTATTATTTTCTTCCATATTTTCTAATTTATTTAATATATAATTTAACATATTATTACCCTCCATTAATTTATTTTTTACGGATCATACAAACTTTCTTATTTATAATCTACTTTGTATTCCAAATATTATTTTAAATTTTCTTTTGTTTTTCTTTTTAATTTTAAATCCTTCTTTAGTATCGAATATAAATACTCTTTTTCCACCAAGCCATAATCTTATATAAAAGCTTTCTGCATATATTCCACCTTGCCAACCTTTAATTTCAAATTCATAGTCATCGTTTAATTCAATTTCAGTTCTAACTAACCAAGTATTACCTATTCCTATTTCTAAATATTTCATAATATTACCTCCTATAAATTATCTATACCAAATGTATCTATAAAACATGCTGCCCAATTATCTGCTAAATATTCAGCAAATATTTTTCTATATCCTAAATAATCATTACCATCAAGTCTTTCAACTTCTTCTATATATCTATCATAATTGACTTTCTCTATAGTTTCTCTATGTCCTAATTCATGTAATGTATAGAATATATATAATTTTTCTTCAGCTATTTCTAAACCAAATTCTTCTTTTAAATAGTTTATCATAAATGTATTAAATTCTTTATCATCATGTTTTTCATTATTTACATATAATTTATCTTCTACCATATTATAAGCAAAATGTTCTTCATTCTCAACTATTTCAAAGTTTTCAAATCCTTCTATCATTTCATTTACATAATTTATTATAGCGTTATAATTATACATAACTTACCTCCATTAATATATTATTATCGTATTTCATTGTTATAATATGGTATCGAAATCCTACGAATTACGGATCATATAAAAGATATATCCCGAAGGATATATCTTTTATTTATCATCTGGTGGTTTATTTTTCTTTTCAACCGATTCTGTTAAATTAGGCTTATCTTTAAGGTCAACTTTTTCACCACGTTTAATCTGTTGGTATGTTTGATAGAACTTAAATAAGCCATCTATATTAGATAATCTTTCAAATAATTCAAAACTAAGTATTCCGATGAAAAATGCGATTACAACTATTTCCTTTAGTCCCATGTACTTTAATAACCATCCTTCAATACCGACCATTACAAAAGCACTAAACAAAGATCCTATTAATATCCTATATAATCTAAATGATGTATCAGTACCTCTAATACTATTATACATATCTTTGACAAAAGAACCTGCTAATGTGATTAAAAAATATAGAGATAATGGTATAGCTACAGATAAAAAAACTTCAATATTCATTCCTTGCATCGTACCATCTCCACATATTAATCCTTTACTTAGGTTTATTCAAATCGTTGTTTAATTTCATATTCTCATCATCTAAACTTTTAATCACTATCATTAGAATTATTATTGTTGTTGTAACTAAGAAAATATTGATTAAACCGTTACCAAATTCAGTATTATTTCTATATTGTATAATTTTTGTTGTTACTGATTGGTCACATTGTTCTAATAAATCAGTATAATTGGATAGAAATGTACCAATTGATATAGATTTAAATATATAAATCTTATTAACATTAGGGTTTTTAGCTAGATAATTACTATCCCTCTCCCCAAATATATCACCATTATCCGTTATAACACCTATAGTGACTATCATGTATTTATCCATATTCTTCATACCATTTTCATGATAATCTTGTATAACATCATCTATAGTGTAATATGTACCATTAGGATAATATCCATCAGTTCTAAGTATAGCATAATCAACTCTATTTAATGATATGTCTTCATATGCTTGTTTCATTACACCTGAGTCATCAACTTGTAGATAATACTCTTCCCAAGTCAAATAACCATTTTCTGATTCTATATATTTATAAGTATCTAAATTTATATTAGATCTACTATAAATAACATAATCTTTTGTGCCTACGGTAATTATTATATTATCGTCCTTATTTTCTAAATTAAATACATCATCGAGTATTTCTATAAATTTATCACCTAATTTCATATTAACAATATTATCATATATTTCTTCCATCGACATTGATTCTATCATTAATCGATGTAAAGTTATAGAATCGTTTTTAGTATTATTATTTGACATTTCATAAGCTTCTATTAATATAGCTTTTAATATAGTATGAATATTTTCATCAGCATTTTTTTCTATTGTAGCTATTTCTTGATTGTAACTTTTATAATTTTTATATAAGTTAAATGCTCTGAAACCTCCAGCAAAGAATAATATCAAACATGCTATCATTAATAAGTATTTTCTAAATAAATTTTTTGTAAATGTGACTTTCATTAAACAAACACCACCATTAAATCTGATATTTTTAATGATGAATTAGCTGCACATTCACCGAATATTCTTATATTTAATGCATATGGAACATCAACATCTTTATCAAATTTAGGTATCTCAAAGAAATCAGCTGATAATATAGCGTCATTAGCATTAAACCAATATGGTTTTTCATCTAATGCGTTAAATGTTATAGAACACCCTATAGTAGGTACTCCTATTAATTCTATTATATGTTTTAATTTGAAAGTTGTAGGTTGTGTTAATAATTGAATAGGATTATTTAATGTAAACTCTAATCCCACTCCAGGTACTGCTTGTATAGAACCTGGTACATGTAAACCATTAATTAAATTTATATTTTCTAAATCCCTGAAATTATCTCTATAAAGAACTTTTAATGATAATCTATGATCTACAAGTCCTGCTAATTCATATACAAGAGTTGCTATATCGTCAGATAAAGCTTCTTGTTTAGTTTGTATTATAGTATTATTTTGTGTTAAAATACTACTATCTTTAAATAAATCTGTAAATACTACTTCTCCAGTATTTTCAGGATTAAATGGTCCAGTAACACCATCTTTAGTTATAGTAACAACTGTATGAACACCATCTTTTTCTATTATAACACAGTCACCTTTGTTATATATTTTATTTTCATCATATATTTCTGGATTTTTACCACCAAATAAAACGTTTAATATTAAGTTAAAACTATTTACAGTATCTTCATTAACTAATTTTTTAATTAGGTTAAGTTTAGCCACTTATAGTCACCTCCTATTTATTTACAGATAGAAATATATTGTGTAATAATAATGCTCTATTATCTCCACCAGCATTACTCACAACTAGTTCTACTAATTTTATTGATGAAGCATTTTCAAACTCTAATGGAATTATTGAAACATTTATATTTGCAAGATTTTTGTCTACACGGTGATATTTAATAACGCCATCGATAACTATTTCAAATAATATTTTAACCTTTCCTTCACTATATACTATATTAGGCTTACCATCAATAATATCATACTCATCAATATCAAGATTTAATAAAATTTCTTTACTATCACTCGGTAATTCAATAATATCGTTTTGAAGAATATTTACATTATAATCTATATGATCTGGAAGAACATGATTTTGAAGTTCTACATTATAAATTTCTCCAGTCATACATAATAATTCAGCTACACGAATAGCCTCATCAGTTGATGCTTTCATACGGTTCATTATATCAGCAGACATTACGACTGCATCTTTAGATTTGATATAAAATTCACCTGTATATTTACCAACTAGTATTTCTTCATTTAATGCTTCATGCTTTCTTTCTCTAGAAAGTGCAGAGATAGCAAATCTTTGTATTAAATCACGTAAAGCATCTTGATTACTCATACTTTTACTCTCCTTTCAATTTTACAGAATTTATTAAATAATTGTTTTCTGGGCACTAACCCAGAAAACAATTATAATATTTTTATTCATCGGGATTTATAGATATAGCTAGTCTATTTGTATCAATTACATTTTCTCCCATTCTATCAAATGCAAGTTCAAATGGATCGTTTATATCTATTATACCTTCAAACAATGCTAAATCTTGTTCAGTTAATTGTAAATAGTCAGGATTTATAAATCCAAAAGAATTTGTAAGATATTTATAAAATTCTCTAATTATAAAATCTAAAGGATCTATAGGCACATCCACTACAGGTTTTTCGGTATCTTTTATATCTTCGTTATCTGCAACTGAATTATCTATATTCCCTGAAAATTCTTCATCCTTTTCATATATATCATCGAGAATATCATATATACCATCAAATGCACCATCTATACTATTATATAGACCTCCAAAGTATTCAATATCTCTAGAATTCTCTATTATCTCTAAGCTATGTATAGAGTCAGTTTTTAATATTTTAATAATATTTGCAGTTATTATTTCAACATCTTTTTTAACAAGTTTTTTACCATTTAAATATATATCATACCATTTAAAATCAAACGGTTTATCTATAAGACCTTTTAAATTTATAGCCTTGTCAGTTGGTATTTTTTCTAAATAACAAACTTGTTTCATCATATAAGGCATACTTTCAACAGCTATATTATAATCAATACCTGGTTCTCTTAAGAATCCTGGTAGCAGATTAACTTTTGAAGTTAAATCATATTCATCTATTTTAACAACACCTAAATGTCTAGGAACAAGTCTACCGTTACTATAAACTCTAAAATATCTAGGATCTTTTTTACAAGCTGAAGGTACTTTTATAACTTCAAAGTTAGCTTCAGGTCCATCTTCAGGTCGTAATATATCATTATCAATATGGTCCATATTATGTATTTTTTTAATATGAAGACTTAATTTTTTATCAAGATATTGCTTATCAGTTATTTTTATTTTTATTATTCTCGGACAGTTTATGAAAACATCTTTTAAATCAATTAAATTAAGCCCACCCTCTGCTAACGATTTACCAGAACCGTCATCATCAGATATTTCTATTTTTACAACACCATTAACCATTTTAAATTGATATATCATTTTTTTATTCATAGATCTTATTTTATTTATAGCATATCCATTTATAGAATCAACCTTAATAAATTTAGCTTTATTATTATTCATATCAAATTGATAGAAATTATCTTTATTATCTTGTAATGAAAGATAGTATGCGTTATCATGTTCAATATCATCGTCATCCCTATAAATTTCAATTAGACCCCTATCCAATATAGCTAATTGATAATAACCATTATCATTTTCAGATATAATATAATCAAGTACTATATCAGATTCAATATCATCCATATGGAATTTTATTGGTAAAATTATTTGATAAGACGATGGGTCTAGGTAATTTCCAGTTTCATTATCAACTATAAATAAATCATTAAATAATGTCTTATTTCTAACTGCACGATCTCCTATATCTATTGATAATATATCAGATGTGTTATTTGCTATAAAATTAAAATGTTTACTTGTATCTGAAACTTTTTCTATTTCTAGTACGGTTGTGGGTTCAACTAATCTACATGGTATATAAACATAATCTAACATATCTGTATTATACAATATTATTTCATTATCGTAACGTGTACCATCTACATGTATAATTATATCATCATACATTCCTCTAAAGTCATTTCTAAATATAAACATATACATATCTTCTTTAAATGTAGATAACATAAGACCAGTATCTTTATTATCTTTACGTTTTCTTTGGTTTAAATTTATTTTAGCAACATCAACGTAATAGTAATTATTACCTAATCCTAAGTTACGTAAATATCTTCTAAAATTATTCACGTCAGCTTTTATAAATTCTCTCATTTTGTTTATCTTATATCTAAAGTGGTCATCATATTGTAAATACTCAAATAATGCTAAAATTGTATCATAAACACCAACTCTATTATGAGAATCATTAGTAGGATCATATACGTAAAGGATATCAGGATCTATATTTTTATTATACAATTCAGAACAAAGTTGATTGCCTTCCATATATATTTTATAAGATAATGATGTTAGATTATCATACACGTAATAACAATCAGGAACTTCTGTTATGTCTCTACCTTTATATTCTTCACTTATTAGTTCACCATCAAGTAATGATATTTTATATATAATACCATTAGTACTCATTATAAAAGAAGAAGGGAAATCTTTATTTTTCATCAAACCTTTTCTGTAGTCTTTTATACTGTATGGGACTAATAATGGATTAAATTTTTTAATTTCATCTAATATAGTACCATCACGATATTTTTCAAGATAATGTGGTACGTATTTATGATATGCTGCTAACATATCAAGATGTTTTAATTTATCTACGTTATTTTCATAATAGAAAACATAAATGTATAATTTTTTAGTTTTTATTATATCATCTATATTTTCTATAGAATATATATTTGGATAATAATGGTTTAATTTAGCTTCGTGAACAAATAATCCGTCTTCATCGATAATTAGGCAGTTTTCTACTGCAACAGGATAATCCTGCATAGGTATCTCAAACCATTTATCGTATTCTATTTTTATAGTTTTTAACATATGTCTTAAAGGTATTAATTGTATATCTATAGCAGTATTATCAGGATAATAACGAATTATCTTTTCAACATATGAATTATCTACAACCATACCTTTATCGTTTATATCAATATCTATTAATGATGAATAGTTTTCATTAACATGTCTAGAGAAAACTATAGATTTAGAATAATCAACATAATCAACTAATCCTAGATTTTTAGTTGGAAGTCCGTTATCTTTATTTAACGTTCTTAATCTATATGCATTAGTAGATATATTTTTTATTCCTGTATTTGGTATGAAATATATAGTTACATCTGAATTTTTTTCTATATAATCTCTCATTTCACCTATACTAAATCCCTCTTCTGAAGGTGTTTCTCTACAAGTGAATATCATATAAGTTTTATCTTCTTTACATAAAACATTTATACCCTTAGTATATAATCTACCGTCGATAAATACAAGGAATGTTGCATCAAATAAATCAGGACGATTTATTATTTGGTCAAAGCTTAAATCTTTTTCATATAAGCTAGATCTTTTATATGCAAGACGCTTACCAACATTTATAAATTCGTAATCTATAAAGAATACCCATTTTCTAGGAACTAAAACAGGAACATGATTTACTTTGTTAGTTCTATAAATTTCTTGCATCTTAAAATCGAATCTTTTATAACCCGTAGAGTCTAATTGAAATTGTCTTAGATATTGATATGCGGACATTTTGGATTCATCTAAACTTTTTTCAACTACATCTAAATCAAACGTATTATTTTTATACGCCTGATATCTAAAGTTATAATTGTCCATACCCATACTAAAACCTCCTTTATTTAGTTATTTTAATCCTTAATAACTTGTTTTTGAAGCATCTTATTAAAAATTATATATAGTATAACAAATTAATAGAAATAAAATATGAAAGGGGAAATAATTATGAATAATTCTAAAAAAGAGGCTTTAAAACAATTTATACAAGAGTTAATTGCAAATAAATATACAAGAGAAAGATTTTATGAAATAGCTAATAAAGATGCAGATGGTGAAGAAAAAACTATCGAACCATTTGCTTTTATAGATCCAACAAATGTACCATGTGTAGAAGCAGTAGAACCATTATTTGATTTTAAAACATTTAATGAAATGATGGATGAAACTGATATTACATTGAAAGAAGAAGAAATAGAATATAAACCAACAGAGGAAGAATTAGAATATTATAACAAACTAACTGAAGATTTAAAACCAGTAGACGGTTTATGTATTCCATGTATAGTTGATGGAGAAGATAGAGTGTTGTATGATGGTTTAAACTGTAATATAAAACCAATGCCTATATTAGGTATAAATCTTGTAACACCAGTAAATTTAAAAGTATTAAAAGTTACGTTAACAAGTGACATGAAAAATGAAGAAGAAATAGAAGTAGAATTTGCATTAGTATCAGAAGAAAATATGGTATTATTTAAAAATACGTTAGGAGAATTAGCACATATTGGTGTAATAGCAGTTGTAGATGAAAATGAGTTTGAATTAAATTTATCACCAACAGGATTCAGAGGCATAACTAAATCAGTAGATGTAAGTGAATTATTATAAAGGATGGTGTATAATATATGATAAATTTTTTAGTTTGGTTATGTGTAACAATTTTTGCAGGATATGCTGCTCATGAAATTATAAGAATAGGAAATGATAAATTTCCTGAATTAGATATGAGCCCAAATTTATGTGCTATTATAGGTGTATTATTTGGGTTATATGGTGTAGGTGTAATAGTTCTATATGGATTTATAAAAGTAATGATAAAACGTATGATTAAACATTAAAAATAATTAAAATATTCTATTATATGATCTTAGATCATATAATAGAATATTTATTTTAATCTTCATTGTAATAATCATCTAATCCTTCTGCGATTTCTCGTCTTATGTCATTTTCACTTTCTCTATAAATCTTAGATTTTTTAGTTTCGATTATATTATTATTTATTATATCAGCTTTTAATTTATTTAACTCACATAAATATTTTTTATTATTAGTTAAACGTATTAAACTTTCTATAAAATATAAATCGTTATTCTTTGGTAATTTATGTTTTGCAGCTAGTTTACACAATGCTTTACCAGCTTGGACTGATTTAACATGTGAATGGCATTCGTAACTGGATTTCGTGTTTACAACGACAAATCCTCCTTCTGTTGTTTTTTTAACAACAAATTGATCGTATCTATAAACATAGTTATTCATACCAATCCTTCTCCTTATAATTATACTAATACTACATAATCTCCTGAAATAAATCCTTGTTTTCCATTGATCACAACACCAAACCATCCGTTGAGACAATATCCAACTTGAACTATAGTACCTTTAGAAAGTTTACCTATTATATTATTGTATTCAGGACTTCCAGGTCTTCCTGCTCTAACATTTAAAGTTCCTGCAGTTACTTTAACTTTAGCGTTATAAGTTCCATTTTTCCAAGGTTTACCATTAGATGGTAAATTGATAACAGGTTTAGTTACTTCTTGTATTGGTTGACTAGAAGCTGCTTTATAAGCTACACCGAAATGTTCACATATACCTTTTAATGTAGCTTCACATAATAAATTTCTTTTGTTTTTTAATATTTTAATATCTTCTTTATTATCATAGAATGCGTATTCAATTAACACACCTGGCATATTTGTATGTTTAACAACATAGTAATTATTTTGTTTATAACCTCTATTTTTAAATCCTTTATCTACTGCATAAACGTCTTTGTATATTGCACTGCATATTTTCTTAGCTGCATTTGCTGATTTAGTTGAACAACCTTTACATGTATAAACTTCTACACCTCTAGCTTGATACCAACTACCTGAACCTGCAGCATTTGCATGTAAACTAACGAAAAGACAGTTAGGCTTTCCTTTTCCAGCCCAATAATTATTAGCATCTTTACATCTAGCAGCTAATGCTTTATCGGCACCTTTTTCAGGATTAGGGTTTACTAGATAAACTATAAAACCTAATTGTTCTAATCTAGCTTTTAATTTATACTGCATATCATTATTGAATTCCCATTCTAATAAACTGCTATCAGGAGATCTTTTACCTCCAGTAGCTTTCGCATGTCCTGAATCTAATATTATATAATTTGCCATAAAAATCTACTCCTTCTAAATTTGATTACATTGAATTTCTTATCCAATTTAATTAGTTGTTTCATGTCAACAAATATTTAATAAATTATGAATTAGGGAGTGAAATTCTAATGTTTAAGATACGTCTTATAAAAGATAAAATTAAACGTAACCGAGTAAAATCACATAGTAGAACTAGTAAATTGATAATTTTATTCGTTATAATATCATTATTCAGTTATACAGCTGCTGCTATATGGTTACAACTAAAAATAGGTGTTGAAATATCTCCAACACTTACAACATGTTTTTATGCTTTCTGTACAGGAGAATTATGGTTATTAGCAAGTATTAAAAAATCTAAAATTGCTAATGGACAAAAAGCTAGAGCATATGATTCTGAAATTAATAACTATAAAGGAGAAAATAATATAACTGATGATGATGAAGAAGCTAAAGGATAAAAAATGAGTATAGACAACCAAGTCTATACTCATAATTCTTTTAAGAAAACAATTAGGTAAGTAATTAGATACTTAAAATTTTATAAGAAAGGTGTTGATAATTCCTATGAGTAATTACGATGAAAGAGAATTTTATCAATCTTCACGATTTGTTTTTATTGGTGATAGTATACCAACTGCCAATAATAAAATAGTGTATCGTAAGGGAGATATAATTGTAAACATAGGTGAAACTCAAGCAACAGAACCTATATTCGTATGTATTAAAGGTGGAATGCCTGGTGAATGGATATCTGTTGGTGGTGGAGAAGCTACTGCTGGTGAAAATGGTAAATCTGCGTATGAACTTGCCGTTGATAATGGATTCGAAGGTACTGTAGAAGAATGGTTAGAATCATTACAAGCTAATGGAAAAGCATTTACGTATGAAGATTTTACAGAAGAACAGTTAGCAGCTTTAGTAGGACCTCAAGGTGAGGTTGGACCACAAGGACCTCAAGGTGAGCCTTTTAAATATGAAGATTTTACTATAGAACAATTAGAACTGTTAACTGGACCTCAAGGTGAGGTTGGACCACAAGGACCTCAAGGTGAGCCTGGACCTAAAGGAGATCCGTTTAAATTTAGTGATTTCACGTTAGATCAGTTAGAAAATCTAAGAGGACCACAAGGACCTGTTGGTGCACAAGGACCAATGGGACCTCAAGGTATACAAGGACCAGCTGGTGTGGCAGGACCTAAAGGAGAACCAGGTGAACCAGGATATACTCCTATCAAAGGTGTTGATTATTTCACTGAAGAAGAAATAGATAGATTAGTTTATAATGATGAAGAAATTAGAGAGTTATTATTAGACGATGAACCTTATGTAGAATACTTACACAATTATAATAGAGTATTTATGTGTGGTTATCCAACAGTTGTTGATATTAATAAAGATCATAAATATGATGAAAATGAACCAGAAGATTCTATTATAGTGAGATATAAATTTAATCAAAAACACTGTTATATAGCAATACTTGCTGAAGATGCTCCTAAAACTATAATATATGGTGGTTATGGACCAAGAAAACATGAAATAAGAAGAGTTCTACCTAACACATTCTTAGATGTTAGAAATGTTAAAATATATGGTGTTAATGTAGGTGGATATTTTGAAGGTAATATAGGAAAAGCAGAATTAGTTATGGAAAATTGTCAAGTTGAACAAATATGCTGCGGTGATTGTGAAAAACCTATAGATAAAAAACAACCTGAAAAACTTATAATCCATGAAGTTGATATAAAACTTAACAATGTAGTTTGTAACGGAAACGCTTATGTAGGAACTGGAGGATTCGGCGTAGTAAATAAAGGAAGAATGGAAATAAACGATGGATGTATAATTAACTTTGCTATTGCTGGTGGAGCAAATGGATACACTAGATTTGGAGAGATAATAGTTAATGGAGGTACAGTAAACGTATTACAAAGTGCTAATAGAGGAATTGTGGATAAATCTCACTTAGTTATAAATGGAGGTATTGTAGATAGATTTTATGCTGGTGGATCACCTGCATCTGTAGTATACGACCATTATATAGAATTAAATGGAGGTACTGTACATAAATTAGCTCCTGGATTTAGTAATGGTGTTACTATACCAGAAATAAAAGGATGTATAATGAACGCTGAAGTTATTAATGGTGATACATCTATGTTAGAAGTAGTAGAAGAAAAACCAGAAGTAATTGGTGGATATGGTAAATCTGCATATGAATTAGCAGTAGAAAACGGATTTGAAGGTTCTTTAGAAGAGTGGTTTGAAAGTTTAAAAGGACCACAAGGAGAACAAGGACCTCAAGGTGAAGCATTCGGATTCGACGATTTTACTATAGAACAATTAGAAGCTATAAGAGGACCTAGAGGTAAGCAAGGACCTAAAGGTGAAATAGGACCAGAAGGACCTGTTGGACCTAAAGGAGAACCTTTTAAATATGAAGACTTTACTGAAGATCAATTATTAGATTTAATCGGACCAGAAGGTCCTAGAGGAAAATCTGCTTATGATATTGCAGTTGAAGTTGGTTTTGAAGGAGATATGAAAGAATGGTTAGAATCATTAATTGGTCCACAAGGAGAGCAAGGACCTAAAGGAGAACCATTTAAATTCGATGATTTTACTATAGAACAATTAAGATTATTAAAAGGACCACAAGGAGAAAAAGGTGATCCGTTTAAATATGAAGATTTTACTAAAGAGCAATTAGTCGATTTAATAGGACCACAAGGACCAGAAGGACCTGCTGGACCACAAGGGGAACCTTTTAAATATGAAGACTTTACTATAGAACAATTAAAATTCTTAAAAGGACCTAAAGGTGATCAAGGTGAAGTTGGTCCACAAGGTGAACAAGGACCTAAAGGAGAACCATTTAAATATGAAGATTTTACTAAAGAACAACTTATAGAATTAAAAGGACCTCAAGGACCAGAAGGACCACAAGGTAAACCTTTCTTATATGAAGATTTCACATTAGCACAACTAGCTGAGTTAAGAGGACCTCAAGGTATACAAGGTGAAGTTGGACCTCAAGGTGAAGTTGGACCTCAAGGACCACAAGGAGAAAAAGGTGAACAAGGACATTCTGCTTATCATGCATGGAGAACTATAGAAGGAAATGAAGAAGGTACTGTAGAAGAATTTATTGAGGCTATAAGAGGGGAAAAAGGAGATCAAGGAGAACAAGGACCTAAAGGTGATGCTTTTGAATATGGTGATTTCACTATAGATCAATTAGAAGAATTAAGAGGACCTCAAGGTATCCAAGGTGAAGTTGGACCTCAAGGACCAATGGGACCACAAGGTATACAAGGACCAGAAGGACCTCAAGGACATTCTGCTTATCAAGCATGGAAAACTATAGAAGGAAATGAAGAAGGTACTGTAGAAGAATTCTTAGAAGAAATGAAAGGACCTAAGGGGGATAAAGGTGATAAAGGAGATCCATTTAAATATGAAGATTTCACTATAGAAGAATTAAGATATTTAAGAGGACCTCAAGGTATCCAAGGTGAAGTTGGACCAGAAGGACCTAGAGGACCTAAGGGAGATAAAGGTGATCAAGGTGAAATGGGACCTCAAGGTGAAATAGGTCATGTTGGACCTCAAGGACCTCAAGGTGAAAGAGGACCTAAAGGTGAACCATTTGAATACGGTGACTTTACATTAGAACAATTAGAAGCATTAAGAGGACCAGAAGGACCTGCTGGACCACAAGGACCTAAAGGTGAACCTATGTCTTTTGACGATCTTAATGAAATACAAAAAGCTGCTTTAAAAGGTGAACAAGGACCAAAAGGAGATAAAGGTGACAAAGGAGATCCATTTAGATATGAAGATTTTACTGCAGTTCAATTAGCTGCTTTAGTAGGACCAGAAGGACCTGCTGGACCACAAGGACCTAAAGGAGATAGAGGACCACAAGGTATTCAAGGATTACAAGGTGAACAAGGACCTCAAGGATTACAAGGTGAAAAAGGTCTACAAGGTGTACCTGGACCAGAAGGACCTAAAGGTCAACAAGGTGAACAAGGACCTCAAGGTGAAAGAGGATTACAAGGTGTACCTGGACCAACTGGACCACAAGGATTACGTGGTGAACCAGGGCAACAAGGACCTAAAGGAGACCAAGGTGAAAAAGGTCTACAAGGTGAAGTTGGACCTAGAGGAGAACAAGGACCTAAAGGAGATAAAGGTGAAGATGGTTATACTCCAGTAAAAGGTGTAGATTACTTCACAGAAGAAGAGTTAAATGAATTGTTATACGATGATTCTGAAATAAAAGAAAGAATTGAAATTTTAGAACAACCTAAACATAAAATAACTAATGTACCGGAAGGAACTATTGTTGAGTACAGAGAAGATGAAATAAGAATAATGTGTCCAAATAATGCTGTATTTACTCAACAAGAAGTAGGAGATGGTGGTAATGCTAATATGTATTATATGGCAATGACTACACAAGCTCCAGAAGGTGCTGTTGCATTTAATGAAGGTGATAAGGGTGTTATTACTGAAAGAAATATTAAACTAGAAGGTAACACATCTAAAACTATATGGTTAGCACTTGCTAGTTTAAACGGAGGGAATTGGACTTATTTTGGTAAAAATTCTACAGCTGCAAAACCTATAGGCTGGGATTATATAATAGAATGGCTTGACGAAAATGGAAATATTATAGAAACTAATGTTATAAGAATCAACTTATCTAATGAAAACTGTCATGGTGTAAGTTTATTCTCTGCAGTTAAAGAATTAGCTAATATGTTTAAGTTCAACGCAAATGGAGAATTAGTTGTAACTATAGATGGAGTTTCTAAAGTATTTATACCTAAAGAATAGGAAAAAACAAGCCTATAATAAAGAAAGGATGTGAAAATATATGGGTGCTAAAAAAGTAGTTACTTTAGCTACAGAAGAATTTGTTATAAATTTAGCTAATCAAATTAGAGCTGAAATTGAAGGTAAAAACTTCGAACAATTAAAAACTGATGATAAAACTATTTTAGGTTCTATCAATGAAGTTAATGATTTATTACAAATATTCACAGTTCCTGAATATGATGTAACTGCTCCAATGTATTATGGTATATTAGATCCTCAAGATGTTGGAAATGTTCATTCATTTAAGGATATAACAATAGACATGTTTAATAATGATAAGTTTATGACAACTAAACCAGGTCAAAGAACAGTACCGTTAGGAAATGTAAAACAAGGGCAATTTATAGTAATTGCTATTCCAGTAATCTTTGACTTAATAGCTGTTAAAGATGATGGATTTGGAAACTATATGGAATTTGATGAAAGTATTCTTGGAGTTAATGGTGTTGATGTTAAACTTGGTGATCAAACTTATTTATTATTCGGTGAGTTTGTAATAGTAGAAGGTGAAAGAAAAATATCTATTATTCCTAGAAAACCTATTGAGCCAATTTGTAAATGCCCTGAGGTTACAGATACAGATATTGAAAATATAATAAACGGAATAGAGTAATTAACTAATAAAGAGAGGACGATATTTGTCTTCTCTTTATTTTTTCTATTCAAAAACAAATAGATAATGTATAATTTATTATAAGAAAGGAGACAGATAAATTATGAAAGTTATATATAAAGGAATTGCTATTGATAGTAAAATAGAGGAAAAAAGAATAGAACAGTTATTACATGATGATGCTATAAATAGAGTAACTAAAATAACTGTTAAAATTCCTGAAGATAATTATTCCTTAACTTTAGTTCCTAGTGCAGACTATATAACAGATGAAGGTCTTGTAAGCTGGGGAGATAATATTGATGGATATTTAAACGATACCTGTGTACATGTATATGAAAAAGCAGGAGTTTATGATATATCAGGACATTTTACTTTTGGTTTAGGAACAGAACCTACGGCTAGTATAAGACGATGTCTTGTTGAAGTTAAAAATTTAACTGAAGTAAATGGAAATTTAAGTAATGCATTCTTTAGTTGTTATAATTTAAGAATATTCGATTCCATTACTGAGTTACATCCGACTACATTATATTCCACATTTAGAGATTGTAATCAATTGTTATCAGTCAATACAACTAAATGGGATACTAGTAATGTAACTAATATGAGCAATACATTTGGAGGTTGTCGATCATTATTAACTGTTGATGTAAGTAATTGGGATACTGGTAATGTAACTAATATGGGCAATTTGTTCAATGCATGTGAAAAAATAAATAACTTAGATGTAAGTAATTGGGATACTGGTAAAGTAACCAATATGAACAATACATTCGGTCATTGTTACTTACTGGAAAGTATAGATGTAAGTAATTGGGATACTGGTAACGTAATAGATTTCTGTGGAACATTTTTTGATTGTTACCTATTAGAACATATAGATGTAAGTAATTGGGATACACATAGTGCACAATATATGAATGGTGTATTTAGAAGATGTCATTCGTTAAAATCAATTAACATAAGTAATTGGAATACTATTAATGTATCTACTATAGGATATATGTTCTTAGAATGTGAAGAGTTAACAGAAATAATAGGATTACAAAATCTTAATGTAACAAATGTTACAGATATGATGAATACCTTTAATGGTTGTAAAAAATTACAAGATATTTCAGGAATAATAACTTGGGATACTGGTAAAGTTGAGATTTTACAAAATACATTTGCAAATTGTACAACGCTTAATAATATAGATTTAACTAATTTTGATACTGATAATGTAACTAATATGACTGGTATGTTTATGGGTTGTACAGGTTTAACTTCATTAAATGTAAGTAATTTCAATACACCTAGGTTATTATATACATCAAATATGTTTAAAGATTGTATTAACTTAACTTCTATAATTGGTATAGAAAACTTAACTGTTAATAGAGTAACTAAAATGGACTATATGTTCTATGGTTGTGAAAAATTAACAAATTTAAATTTAAGCACTTGGGTTACAGGAAACACATTGCATTCAATGATGGCTATGTTTGCTGATTGTAAATCATTGAAGTCGTTAAATGTAAGTGGGTTTAACGTTAGTGGAGTACAACATATAGTAGGTAAAATTGATAACGTTGATAGAGGTTTATTCTCTCAATGTAATGCTCTTACTGAAATAATAGGTATTGAAAATTGGAATACTAAAAATATAAATAATATGTTTGAAATGTTCTGGAGATGCTATGAATTAACTTCATTGGACGTATCTAGTTGGAATACTGGAAATGTAACTAGTATGTATAGAATGTTCAATGATTGTAACAAATTACATACTATAACAGGTGTTGGTAATTTTAATACTAGCAAAGTAACTAGTATGCAAAGTATGTTTAATGGATGTAACGCTTTACAAACATTAGATAATTTAAGTAAATGGGATACTGGAAATGTAACTAGTATGTTTATGATGTTTAAAGATTGTAATGTGCTTACAGAAATAAATGGTATAGGTAATTGGAATACTGGAAATGTAACAAATATGAATGCGTTATTTCAAAATTGTTATGGACTGAAATCAGTAGATGTGATTGGATGGAATACTGCTAAAGTTACTGATATGAAATATTTATGCAGTAAATGTAATTCATTAATTAAACTGGATGTAGATAACTGGAATACTGAAAATGTAACCAATATGCAAGGTATGTTCAATGAATGTGAACAACTAGAAACGTTAAACGTAACAAATTGGAAGACATATAAAGTAACTAATATGCGTGGTATGTTTAACAGCTGTAAATCATTGAAATTATTAGATGTGAGTGGATTTAATACTGCAAAAGTAACTGACATGACATACATGTTTATTTATTGTAATTCATTAGAAGTATTAGATGTAAGTGGATTCAATACTAGTAGAGTTACAAGTATGGATAATATGTTCAGAGATTGTTTTTTAGTACAGTCATTGGATGTAAGTCATTGGGATACTAGTAATGTAACTAATATGTATAATATGTTCTATAATTGCCAATCATTAACATCGTTAGATTTAAGTAATTGGAATACTGGTAAAGTAACTGATATGAGAAATATGTTCCAAAATTGTTATAGATTAGAAATAATAGATGGAATTAGTGATTTAGTTACTAGTAAAATAACTAATATAGATAATTTATTTCACATGAATGAAAAATTACAAAGTATAGATGTAAGTAATTGGGATACTAGTAATGTAACTACTATGCGTAATACATTTTTTAATTGTAGATTAATAACAACAATAGATGTTAGTAATTGGAATGTTGGTAAAGTAACTAATATGCATTGTTTATTCCAAGGTTGTACTAATTTAATTGATGTTGGTGATATATCTAATTGGGATGTAAGTAACGTAACTAATATGAATGTTATGTTTGGTTTCTGTCCGAGTTTAGTTAGAATAAATACAACTAATTGGGATATGAGAAAAGTTAAAACTACTCAACAAATGTTCAATTCATGTAACAACTTAGTTGAAATTATTGGTATGGAAAATTGGGTTATGGATTCTCTTGAAAATATAGCAGGTATGTTCTGTTATTGTAATTCTTTAATTTCACTAGATGTTTCTAATTGGAATACTAATAAAGTAACTAGTTTAGGTGTTACGGCAGGTGAAGATTTTAAAGGATTATTCAAAGGTTGTAATTCTTTAACAACTATAATAGGTATTAATAATTGGGATGTTAGTAATGTAACTGATATGAGTCATACATTTAATTCATGTACAAGTTTACAAGAACTTAACATAAGTGATTGGGATACTAGAAATGTAATTCGTATGGATAAAATGTTTATGCGATGTCAATCTTTAACTTCATTAGATGTAAGCAATTTTGATACTAGTAAAGTAATTACTATGGATGGCATGTTCCGTGAATGTCAATCTTTAACTTCATTAGATGTAAGTAACTTTGATACTAGTAAAGTAATTACTATGTATGCTATGTTCTATGATTGTAGATCATTAACTTCATTAGATTTAAGTAATTTTGATACTAGTATTGTGACTAATATGAGTTCAATGTTCAATATTTGTAATAAATTAACTTCATTAGATTTAAGTAATTTTGATACTAGTAATGTAACTACTATGAGTCATATGTTCTACGGGTGTAATGAATTGACTTCAATAGGAGATGTAAGTAACTGGGACACTGGTAATGTAACTGATATGAGTGTGATGTTTGGTAATTGTTATAATTTAACTTCATTAGATGTAAGTAATTGGGATACTGGTAAAGTAACTACTATGAGTAATATGTTCCATGGTTGTCAATCATTAACTTCATTAGATGTAAGTAATTGGGATACTGGTAAAGTAACTACTATGAGATATATGTTTGCTGCATGTAGAATTATAACTGAATTAAATTTAAGTAACTGGGATGTTAGTAATGTAACTGATATGACTAGTTTATTTGATAACTGCTATATGCTAACTACGGTAGGAGATATAAGCAACTGGGATACTGGTAAAGTAACTGGTATGGGAGCTATGTTCTCTTATTGTCAAAAAATAAATGGGTTAAATGTAAGTAATTGGAATGTTAGAAATGTAGCATATATGTATTATATGTTTAATGAATGTTTAGAATTAACTTCAATAGATGTAAGTAATTGGAATACTGAAAGTTTATTACAATCTCATTGGATGTTTAGAAAATGTCAAAAACTAACTTCATTAGATGTAAGTAACTGGGATGTTAGTAATGTAATTAATATGAATCATATGTTCCAACATTGTCCTCAATTAACAACAGTTGGTGATTTAGGTAATTGGGATACACATAATGTAACAACAATCAATAATATGTTTGATTGTTGTAATAGTTTAGAATCTCTAAATGTAAGTAATTGGGATACTAGTAGTGTAACTAATATGTCAAGTGCATTTGTAGGCTGTAGTATCATACCAGAATTAGATGTTTCCAATTGGGATACTAGAAATGTAACTACTATGGATAGATTGTTCTACTCATGTAACTCATTAACTTCATTAGATGTATCTAGATGGAATACTAGTAAAGTAACTACTATGAATAATATGTTCGCTAATTGTAACAATGTAACAGCGTTAGACGTAAGTAATTGGAATACTAGTAATGTAACTAATATGCTTAATTTATTTGATGGGTGTAATAATTTAACTTCAATAGATGTAAGTAACTGGGATACTAGAAATGTAGATAATATGGGGGGAATGTTTAGAGCTTGTAACAAATTAACTTCATTAGATGTAAGTAATTGGAATACTAGTAAAGTAACCAAAATGGACGCTATGTTCTCCAATTGTTATAGTTTAACTTCATTAGATGTAAGTAATTTTGATACTGGTAAATTAGTTAATAGTTGGGCTATGTTTTATAATTGTAACAAATTAACTTCATTAGATGTGTCTAAGTGGAATGTTAGTGCATTAAAAAGCTCTCAAGAAATGTTTCAATTATGTCAGTCGTTAACTTCATTAGACATGAGTAAATGGAATTTTGCACCAATACATATATATGAGATGTTCTGTGATTGTACTAACTTAAGAAGTATAACATTTGGTGAAAATTGGGATACTGGAAATGTAACTGATATGGGTTATATGTTCAAAGGATGTAAATCATTAACAACATTAGATGTAAGTAATTGGAATACTGGTAATGTAACTAATATGCATTATATGTTCCATAGTTGTACTAATTTAAAAACATTAGATGTAAGTAAATGGAATACTAGTAAAGTAACTAGTTTAAGAATGATGTTCCATTATTGTATATCATTAACTACTATAGGAGATGTAAGTAAATGGGATACTAGTAATGTAACTACTATGGAAAATACGTTCCAATCATGTACTAAATTAAATGATATAAATATAAGTAATTGGGATGTAAGTAACGTTGAATCTATACATGCTATACTTCATAATTGTACTTCTCTTACTAATGTAGATATCAGTGGATGGGACTTTAATAATTCAATAAATGCATCAGTATGTATAAGTGGATTAAATAAGGTAAAAACAATTTATTTCCCTAAAAAGCATGTTAATATCGTTGATATTGTTTATACAGAAAACGGTCAACCAATACATGGATTCTTAAAAAACTGTCACGAATTAACAACTATAGATTTTGGTGGATTTGATTTAACTAATGCTGAAGATGATTTAGGTTTATGCATGAAAAATTCACCTAATATCAGATATGTAAGATGTGATATAGCAGGTACACTTAATAAAATAGTTAATTATTTACCAGTAAGAACCGTAGAAGCACCAGGTTGTTTAATAACTACAGCTAGCGTTACTAATGAAATATTATCAGTACTTAATAGTAAAAACTGGAATATAGTTAGCCTAGAAGAGGATGGTACTAAATTAGCTTCGTATACATTCGATAAGAGTATTTATTCTAGTCACGTTCCTCAATTTAATAATCCATCATCTAATGAATATGGTGATTATGACGGATATTTCTGGAACGATGTTATAGACGGAAACTTAGTAACTAGAACTTTATACACATTACGTGAATTACCTACAACTATGAGATTTGGTCATATATGGATAAACGAAGAAGATGATGTAAAATATCAACCTAGAAGTCATAGCTTGATAGATGTTGAATATGTTAACGTTGAAGGTTTATTTAATATGTCTGCAATGTTTAGAGCTTGTGTGAATTTAGTAAGAGTAAATGAATTTAATGTAACAAATAAAGTGGAATATTTAGGAGCAATATTCCAACATTGTATTAATTTAACTTCATTAGATGTAAGTAATTGGGATACTAGTAATGTAATGTATATGTCTCACGTTTTTACTGATTGTATTAAATTAACTTCAATAGATGTAAGTAATTGGGATACTAGTAAAGCAACTAATATGAGAGGTATGTTCTCTGGTTGTAATAAATTAACTTCAATAGATGTAAGTAATTTTGATACTAGAAATGTAACTAATATGCAAGATATGTTCTATAAATGTACTTCATTAACTTCATTAGATGTAAGTAATTTTAATACTAGTAAAGTAACTAATATGGCTTGTATGTTCTATTGGTTAAATGTTGAATATTTAGATTTACGTAATTTTAATACTAGTAAAGTTGAAACTATGAATGGTATGTTTGATAACTGTCCATTATTAAAAGAAATAAAAGGTATAGAAGATTTTAATACTGGAAAAGTAAACGATATGAGACAATTGTTCTTTAACTGTAATGCATTAACTTCGTTAGACTTAAGTAAATGGGATGTTAGTAACGTAAGACTTATGAATGGATTATTCTATAGATGTTTTAATTTAGAGTCATTAAATATAAGTACATGGAATACTGCTAATGTAACTGAAATGGTAAGTATGTTCCGTGGATTAAGAAAATTAACTTCGCTAGATGTAAGTAGTTTTGATACTAGTAATGTAACTAATATGAGTTGGACGTTTGCTGGTCTTGAATGGGATAGAGATCCATCTTCATTAACTGAAATTATAGGTTTAGAAAATTGGGATACTGGTAATGTGCGATTTATGGGTGCAATGTTCTTAGGCTGTGACAAAATAACAACATTACCTATAAGCAATTGGGATGTTAGTAATATAGCTGATGTTTCATCATTATTCAATGGTTGTAAATCATTAGTTTCATTAGATATAAGTAGATGGAGCTTTAGTAATAAGCTTGAAAATATATGTTATATGTTCCGTTATTGTCATTCATTAACTGAAATAAGTTTAAATGGGTTTAATACTACAAATGTTAAATATGTCGCTGCTATGTTCGCAGGTTGTAAATCTATAACATATTTAGACTGTTCTAGTTTTATATTAGATAAATTGGAATATAATAATGGTATACAATGCGATTATTTATTTAACGATATGGAGTCTTTAACAAACCTAAATATATCACAAATGGATATTAGTAATGTAGTTAGTTATGAAACAATATTTATGACTACAAAAAATCTAGAATTGATAAGCTGTAATAAAATTGGTACTATACATAAGATAATCCCATTAATACCTGATAGAACTGGTAAAGAACATGGTATACTTCTTACTACAGCAGGTGATAAAATAGATAAAGAATGTATGGAATTATTAGCAGAAAAGAACTGGGAAATTACTTCTGAAATAGGTATGTTAGTTGCAGATTATATATTTGATCCAGAAATTTATCCTAGTTTACTTCCATTTTCAGGAAATTATTTAAATAGTTGCGTTATAGTAGATGAAACTATTGAAAACTATGTTGTAGAAGAAACTAGCGAAGAAGTTGAAACTTTAGGTATAGACGAAGAAAATTATGGAATAATGACATTAGAAGAACCAAGTTCTAGAAGAGTAATAAGAAGAAAAATATATAATGTAAAAGAGAAAAAACCGTCTTATCTTAGATTTGGTACGGGAGTATGGGATATAATCGATAATCGAAGTGATTCGTTATTGGAAGTTAAATATTTAGATATAGAAAACTGTACATACTTATATAGATTATTTGGATGTTGTAGAAACTTAATAAAAGTTGATGGTGTGGTTATTACAAATAAAACTGACAATATACAACAAACATTCCATGGTTGTCGTAATTTAGTATATCTAAATACTGAAGGTTGGGATACAAGTAATGTATTAATTACACAAGGTATGTTCCAAAATTGTGATAAATTAACATCGTTAGATGTAAGTAATTGGAATACTAGTAAAGTGACTAACACAAATTTCATGTTCCAATATTGTCAATCACTAGCTTCATTAGATTTAAGTAATTGGGATACTGGTAAAGTAACTACTATGAGATTTATGTTCAAAGGTTGTCAATCATTAACTTCATTAGATTTAAGTAATTTTGATACTAGTAAAGTAATTAATATGGAAAGTATGTTTAATGCATGTTACAACTTAACAATATTAGATATATCAAACTTTACAATTAATGCCGATTGTGTTGTGGGTAACATGTTTGATGGTATACCTATAAAATATCTAAAACTAGATGATGTTCCTTCATTAATAAATATAATGGATCAATTACCAACTAAAACGACAGTTAATAAAGGTCATGTTGTAACTTATAATCCTGCAAGACTTACAATTACAAATATTAATTTAATTAAAGCTAAAAACTGGGAAGCTCATTCAATTGATGATTGTACAGTTGCAGCTTATGGATTTGATAATACTGTACACAACGACTTAATGCCATTATTCAATGAAGATTATGATACATCAGCTTTAGTAATATCTGATCATGTTCACGGTGGATATTTTGTTCATAGAGATATAATGAACTTTGAAGGTAAACGTCCTACATCAATTAAATTTGGTGGAGATGAACCAGATGCTAGAACTAATGCATTAATGCAAATTGGTGATATTAACTTAACTGGAATAACTGATTATTCTGAAATGTTTAAAAACTGTACTAATTTAAATTATCTAAATATTTGTGTTGGAGAAAAAACACCTACAAATGTTTCTCATATGTTTGAAGGATGTTCTAACTTAGAATTATTTGATATTTATGGAATGAAATATGATGGAATTACTTCATATGAAGGAATGTTCGCTGGATGTAATAAATTATGTAAAATAAGGGTAAAAGATATTCAAAATGAAATATTTATGAATATATTAAATGATGAAAATAATAATTTTGCCAATGTTAAAGAACTTGTAAGTAGTCATGTGCATGACTTAACTGAAGAAGAAAGAGGAGTAATCGAAGGATTAGGATGGGGATTAAAAGGAATGATTGCTCATTATGCTTATGATAGTATAATAGCTAACGACTATTTACCTGTATTTAATGATGAATTTACTGATTTTGAAGTATTTGATTACTTAAATGAAAGACAAGGGATTATGCATAGAACTATAGAAAGTAATATGTTACCTACAATGATGAGATTTGGTACTGATAATGTTTTCACATACGCATTATTGGAAGTTTATGATATGGATACACGAGAACTTACTACTGGTGAAAATATGTTCGGCTATGTATTTTCAGTAAATAAAATATCATGTGATTGGAAAACTGAAAAAATGACGAGTACACGTCAAATGTTCACAGGTTGTCAAAAACTGACATATGTTGATGTTAGTGGATTTAATACCGGTAATGTAACAGACATGAATCATATGTTCCATTGTTGTCATTCATTAACTACATTAGATGTAAGTAATTTTGATACTAGTAAAGTAACTGATATGCATAATATGTTCTATGGATGTATTGGAATTAAAACAATTGATGTTAGTGGATTCGATACTAGTAAAGTAACTGATATGTGTTATATGTTCCATGACTGTAAATCATTAACTTCATTAGATGTAAGTAACTTTGATACTAGTAATGTAACTAATATGAAATATATGTTCGCTAATTGTAGATCATTAACTTCATTAGATGTAAGTAATTTTGATACTAGTAAAGTAACTAATATGAGAAATATGTTTGCTGATTGTTTAATAATGGCTTCATTAGATGTAAGTGGATTTGATACTAGTAAAGTAACTAATATGTATGCTATGTTCTGTGGTTGTGATAATATATCTAATATTCATTTATCTAATTGGGATACTAGTAAAGTAACTGATATGATCTCTATTTTTGCTTATGCTGATAATTTAAAATTATTAGACATGAAAAATTTGGATATTTCAAATTGTACGGATGGAAATATAAATAAATTGATAGGAGTAAATGGTAATATTCATCTATATGTTAGATATATTAGATGTGATAATATTGATACTATAAATCGTATTTTATATATGATTCCAGATAGAAGTTCTGTTACTACAAATATTACAACTTATGAATTACCAAAACCTTCGTACGAAAATGATATCATGACTCTTGAATTAGATTACGAAGAACCTGAATTAGTTCCGGTAGTTAATACTGTCACTACAGAATTAGAACCTGGTATATTAATATCAGATGCTGAAATATCTGAAGAAACACTAGCAGCTCTAGCAGCTAAGAACTGGACTGTTGTTACTTCTGATTCATTTATTAAAGTTGCTGAGTATGTATACGACCCTGATGTTTGGGCTTCATTAATACCTGACTTCAACGCTGAGTTTATAAACTACTTTATAGATGATGAAGAGATTGAAGGAGAAGCTGCTGATGGTACTGTTAAGACATTGATTAAGAGAACTATTTGGAGTTTAGGAGAATTACCTACAGTAATGAGATTTGGTACATACTGGATTGACAGTGCAACTGACCAAAGAAAAGAATATGAAAGTTTATTGGAAATTTTATATGCAGATGTTAGTAAAGTAACTAATATGATGGCTATGTTTAGACGTAATGCTTACTTACGTAAAGTAAATTCTAGTACTTGGGATGTAAGTAATACTGTTGATATGATAGCGATGTGTCAACATTGTTATAATTTAACTTCAATAGATGTAAGTAATTGGGATGTTAGTAATGTAACTGATATGCATGCTATGTTCCAAGAATGTTATAATTTAACTTCATTAGATGTAAGTAATTGGGATACTGGTAATGTAACTGGTATGGGTTCTATGTTCCATGGTTGTTATAATTTAACTTCATTAGATGTAAGTAATTGGAATACTGGTAAAGTAACTAATATGGGTTCTATGTTCTCTAATTGTAAATTATTAACTTCATTAGATGTAAGTAATTGGAATACTAGTAATGTAACCAATATGTATGCTATGTTCGATAATTGTAATAATTTAACTTCATTAGATGTAAGTAATTTTGATACTAGTAAAGTAACTAATATGAGTTCTATGTTCAATGGTTGTAGTAAATTAACTTCATTAGATGTAAGTAATTTTAATACTAGTAAAGTAACTTATATGAATTATGTATTTAAAAACGCTTACAAACTAGAAAATATTGATGTAAGTAATTGGGATACTAGTAAAGTAACAACATTTAAAGACTTTATTGGCGATTGTTTTGAAATTGAAAGGTTAGATTTATCATCATTTACTGGTGAAAGTTGTAACACTGCGGAGGATTTCTTATACTTTAATAATGATAAAACAGCAAAACTTAAATCAATTGATATATCTAATATGATTATACATGAAGGTATTTCTTATACTAAGTTCTTATACGTAGAAAATAATGAACTTGCTAATTTAACAGATATAGGTATGGTTCACTGTGATGTAAGAACTATTAATATAGTAGCAGGAATGACACCAGTACAACCAATTACTATATGGATAGGAACTCATTTAACAGCAGATGAAATAGCATCACTAGACCAATACGATCATATAACTTACAGTATACAACTAGAAAACGCAGAGAGATTATTACTTAGCTCACCACTTCTTGAAGGTGATGAAATTAAAGTCGTAGATGGTAAATTATGTCATGTTCATAATATGGAAATAGTTGTTTTAGACGGAAGTAGTGATGAAAGTTGGAATAATAATGGAACTGATACTGCTACACATGCCACTTATTATTCTAGAAGAATCCATTATAATAATGCTACAAATAACATAATTTGTAATATAAAATCAGATATTTATATATCAACAGAGTCTATAGATTTCAATAAAGCTGGATTATTTAAATTTGATGAAAATAACAATGAAATAGATGGCTTGGGTATTTACTTTAAAAATATTATTTATATCAGAGTATCTAAAGAAGAAATTAAATCACTTTCTGAATTTACTAACGAACTTAAAGAAAATCCTGTTACTATAGTATATGAACTAGCAGAACCTTATACAGAAGTAATTGATTTACCAAGAGCTAATATAGATGTAGAACTTTATGAAAATGGAGTACTTTATATGTCAGACCCAACTGCTTCTACAAATAGAGTTGATTCTGATGGTAATATGATTATAGATGTAATACAAGGAGATTCTGTTGTGAACGTTTCTAATCAACAATTCTCTATTGAATTATCAGAAGAAGCTAATGCTCCTATACAAACAGGAGAAATATTAGAAGATAATTCTATTAGACCTAAATTCTACGGAAGAACTATGGTTAACTTAATGGACAGAATTGGATGGGAAAAACTTATAGATTCTGTTGATAATTATGTTGCATATGTTTATAATTCACATGACATAACAAATGAACCTATAACTATAGTTAACTTTAATAATAAACCTATAAAAATAGGAATATATAATAGTGAAGTACAAAATGCTGATGGTAAAGGTGTGGATATAGCTGCTAATTCATCTGTTATTATATCTCTATCTGAAGTTGAAAGTTTATTCTCGGTACTTGGTGGGTTTGCAGATGGTTGGACAGAAGAAAATATGCACGAACTTAAAAATGTAAACATATTTGAAGGTGAATTATCTGAGGATGAATTACCTGAAAATAGAATGAGTGGAATGAGAAATGCGTTTGATAAATATCAAACAACTGAAGGTAAGTACAGAGTTGAAATGGTTGTAAGTAATTCACCAATTCAATTTGGTAAAGCTGGAAGGAAATAATATTAATCTTTTATCTAAAAACAAATAGATAAGAGAAAAGGGCGTATAGAGATTTCTCTATACGCCTATTTAATATAGAAAGGAGAAAGATAATATGATTATAGCTAAATATAAATTTGATAGAAGTATATATACGAATTTAATACCTATTTTCGATGATTGGTATACAGGATACAGTATAAATGATATAGTGGATGAAAATAATTCAAATCATATAATAAGAACTATAGAGTGTGATATAGTACCGTCATTTATTAAATTTGGGTTCACGAATAATACACCTACAAATACAGAAGCCGCAGCAAAATCGTTAATAGAATTATTAGAATTAAATATTAGTGGGCTAACTAATTTAACACATTTGTTTTGCAATTGTAATAAATTAACTTCGGTAAATACGAGTAATTGGGATACCAGTAATGTAACTGGTATGCAAAGTGTGTTCGATAATTGTCGTTCATTAACTTCAATAGATGTGAGTAATTGGAATACTGGTAATGTCGATAACATGGCATTTATGTTCAAAGGTTGTCATTCATTAACTTCAATAGATGTAAGTGGTTGGAATGTTAGTAATGTAAATACTATGAATGCCATGTTCAGTTATTGTGAATCATTAGTTTCATTAGACGTAAGTAAATGGGATACTAAAAATGTAATTAATATGGATTCAATGTTTTATTACTGTAAATCGTTAGAAAATTTAAATGTAAGTAATTTTGATACTAGTAAAGTAACTACTATGGGTGGTATGTTTAATAATTGCCGATCATTAACTTCGTTAGATGTAAGTAAATGGAATGTTAGTAAAGTTGGGGAAATGTATGCTATGTTCTCTGACTGTATAAGTTTAACTGACTTAGACTTAGCTAACTGGGATATGAGTAAAGTAAATACTATAGGTTATATGTTTGACGGTAAAGAACTCGGTGCATCGATAAATATGCCTATTGTAGATTTAACAAGTCTAGATTGGTCTTTAGTTACTGATATGCAAGGAACGTTCTATAAAAATAATGCAAAAGCCATAAAATTGCCTAGAATTATAAATCCTAACTTACTATCGGTTATAAGTGAAAGAAATGACGGTTCATTTGGTCTATTCTATTGCCCTAACCTAATATCATTAGATTTCGGAGGATTGGATTTATCAAATCTAGATAGTTTTAGTACAGCTAATAAACATTTGGTATTAGAACATGTTCCTAAGCTAAGATATATAAGAACTGAAAATGCTGCTTTAATAGCTGATTTAGCACAATACTTCCCTGCTAGAACTGAAGCAGAGCAAGGATATCTGATTACTAAAGCTGAGATTTCTGATGAAATAAGAAGTGCTTTAAGTAGTAAATATTGGAATATAATTGATTTAGAAGAACAAATTCTTATTGCTAAATATAAATTTAGTGCAAATGTATATAAAAATAACGTTCCTATTTTTAATTCACAATTTGTTAATTTCTTTATAGAAGATGAGATTGAAAATGAAAATGAACCTAACATAATAACTAGATCTATATTTAGTATAAATGATATACCAACAAGTATACAATTTGGAGTTCATTGGATAAGTGAAAGCTATGAGTTAAAACACTATCCTAGAACACAATCGTTAAGAGCTGTTGAATATCTAAATACAAGTAGAATAGTTTCAACAAATAATATGTTTAGACATTGTCATAATGTTACTAATATATATGCATCTAATTGGGAAACTTGTAACTTTACAAATTTAAATAGCACATTCGAAAATTGCAGTAGATTAACTTCATTAGATGTAAGTGGATGGATTACTGATAAAGTAACTGATATGGAAGATATGTTTAGAGGATGTGAAAATTTAAAAACGATAAACGGGATAGAAAATTGGAATACCGACAAAGTAACTACTATGATGGGTATGTTCCAACATTGTAAGGTATTATCATCAATTAATTTAAGCAATTTTGATACTAGAAATGTTAATAACATGAGTAATATGTTCTATCAATGTCATGCGATAACTTCATTAGATGTAAGTGGATTTGATACTAGTAATGTAACTAATATGCTATATATGTTCCAACAATGCTACAATTTAACTTCATTAGATGTAAGTAATTGGAATACTAGTAAAGTAACTAATATGGGTTATATGTTCTCAGATTGTCGATCATTAACTTCATTAGATGTAAGTAATTGGGATACTAGTAAAGTATCACAAATGAGTAATATGTTCTATAATTGTAATAAATTAACTTCAATAGATGTAAGTAAATGGGATACTTGTAATGTAATTAGTATGGGTGGTATGTTCTCAGATTGTCACAATTTAATCTCGGTTGATGTAAGTAATTTCAATACTAATAAGGTAACCGATACTTGGAATATGTTCTGTAGATGTGTTAAACTGGATAAAATAGATGTTAGTAAATGGAATACTAGTAATATAATTAACCCAACTTCTATGTTTGATAGTTGTGAGTCATTAACTTCAATAGATGTAAGTAAATGGGTTACTAGTAACATGAAGTTTTTAAAGAACATGTTTGAACAATGTCATAGATTAAAATCAGTTGATGTAAGTAATTTTGATACAAGAAATGTTACGGATGCACAAGGAATGTTTAGCTCTTGTTTTGAATTAACTTCATTAGATTTAAGCAGTTTTAATACTGATAGAATGGTTATTATGATACAAATGATTAGATCATGTAAAAAATTACAAATGCTTGATATAAGTAATTTTAATATAACTGATGAAACTGATATATCTGGAATATTAAACGATTATACAACATTATCAAATATAGGTATGATTTATTGTAATTTCAAAACAGTTGAAAAAATTGCATCATCGGTACCAGCAACTAACCCTACTACAATATGGGTAGGAAACCACATAGACATCAACGGACTACCACAGTACGACCACATCACGTACAAAGTGTACGAAGTCGAAGATAAGCTGGAAGTTGAGCTGTCAAGCCCACTGTTAGAAGGCGATAGACTTGAAATTATTGATGGTGACTTATATCATTATCATAAGATGGGATTAGAAATCTTAAATGGTGTTGTTGCACCTAAAGATTATTATTTAGCAACAATGCAACCAACAGATTCTTCATTTATAAATGTATATCATAATATAACAGGTATGAAACTTTTCGCTATAGTTTCTTCTGATAAATTTAAATTCGCTGGTCATAATAGTATTAACGAAGAGTGTTTATTGACATCAGGAGTTGCGTCAAACGTTCATGTTATATTAAATAAATCTAGATTGGTATACGATAATGTTGAAGGAGTTAAAGCTTGGCTTAAAGCAAATCCGATTACATTAGTATATGAACTAGCAAATCCTTACTATGAATTAGTAAAACCAAACGTAGGTCTTTTAAATGCAGAACAAGGACTTTATTTAAATATTTCAGATTCTGTTGTTCCTGTAGTAAATCATCAAGACCTTTGTACATTAAAACTTAACTATTTACTTCCTAATGTAGAATATAAAGTTAAATTTAAAGCTAATAGTTCAGGTTCAATCGCTATTAATCTAGGAGGTACTTTAGTTCCTTTAGATGTAGTAGAAGGATGGAATGAAGTCATGGTTACTACACCAGAAACTTTAGTAGATGAATACTTAAAAGTAAATGGTTCAGAAGGTATAAAAATACAAAATGTTATGGTAATAGATAGTAATAAAGATTTTGATTATTTCAAAGGTATGAATAATACGTTTGATGAAATTCCTGTTAAGAATATGTGTACTAATAGGACTTTAACTTATACTCATGGAGTAGATGAAGAAGGAGTAAGTCCTCAAGGAGAAATGAATGTAAATGTTAATAAAGGTAAAGTTGTTACTGTAATAGGAAGAGTAAGTAATAATCCAGATAATTTACCTATAAGTATTAATTTATATAATGATACTGGTAGAGCTACTGGTAAGAACTTATTTAATCCAGAAATGTATAAAAATGCTCCTATGGTTAGAGGTACTTGTACATTAACACCAGAAGGTTCATTAATTGTAAGATCTAATCAAATAGCTCCTGATACATTTATTGACAACTATATGAATATCGGTGTAGGAGCGGGAACTATAGGTAAGCCTATAAGTGACGGTTATAAAAAATATTTAATTCCTGTAAATGGAGGAGGATTGTATACATTCTCAACTATCATTCCAGACTGGTATAATACAAAAGGTGGTTTTGCGTCATATGATGCTTACGTACAATGCTACGACAGTAATTATACATTATTATTGTCGGATACTTATCAACATACAGGATTTATAGGTAGAAACCTTATACAAGACAAAGGTAATCATGATGATGCTTATTATTATACACAATTCAATTTACCTGCAAATACTGCTTATGTATTATGTAGATTAGATGTAAATGCTGGTATTGAGACTACTACTTTTACAAATATATTATTTGAAAAAGGAGATACTGGTTTTGAACCATTCAGAAACTATGTAAACGATAATCCAATATTTATAAATCCTGATGAAAATGGTAACTTTGCCGTACAAATAAAAGCAGACCGTGATTATGCTAATAGAATAGGATTTAATGTTGGAGATGCTTCTTCATGTGAAGCTAACGACCAAGTAATTATAACTGACCTTATGGTATTCGAAGGAGATATTCTTGATTGTCACCCTACAACTTATGTAGACCCAGCAGATACTAGATATCTTGTTGAATATAAATCATTCGGAAATCCATTCGGTTTTGGTAAAAATAAATTAATATAAAACACTGAAGAGAAGCTTAGGCTTCTCTTCCTTTTATTGAACATCTTGATAAAACAATCTTATAATGATAAAATAAGTAAATTAAAAGGAGTTGAACTGTTTATGAGTATGGTAGATAAAGAGAAGCTTGCAAGATTAGCACAAGCGTTGGATGATAGAGCTGATGTTAAAGTTGCTAAAGAAGCAGAGAGGGCAGCTCAAGCTGAAGCAGGTATACAAGCACATAGTGATGAAACTAGAAATATGCTTGGTGGTAAATCGCTTAAATATTTAACACAGGCAGAATATGATATTTTATCAGAGGAAGAAAAAAATAATGCAAATATTATTTACTATATAACAGACCTTGAAGATAGAAGTCATGACCATTATAATAAAGAGGTTCTTGATCTATTAAATGAAGAATTTGTTAAAAACCTAGGTAAAGGTCAGTTATTGGAAACAGTTATACCTGGAGAAGAAGGTTGGTATAGAGTTGCTTCCGTTATGGCAAATGGTACAGGTCTAATAAGTATACGATGCGAACATCATGGAGATTATATGCTTATGATTGGTAATGGTATACAAGATGAACCTAATATGATGCAATTAGGTATGAATTCTGCGGGTACACGTAGAAATAATATAGTAAGAGTTGTTCATAATCCTAATGAACTAGAAGCATACTTAGAACTTTTCTATGTTTATTCTGATGAGGAATCTCCTGTAAAAATACAAATATTAGGAGAATCAGAATGGAAATTACAAGAACCCGTACTTATATCATCAGTAGATGAAAATATTTACGATATAAAAGAAATGAACTTAGTACCAGGTAAGATAGTTGGAGAATTTGAAGGCGTTATAGAAGAATGTAATAAATTAGCAAATGCTAGAAATATAATAGTAGGAAACTCTACTAAAGTATTTGACGGTACAGAAGATATATCATTTACATTAAATGAAATAGGTGCAACACCTAGAATGCATGAATCATTAACTACTGATAATAAAGTAGTTATAGATGCTATCAATGAATTAGATGCTGACTTAGGAGTTGTTGAACACGCATTAAATGGATATAAAATATGGGTTGGATCTACTGCAGAACTAGAAGCCATAGTTGAAAGAGATCCTATGACTTTATACTTTGAAATAAGTAATGACATTGTTGCTACTGAAATAAATCCAGAACCAGAAGTAATGCCAGGAATAGCAACTACTGATATATTCGATGAATCTATACCTGCATACCCTGGAGAAATGGAAGAAATACCTCAAGATGTTATTCTTGTATCACCATCAGGATTTAAATATAGATTAAAAGTTGATGATTATGGTAATTTATTTACCGAAGCAGTGATAGAATAACAACTACAAAACAATGAAATAAGAGAAAAGAAATAATTTTGAAAGTAAATTGGAGGGAGGAATAAATCCTCCAATTTACTTTTTAATACGAAAAAGGAGAGTGAATTAAATGGCTAATATAGCTATATATAAATTTAATGACGGTATAGATACTTTACCTTTATTTGAATCAAGTTATACGTATAGTTATACAGACGAATCTAATGGTGATGGAACTATTACTAGAACAATAACATCTGATACAATACCAACTAGTATAAGTTTCAAAGATTTAGAAGGATTAGTTTCAGTAAGCTATATAAATACAGAAAGTATAAGTAATTTTAGTTATTTATTTCAAAACTGTGTAAACTTAACTTCGGTAGATTTATATAATATAAGTTCATCTCAAGCAACAGATATGAAATATATGTTTGCTGGTTGTACTGGGTTAATGTCTATAGACCTAGGAGGATTAAATACAGGAAATGTACTAGATATGTCTGGTATGTTTATGGGATGTTCTAATATATTTGCGATAGATATAAAAGGCTTAAATACTAGTAAAGTAACTAGTATGAATAGTATGTTCCAAAACTGTGAAAATTTAAGTAGTTTAGATATGACAGGAATGAACATATCTGCATTAAGTAATATAGGATTTATGTTTGCTGGTTGTACTAATTTAATGAGTGTTTTATTTACTGGGTTAAATTTAAATAATAGTATGACTATGACAGACATATTTAAAGATTGTCTAGTATTAAACGTAGTTAATATGGATAATTGTAATATAGATGATATTAATATGATGATAAATTATTTACCAGAAAGAGAAGCTGGTAGTAACGCTAAATTAAAAGTTAATAATAGTGACATAAGTGGAATTAACACAACTAATTTAACAGCTAAAAACTGGAATTTAGCAAGTTATGAAATATTCTTAAGATATGTATTTGACAAAAGTATTTATGCTAATTTAATACCTGAATTCAATAGTGGATTCACTGGATACGTTGTAATAGACGAGGCTGTAAATGGTAATATGGTTACTAGAGCTATAGGACACGAGAATTTAAAACCATCTATGATCAGATTTGGTAATCCTAATGGTAATGGTCAAAATCAATCTGCAAAACAACTTGCTATAATTAAAATATTATATCTAGACGGTAGTAATCTTACAACATGTGATCTTATGTTCCATCAGTGTCAGAATATTAATTATATCGAACCTTTTATTATAACTAATAAATGTACGAATACGCATGGAATGCTTTCTGGTTGTAATAAATTAACTTCAATAGATATAAGCAATTGGGATACTAGTAATGTAACTAATATGAGTTATATGTTCCGTGAATTATTACAAATGACTTCATTGGATGTAAGTAATTTAAACACTAGTAAAGTAACTGATATGACTGGTATGTTTAGTTATTGTACAAATGCAGAAATTATAAATATGAACGGATGGAACACAGCAGCTCTTACAACTATGCGTACTATGTTTGATAACTGTAGAAAATTAAAAACTATAGTTGGTTTAGGTGATTTAAACACTAGTAAAGTAACTGATATGTATGAAATGTTTAGTTATTGTGAGCAATTACCATCATTAGATTTATCTAACTGGGATACTAGTAATGTTACTAGTATGAGTAAAATGTTTAGAAATTGTCGTTCTTTAGTAAATATATCACTTACACCATCTAAGTTTAATACTAGTAAAGTAACTGATATGGGTGGTATGTTTGACAGTTGTTGGAAATTAACATCAATTGATATAAGTGGATTTAATACTAGCAATGTAACTACTATGTATAACATGTTCTGCGATTGTCGTGCATTAACTTCATTAAACTTAAGTTCATTTAATACTAGTAAAGTAACTAATATGAAATATATGTTCAACGGTTCTGATGATTCTTATATGAATTTAGAAACTATAACATTTGGTCCAAACTGGAGTGTTGCTAATGTAACTGATATGGATTGTATGTTTGGAGATTGCTATTATTTAACTAATTTAGATGTAAGTAATTGGAATACTAGTAAAGTAACTAATATGAACTGTCTGTTTAGAAATTGTCGTTCGTTAACTTCATTAGATGTAAGTAATTGGAATACTAATAACGTAACTGTTATGAGTAGTGTATTCTATAATTGTTATAATTTAACTTCATTAGATTTAAGTAATTGGAATACTAGTAAAGTAACTACTATGTATTGTATGTTCTGTGGTTGTAAAAAATTAACTTCATTATCTATCAATCATTTGGATGTTAGTAAAGTAACGAATATAGACAATTTGATCAATGACTGTTATGGTTTAACTTCAATAGACTTGAGTAATTGGGATACTAGTAGTGTAGTTAGTATGCGTTATGTATTTAATGCTACAGATGGTACATTTATGAATCTACAAGAAATAAAACTAGGACCTGGTTGGAGTAAAAATAACACTACTGACATGTACTGTATGTTTAGTGATAACGATAAATTAACAAAAATTGAAGGCTTACAATACTTAAATACTAGTAAAGTAAAAGATATGTCTTGTATGTTTATTAGATGTAAAAAAATAGAATCACTTGATATAAGTAATTTTGATACGAGTAGTGTAACTGATATGTATCATATGTTTGAGGAATGTTATAAAGTTAAAGAATTAGATGTGAGTAATTGGAATACTAGCAATCTTAAAAAAGCTTATAATTTATTTAGTAAATGTCATTCATTAACTTCAATAGATGTAAGTAATTGGAATACTAGTAATGTAACTAGAATGGATGGTATATTCCAATATTGCCAATCATTAACTTCGTTAGATTTAAGTAACTGGAGATTAATTGATAATGTAAATATTTCTAATATGATTGACTATTGTACTAATTTAAAAACTTTAAATATAAATAATATAAAAATTACGACTGCAAATATAACTTCTAATACATTGGCAGATGATGTATACTTAGAAAAAATATATACAAATGACGTAAACACGATACAATTTTTATTAAATACTAATGATATAAAAAATAGAACTGAAATGTCAACAGGTGTATTAGTAGTTCCTAGTACAGTTAATATTCCTACATCAACAATGGTCGAACTTATCAATAGAAACTGGGAAGTTAGAAATTTAGTTGTTCAATATACATTCGATGCTAATACTTATGAAGATGTAATACCTGAGTTTAATGCTGAATTTACATCAGATAAATATGTTGTTAGAGATGAAGTAAATGAGACTTCTATTGGTAATTTTGAATGGATAGTTGAAGGTATTGACGATACTGATGGTGGATTCTGTTCATCTTCAAATCCAGACATTGAAAGAAGAACAGGTTATATATCTATAAATGGTAACACTCGATATAATGTTGAATTTCTAGATCCAGGTACTATAATATATTATTATACTTCAGATAAAGTATATATTGAAAGAAAATCACTAATAGTTACTCTAGACCACTTTATAACACCACCTAATGCTAAGTTTATAGCTATAAAAACAGGAGTGTCATGGAATGGAACAGATTTAGAAAAAGCTAATATAAGTAGTAAAACTATAACTAGAACTATTGAAACTGTTACTGGTGAACTACCAACAAGAATAAGATTTGGTCATAGAGATGCAGAATCGGCAGCAAATGATACTTATGAAGCTGCACATGGTAACCCAGATGCTGCAAATGCATTATTAAAAGTATCTGAATTATCTACTAATGAATTAACAAATATGAACGATATGTTTAGAGAGTGTACACGTGTTACTGAAATCAATACTAATAAATGGAATACTAGTAAAGTAACAGAAATGAGATGTACATTTGAAAAATGTGATAATTTATCTATCTTAGATGTAAGTAATTGGGATACTAGTAAAGTAACTCTTATGGGTTGGTTATTCAACGGCTGTTTATCATTAACTTCGATAGATGTAAGTAAATGGAATACTATTAATACAATACAAATGCAAAGTATGTTCGGTAGTTGTCAATCATTAACTTCAATAGATGTAAGTAATTTCAATACTAGTAAAGTAAATCGTATGAATGGTATGTTCTCTGATTGTTTATCATTAACTTCATTAGATGTAAGTAAATGGAATACTAGTAATGTAATATATACTCATCAAATGTTCTATAATTGTCAATCATTAACTTCATTAGATGTAAGTAAATGGAATACTGGAAATTTACAACTTATGAATAATATGTTTACTAATTGCTATAAACTAACTTCATTAGATGTAAGTAAATGGAATACTAGTAATGTAACTAATATGAATAGTGCGTTCCAAACTTGTCAATCATTAACTTCAATAGATGTAAGTAATTTTAATACTAGTAATGTAAAAAATATGGGTTATATGTTTAGACGTTGTGAAAACGTAACTTCATTAGATGTAAGTAATTGGGATACTAGTAAAGTAACTGATATGAGTTCTATGTTCGGACTATGTAATAAACTAACTTCATTAGATGTAAGTAAATGGAATACTAGTAATGTAACTGATTTAGGTTATTTATTTGATGATTGTATAAAATTAACGGAAGTAAAAGGTATTGAAAACTGGAATACTAGTAATGTGAAAGACATAAATGGATTATTCAACGATGCTGTTGCTATTAAGAGAATAGATTTAAGTAAGTGGGATACTAGTAAAATAACTAATTCAAGAGAATACTTATTTGCAAGTAGAGATAAAACTAATCCTATGGCATTAAAAACGCTTGATATAACAAACTGGACAATGTTATCTACTGATAACATGGATTCTACTATATTCTTTGATAATAATCATGGTACTGAACTTCAATATATTAAATGTGGTACAGTTGAATTAGCAAATGTAATAATACCATTATTACCAGATAGAACATCAAAAGATGCTGGTGTATTATTAGTTAACTCTGTATCAGGTATAGACACTGCAACACTATTAGCTAAAAACTGGAACTTAATAACTGTAGAAAATGCTACTGTAGTGGCTGAATATAAATTCAATAAAGCTTTATATGATTTAGTACCTACATTCAATGATGATTTTATAGACTATTTCGTTATAGATAGTTATGAAGATACAGAAGATTACATTATAAACGATTATTTACAAAGTGGTGAAATCCCTCCAGAATTATTGTCACTTGAAGAGGATGAAATAGAAACTATAGCTACAGGAGATACTTATAGAGTTCCTGCAGCAAATATAGTTACTAGAAAAATAATATCTACTGGTAATTTACCAACAGCAATGAGATTCGGTCAAATGGATAATGTTTATAATGCCAAAGCTGCATCTTTATTATCGGTTAGTCAATTAAATACTGATAACTTAATTAATGCAAATTATATGTTTAAACGTTGTATGCATGTTAAACGTTTAGATATACCTAATTTAAATATGGAAAACGTTGTAACAATGGTGGACTTTATTTATAACTGTCCAAATATCGAATATGTAAATGTTGCAGGGTATAACCTTAGTAATGTACAAGATATGACAGGAGTAATGGCACATAACACTAAACTGACTACAATAGAAGGAATGAATACATGGGTGACTAGCTCAAAATTAGTAACGGTTTATAATGGATTTGCTGGTGACCGTAAACTTACAAGTATAGATTTAAGTAGTTGGACTGTTGGTAATCTTAGAAATATTGCTGAACTTTTTGCTACTTGTGTATCAATAACTTCAATAAATCTAAATGGTTGGGATACTACTCAAGTACGTAATATGGACCATATGTTTTTAAATTGTAGATCATTAACTTCATTGGATGTAAGTCATTTTAATACTAGCTATGTAAATAGTATGCTTGGTATGTTCCAAGGATGTAAAAAATTAACTTCATTAAACTTAAGTAATTTTGTTAATGATACTGTACAAGATTTATCTTGGATGTTCTATGATTGTAACGAATTAACTACAATAGGAGATGTAAGTAATTGGAATACTGTTAATGTATATACTATGGCTATGATGTTCACTAATTGTTATAAATTATCTTCATTAGATGTAAGTAAATGGAATACTAGTAAAGTAATTGACTTGAGCTCTACATTTGCATTTTGTCAATCCTTAACTTCATTAGATGTAAGTAATTGGAATACGTCAAGTTTAGTTTATATGAGTTGCTTATTCGCTGGATCTAATAGATTAACAACAGTAGGTAGCTTAGCTAAATGGAATATTAGTAAAGTTAATAGTCTTTATGCATTATTTAGTGCATGTGGTAGTTTACAATCAGTGCCAGGAATTGAACTATGGGATACTAAAAATGTAACAAAAATGCATCATATGTTCTCTCAATGTGAAAATCTAACTTCACTAGACGTAAGTAAATGGGATGTTAGTAATGTAACTGATATGAACAGAATGTTCAATAGATGTTTAAAATTAACTACACTAGGAGATGTAAGTAATTGGAATACTAGTAATGTAACTGACATGTCATTATTATTCTATTTATGCCCACTTGTAACTTCATTAGATGTAAGTAATTGGGATACTAGTAAAGTAACTAATATGTCTCACATGTTTGGAGAATGTGCTAGTTTAACTTCATTAGATGTAAGTAATTTTGATACTAGAAATGTAACTAATATGTATGCTATGTTCTTTAATTGTCAATCATTAACTTCATTAGATGTAAGTAATTTTAATACTAGTAAAGTAACTAATATGGGTAGTTTTGCGGGATTTTTAAAATCTGTAAAAACGCTTAACTTCAATAACCTTAACGCAACGCAACAAAAAACTTCTATACACACAGATTATAGATTTATAATAGAACATGACAACTTAGAAAAATTATATATCAATGATTTATATACATTAGCTACTATTATAGGTTATTTATTGGATAGAACTGGTAAAACTCCAGGTAAATTAGTAACTTCAATACGTGATATAATACCAGCAGATATAATAGCTATATTAAACGCTAGAAACTGGCAAATAGTTGATATAGTTGCACATTATAGATTTAATCCTGATAGATACGAAAACTTATTACCAGAATTTAATGTAGAATTCACTGCAAATGATTATACTATAATTGATACTGAACATGTTATAACATTAGATAATATGTATTGGGAACCAGGAATTATAGATTCAACAGGTGCGGATGCTGTTGATAGTAGTTACGCTAGTGCCGCACGTTCATCTTATTTACCAGTACGTGATAGTTTAACATATGATTTCAATATAGATTATTGTCAAGTATTCTGGTATGATGAAAATAAAGCTTTAGTTGCTGCTTCTGGTTTATATGGAAAAAATCAAGGGGTTTCTAATGGAAGTAAATGTTATGCACCAGCTGATGCTAAATATTTAAGAATTTATAGAGGAGTTGGTAGTACAACTAATGTATCAATAACTGCTAGATATATTGATAGAATTCTTGAAGCTACTACAACTAAATTACCAGCACGATTTATATTCGGTTTAAATGCTGATAGTGGTGATCAAACACCAAGAGAAGAATCATTATTAGAAGTTCTTGATTTAAACTGTAGTAATCTTTATGATGCTACAAAAACATTTGCATATTGTACTAGAGTTAAATTTATTAGAAGTAGCTGGATTGGTAATCATATAAATAATATGTACGATATGTTTGCGGGATGTAGAAACTTAGTTTCCTTAGACTTAAGCAATTTAAATACTGCTAATGTAGGTAGACTAGACTTTGTGTTCTTAGTTTGTGAAAAATTGACAACAGTAGGGGATATAAGTAAGTGGGATACTAGTAATGCATGGACTATGGCTGCAACGTTCCAAGGTTGTGTAAAACTTCAATCACTAGATTTAAGTAGATGGAATACTAGTAAAGTGAGAACTATGAATAAAATGTTCCTAAATTGTCATAAACTAACTACAATAGGAGATGTAAGTAATTGGGATACTGGTAACGTAACAACTATTGCAAATATGTTTAGTTATTGTTATTCATTACAATCATTAAATCTAAGTAACTGGAATGTTGTTAAAGTGACTGATATGTATCAATTATTCTTACATTGTGAAACATTGACAACAGTAGGGGACATAAGTAATTGGAATACTGGAAATGTGAAAAATATGTCTAATGTATTTGTTAGATGTTATAAATTATCTTCATTAAATGTAAGTAATTGGGATACTAGTAATGCAACTAGTATGCATGACATGTTTGGTTATTGTGAATCGTTAACTTCACTTGATTTAAGTAACTGGAATGTTAGTAATGTAACCGATTTAAGTGGTATGTTTATCAAATGTTATAAATTAACAACTGTAGGTGACTTAGCTAATTGGGATGTTAGAAAAGTTAATTCTGTGGCTTGGATGTTTGAACATGCTGAAAGTATAACTAACTTAAACATAGCTAACTGGCAAACAGATAGTCTTACAAAAATGAATTCGGCATTTACATTTACTTATAAATTACAAACATTAGACTTACGTAAATGGAATACTGTTAATGTAACAGATGCAAATAATATGTTTACAAGTGCAGCGTTTACAACATTAGATATAAGTAATTTTGATCTAAGTAATGCTACAAATATTAGTAACATGATTGCAGGTAATTGTGGACAGATTAAATATTTAAAATGTAACAATGTAACAACATTAAATAAAATCAAAGGTTTTTTACCAACAAAAACTGCAGCAGATCCAGGTTATATAATCTGTAAAGCTAGTAATATTTCTAGTTTAGATAAAGCTACATTCACATCTAAATATTGGAATATAGTAGATGTAAGTACACAACTTAAAACTGTTGCTAGATATAGATTTAATAAAACTATGTGTGATTTAGTTCCTATATTCAATACTGGTTATATGGGATTCATTGAAGATATATCTACAAATGGTGATTTAGTAACTAGAAAAATAGAACACCTTGTGTTACCTACAAAAATAAAATTTGGTGATAGTGGTGATTATGCAAACGGTGGTACACCAATGTCACATTCACTATACAACGTTTATGAATTAGACACTAGTAATGCAACAGATTTAACTCAATTATTTAGATTCTGTACTAATTTAGAGACTATAGAATGTAAGATGATAGCTGAAAAAGTACAGTATATGATGGGTATGTTCAACTGTTGCTTTAAATTAAAAGCTGTAGATGTAACTGGAATAAAAACTGATAAAGTCTCATCGTTTGTTACGATATTTGCTGGTTGTCACGCATTAACTGCAGTAGATGTAAGTGGATGGAATACTAGTAAAGTAACTGATATGCATCAACTTTTCGATGCATGCCATGCTATAACAGAAATAAAAGGATTAGAAAATTGGGATACTAGTAACGTAACTAGGATGTCAAACATGTTCTTATATAACCAAAAAGTTTATGCGTTAAATGTAAATAATTGGAATACTAGTAAAGCTACTGATATGAGTCGTATGTTCGCTTACTGTCAACAATTAACAACACTAGATCTAAGTAACTGGGACACTAGAAATGTAACTAGTATGGAATCTTTATTTGACAATTGTGTTAATTTAACTTCAGTTGGAGATTTAGGAAACTGGAATACTAGTAAGGTATGGGATATGAAAACAATGTTCCAACATTGTGATAGATTATCTTCATTAAATGTAAGTAATTGGGATGTTAGTAATGTAAATAGATTACACTATACATTTGCTTATTGTCAAAACTTATCTGTAATTGATGTAAGTAAATGGAATACTAAAAATGTTAAATATATAGCTGGAATATTCAACACATGTAAAAAGTTATATCATATAGATGTATCTAAATGGGATACTAGTAATGTAGTTGATATGAACTGGGTATTCGGTCAATGTGATAATATAATAACTGATGTAAGTAATTGGAATACTAGTAATGTAACTTCTATGCAAGGTATGTTTGCTAATACAAGTGTAGATAATGGATTAGATGTAAGTAATTTTGATACTAGTAAGGTATGGGATATGAAATATATGTTCTATAATTGCTGGGGATTACAATCTATAAATGTAAGTAATTGGGATACTAGAAACGTTGAAGATATGAATTATATGTTCCAACGTTGTAGATCATTAAAATCACTAGATGTAAGTAATTTTGATACTAGTAAATTAAGAGTTGCTGATAAATTTATTTGTGAACTTGAAAGTATAGAAACACTAAACTTAAACAATGTTGATTTTACAAATGCAAATATTACAGAATTCTTTAGTAACAAACTTAACACGTTAAATAAACTTTATGTAAATAAAGTAGAAACATTGGATCTAGTATTACCAAATTTACCAGATAGATCTGCTACTACAAGTGGTAAATTAATGACTTCAATACGTGCTTTAATACCTGAAGAAACGGTAAATGCATTAACAGCTAAAAACTGGATAATATGCGACACTATAGTTAATTATACATTTGACGCTAACAGATATGAAAACTTATTACCTGAGTTCAATATAGAATTCACTGAAGATGATTATACTGTTATAGATGAAGTTCATGACCATGTACTTGATATTGAATTTAAAGATAACATTGATTGGTCATATACACAGCCTACTAATAGTTATTATCGTGAAGGCTATAAATGTACTAATCTTATAAATTGTATACCTAACATATTATATATATTAAAATCTCCTATAAACGTTATGTTCTTTGATGAAAATAAAAACTATATTAGCGATGCATGCAATAGTGAAGGCGATACTTATCCTAAAACTATAGTATCACCAAGCAATGCTAAATATATGACTTTCGGAAGAAGTTTAACTAATAACCGAGAATTTGACGTAAGATATAAAATAGTAAATAGAACTATTGAGTCTGTAAATGGAAAATTACCAACTATGATAAGATTTGGTGTAGAAGGTGATGGTATAGAAGGTGATACAACTGAAAGAAGTATGTCCTTATTGTCAGTTCTTGACATGTGTACTAGAAACCTTACTATTGCGGCTTGTATGTTTAGAAGATGTAAAAACTTAACTAAAGTAAATATAAATCATTTCATAGTTCCAGAATTTGCTAAAGATATATTTGCTGAATGTAATTCAATAGAAAAAATAGATGTAAGTGGATGGGATACTAGTAACGTAACTTCACTAAGAGGAATATTCTGTTATTGTTACGCATTAACTGAAATCGTAGGACTTGAAAATTGGAATACTACAAACGTACAAGATATGCATGGAATATTTAATCAAGACGGTAAGTTAAAATCAGTGAATGTAGGTAACTGGAACACTGCAAATGTAACTAATATGAGATTATTATTCTCTGATTGTTCGAGTCTAACAAATTTAGATTTAAGTGGATGGAATACTGATAAAGTTGAAGATACGCATGCTATGTTCAGCAACTGCACAAGTTTAACAACTATAGGTAATATAAAAAAATGGACTACTAGTAAAGTAAATAATATGGCTTGGATGTTTAATATGTGTAATAACTTAGAAATACAAGACGTAAGTGGTTGGGATACACGTAATGTAACTGATATGAATAATATGTTCTCTAACTGTTATAAAATGACTAAATTAGATGTAAGTGGATGGGATGTAAGCAAAGTAACTAATATGGATTATATGTTTAACAATCTTAATTGTCTTACTCTAAACTTAGCTAATTTTAACTGGAGTAATGTAACTGCTAACTTCGACGGTATGTTTAGAACTACTAATACTACTAGTCCATCATTAGTTAGATTAAACTTACCATCTTACGATATGAATACAAATTTAGGTACTGACTTCTTAGTAAATCAAAAAAATCTTAAATTCGTTAAATGTGAAAACAAAAATAATATTATTAAGATAATAGACCATCTTCCAACAAGACCTGCTAATGACCCAGGTAAAATTTATACTAAAATAGCTTTATCAGAATTTACTGAAATAGCTATAAGTACATTAGCTGCTAAAAACTGGTCTATTGTAAGTGTAAGCGAAGGATTAAAAGTTTTAACTAAATATAAATTTGCTAAGAGTATATGGGGTAGTATGCTTCCAGTAATAAACAGACCAGATAAAGAACTTACAAACTATTTTATAGAAGACGAGTATTTAGATACTGATAGTGTAACTGTTAAATATATAGGAGTTGCTGAAGAGCAAACAACTATACCTGCTAATGAAATAGTAACTAGAACTATTTATTGTATAGAAGGGGATTTATCAGGAACTGCCAATGCAATTAGATTTGGACCAAACGGAAGTGACCCAACAGAATATGAAAAGAAACAATGTTCTTCACTATTAAATATTATAGAATTGGATTTATCTTATTATGAAAAAATAACAGGCTTAATAAGATACTGTACAAATATAACATCAATGAATATAACAAAATATCCTACAGTACCTCTAGTGGGAATTGGTATAGAATCAGCATTTGCGTCAGCTAAATCATTAACTTCACTAGATGTTAGTAATTTTGATATTAGAAATGTATTTAGTTTACAATGGACATTCTATGATATGATGGCTGTAACAAATATAACAGGATTAGAAACATGGAACACATCTAACGTATCATCAACTAAAAGTATGTTTGATAGATGTTTTAATTTAACTTCATTAGATGTAAGTAATTTTAATACTAGTAATGTAAAAAATATGGGTTATATGTTTACTAACTGTCAAAAATTAACTGAAATAGTAGGAATAGAAAACTTTATTACTACTAACGTACAATACATGGAAGGTATGTTTGCTAGTTGTTATTTAATAACTTCATTAGATGTAAGTAATTTTGATACTAGAAACGTAACTAGTATGGGATATATGTTCAAAGATTGTCAATCATTAACTTCATTAGATGTAAGTAATTTTGATACTAGTAAAGTAACTGATATGACTAAGATGTTTGAAAATTGTAATGTGTTACAAACACTAGATGTAAGTAAATGGAATACTAGTAATGTAACTAATATGCTTGCATTATTCCATTATTGCTATGAACTAGATGGATTAGATGTAAGTAATTGGGATACTAGTAATGTAACTCATATGGAATCTGTATTTAGACATTGTAGAAAATTAAGTTCATTGGATTTAAGTAAATGGAATACTAGCAAAGTAAATAATATGGTTAGTATGTTTGGAGATTGTTATTCTTTAACTTCATTAGATATCAGTAATTTTGATATGAGTAATGTTATTAGAGCTGAATGGATGTTAGCTCGTTTAGACAATGCTACTACTATAAACTTAAATAATATTGTTATACATGATGATTGTGCAATAGAAAATTTCTTTACAAAAACAGAAAAAGCAGAAAGAATTTATATGAATGAAATAGACACATTAGATAAATTAGTTCAATATCTTCCAGATAGAAGTTCGACTACTACTGGACGTATAATAATGCCTAATAAAGACCAAGTGTCTGCAGAAACAGTTGCTTTATTGGCTGGTAAAAACTGGCACCTTGGATACTTAATTGCTTCTTATAAATACGACAGTAATATCTATGAGGACTTAATACCTATATTCAATTATGACTTTGGTGTGGATAAATATGTTGTTGTGGATACAAATGATAGTAAGGGTGTAATAACAAGAAATATAGAAGATGTTGATGGCACTATGCCTACTATAGTTAGATTTGGTAGATGGGATAATACACTTTATCCTAGATATACTTGCTTAATTGAATTATGTGATATGGATACCAACTATATAACAAACAATGATTATATGTTTGCTGGTTGTATTAATTTGAAATATATAAATACTACTAATTTTAATACTAGTAAAGTAACTACTATGACAGCAATGTTCTTTAAATGCCATAGTTTAACTTCATTAGATGTAAGTAATTTTGATACTAGCAATGTAACTAAAATGGATTGGACATTTGAACAATGTACTAGTTTAACTTCATCAGATGTAAGTAAATGGGATACTAGTAAAGTAACTGCTATGAACGGTATGTTTATAAACTGTAATTCATTAACTTCATTAGATGTAAGTAATTTCGACACTAGTAATGTAACTGGTATGGAAGCTATGTTCCATGGTTGTAATAATTTAACTTCATTAGATGTAAGTAATTTTGATACTAGTAATGTAAATACTATGCATGCTATGTTTGAGAATTGTAAATTATTAACTTCATTAGATATAAGTAATTTTGATACTAGTAATGTAACTAATATGAGTTATATATTAACAAATACTCCTGAATTAATTAAAATAACATCAAATGACCTAAATACAACTAATTCAATAATTCCACATTTACCTAACAGAACAGGTAAAGAAGCTGGTACTCTTGCTTACTATGATATAGACCCAGCATTATTAGATACAGAAACATTACAAGCTAAAAACTGGAATTTAAGCTATGAGCCTATAATGGTTAAATACATCTTTGATAGTAATGTATATGAAAACTTCTTACCTATAACACCAAGTTATCCACAATCAAACTATGAAGTTATTGATGATGTGAAAGCTGATGGTAGAGTAGTTAGAACATTAAAATATAAATCTGATAAGAGACCTACGAGAATAGTATTTGGTGATTCAAGTAGTGCGTTTACAGAAAGTGGTATTTTATCATTATTAGATGTTTTATATGTAGATATCAAAGAAAATATATCAAGTATGAATAATATATTTGCTAAAGCTGAAAATGTTACTAGAATTAATACTAGAAATTGGGATACTTCTAATGTTATAACTTTATATTGTGCATTCTATTCTTGTAAGTCATTAAAACATTTAGAAGTTGGACATTTTAAAACTGATAATGTTACTGACATGACATTTGTATTCTATAATAATAAAGTACTAGAATCAGTAGATGTTACTAATTGGAATACAAGTAATGTTACTGCAATGTATGGATTATTTGGTGGAAGTCCTTTCAAAGAATTGGATTTAAGTAATTGGGATTTTAGTAAGGCTACTAACGTAAGTGCTTTATTTATGAATTGTGAAGCATTAGAAACATTAAATATTTCAAACTGTAACATAAATCCAAACTTAACAATTGAACATATGTTTGGCGGAGCTGATAAATTATCTTTAGTTAATGTTAATAATTGTAGTGCAGATGTTATCAACTTATTATTATCAAAAGTACCTAATAGAACAAATAAAGATAGTATTAAGTTCTATGCATTACATAATACTAAAGAACATGCTTCATTAGATAAAACTACTGCTGATGCTAGAAACATAAAAATTGTTATTCGTGGTGGTAATATCAAAGCTATTCATTTACCTGATGAATTATTCCAATCTTTAGGATTAGGAAATAATATAAGAGTTAAACATGTTCATATAGGAGAAAGATTCCTTTAGAATTAACAAAAACAAATACATAAGAGATTACAACATCTCTTATGTATTTGATTTTTTATGTAAGTGATGTTGTAAATTAAATATTCAATAATAAAGGAGAGTGTAAATTAATCATGGCTGATAAAAGAAATAACGTCGTAATCGGTGGATCTTTAATGCCTTCTGGTAAAGATACACCTATAGACGCAAGATCAAGAATAGATACAATCGCAGATGTTGAAACGATTGAATTACCATATGTCGGTATGATGTTCTATGTTAAAGATGAACAGAAATTCTATGTAGTAAACTCTTTAAAATCAAAAGTCATAAATGGTATAAAAGTAGAAGGAATGTTAATAGATAAATATGCTGAAATAGCCATGGGAAAATCTGCATTTGATATAGCAGTTGAAAATGGTTATGAAGGTAATGAATTAGATTGGTTAGATGGCTTAGTTGGACCTCAAGGACCTATGGGACCAGTTGGACCACAAGGTGAACAAGGTATACAAGGACCTAAAGGTGAACAAGGTTTAGTCGGACCTGTTGGACCACAAGGACCAAGAGGAGAACAAGGACCTATGGGACCAGAAGGACCTCAAGGTTTAAAAGGTGATAAAGGGGACCAAGGTGAACAAGGTATACAAGGACCTCAAGGTGAAATGGGACCACAAGGACCTCAAGGTAAAGCAGGACCAGAAGGTGAACAAGGTCTTCAAGGACCAATAGGACCTATGGGACCTCAAGGTATACAAGGACCAGAAGGACCTCAAGGACCAGTTGGACCTAAAGGAGATCAAGGTATCCAAGGTATACAAGGACCTCAAGGGGAAGTTGGACCTAAAGGTGAACAAGGACCTCAAGGTCTTCAAGGACCTCAAGGTGAAAGAGGACCTAAAGGAGATCAAGGACCTCAAGGTGAACAAGGTCTAATAGGACCTATGGGACCTCAAGGACCTCAAGGTATACAAGGTGTAAGAGGAGAAAAAGGGGACCAAGGAGAAGTTGGACCAATAGGACCTCAAGGACCTCAGGGTGTACAAGGTATACAAGGTGAAGTGGGACCACAAGGACCTCAAGGTATACAAGGACCTAGAGGAGAAAAAGGTGAAAGAGGTGCTGATGGTACTTCTGTTAAAATAGTTGGTGTATTAGATGCTGTTAGTGATTTAGATAACCTTGCTGATGAAGAAGTTGGTAACGGTTACATCATAAAAGCAAACGGACACTTATACGTTTGCGTTGAACCAAATAAATTTGTTGATGCTGGTGAAATAAAAGGACCAAAAGGAGACCAAGGTCCACAAGGGGAACAAGGACCTCAGGGACCACAAGGACCTCAAGGATTCTCTGCATATCAAGCATGGAAAACATTAGAAGGAAATGCTAATAAAACTGTAGAAGAATATATGGAATCAATGAGAGGACCTGCTGGACCTCAAGGACCTCAAGGAGCAGTTGGACCTCAAGGACCTCAAGGTATACAAGGTGAAAGAGGATTCTCTGCATATCAAGCTTGGAGAACTATAGAAGGAAATGAAGAAGGTACTGTAGAAGAATTTATAGAATCAATGAGAGGACCTCAAGGTATACAAGGACCTATGGGAGAAAAAGGTGAACAAGGTGTTCAAGGACCACAAGGTGAAATAGGACCTGCTGGACCAGAAGGACCTATGGGACCACAAGGACCTGTTGGACCACAAGGTGAAAGAGGTCACTCTGCTTATATGGCTTGGAAAACTTTAGAAGGAAATGAAGCTGGAACTGTAGAAGATTTTATAGCTTCTTTAAAAGGAGAACAAGGACCTCAAGGTGAAAGAGGAGAACAAGGTATACCTGGAGAAAAAGGTGAACAAGGTGTTCAAGGACCACAAGGATTACCAGGTGAAAAAGGAGACCAAGGACCACAAGGTGAACAAGGACCTAAAGGTGAAAAAGGAGATAAAGGTGACCAAGGTGAAAAAGGACCACAAGGACCTCAAGGTATCCAAGGTGAAATAGGACCACAAGGACCTCAAGGTTTACAAGGTGAACAAGGACCTATGGGAGAAACTGGACCACAAGGACCTATAGGACCACAAGGTGAACAAGGTATACAAGGACCTCAAGGTGAAAGAGGACCAGAAGGAAAACAAGGACCACAAGGAGAAGTTGGACCTCAAGGACCACAAGGACCACAAGGACACTCTGCTTATATGGCTTGGAAAACTTTAGAAGGAAATGAAGCTGGAACTGTAGAAGATTTCGTAGCTTCTTTAAAAGGTGAAAAAGGAGATCAAGGAGAAGTTGGACCTCAAGGACCACAAGGTGAAAGAGGAGAACAAGGACTTCAAGGTGAAAAAGGAGATCAAGGAGAAGTTGGACCTCAAGGACCACAAGGTGAAAGAGGAGAACAAGGACCACAAGGTGAAGTTGGACCTCAAGGACCACAAGGTGAAAGAGGAGAACAAGGACCTGCTGGACCACAAGGACCTCAAGGAGAAGTTGGACCACAAGGTGAACAAGGACCTCAAGGACCACAAGGTGAAAGAGGTGCTGATGGTACTTCTATACATATAATAGGTGTTATACCTACTGAAGCAGATATAAAAGATATAGTTGGTGAACAAGCAGGAGATTGTTATGTTATAGAAGATAATGGTCATTTAATAGTATTTAATGGAACGGATTCATTTGTTGATCTTGGTAAAATAGTAGGACCACAAGGACCTAAAGGAGATCAAGGTGAACAAGGTCTTCAAGGACCTCAAGGTGAACAAGGACCTGTTGGACCACAAGGACCACAAGGTGAAGTTGGACCTCAAGGTGAACAGGGTATACAAGGAGAAGTTGGACCTCAAGGTGAAGCTGGATATACTCCTGTTAAAGGTGTAGACTATTTCACTAAAGAAGATATAGAACAAATAAGCTATGATGATTCGGAATTAAGAGCTTTAATAGATGAAGAAAAACCTTACTTAATGGATATAGATGCATATCCAACTAGTAAATTCTTATTTGCATGTGGTATACCTATGTACGTTAATGTAAATAAAGACCATAAATATAGTGCGGAATTACCTGAAGATGAAATAATCTGTAGTTATATGTGGAATGAACGATTAGAGTATATAAATGTACCTGCAGCAGATGCTGGTAAATTAATGGTATTCGGAGGATACGGACCAAATAATGTTAATATTAAGAGAAGTTTACCAGCTACTAAAGTGGTTGCTAGAGGAGTTAATATCAAAGGTATTTGTGGTGGTAGCTACTTTGAAGGTATAGTTGGAAATGCTGAAATAGATATTAAAGATTGTGTTATGAAACAAATAATCGGTGCTGGTTGGTGTGGTGCGTCAGTAAATGGAAAACCAGCTAGAGTGAATGTAGTTCACGATGTTATAATAAAAGCTGAAAATATGACTGGTTGTTCATTATTATTCGGTGGTTCTCAAGGATTCGGTATTGCTGATACAATTAATATAAAATTAATTAATTGTGAAGTAGGTTGGTTGACTGCTGGAGGTTCTAATGGATGTTCTAGAAATGCAGTAGTAGAAATAAACGGAGGAAAATATACTTGTGTTCAAACTACAAACAGAGGTATAGTAAATAATGCTAAAATTATATTAAATGACGGTTTAGTACAAGGATTCTACTGTGGAGGAGAAACTGAAGATAAATCGGTTAACGGTATTATAGAAGATTGTGAAGTAGTATTAAATGGAGGTACTATTAACAGATTCAATAAAGGTACAAATAACGGTGTTGATGGAGATGTTGATGTTCATGGTATTATAGCTAAAACTAACGTTGTTATCGGAAATATTCAAATGCTTGAAAAAGTAGACGAAACTATTGATGATAGTGACCTTATAAAACAAATTCAAGCTCTTAAGGAGGAATTAGCAATGGCTAAACAAGAATTACGAGATATGAAATATGGTATAGACTATGAATGGATACATGAAATAAAACAATCTGTTCCTGGAATGTATGTATTCGATCGTGAAACGGCTCCTAAACTTTTTGAAGAAATGGATTTCGTTGAAGAAGAATATAACAACGGTAATATTACTAATGCAGAATATGAGGCTTGGTGGACTCAATTCATAGAAAAAGATAACTACAGACTTTATGCTTTAAGATTAGTTGAAGACCACAAGGCTTTAAACAGATATGATGCATTAATACCATATGATGGAAGTTTAGTACAAGTAAAAGGAGAAGGTTTAGAAAACTGGGATGCTGTACCTAAAGCAAACTGGACTTGGACTTTTGATGGAGAACAAATAATATTAAATGGAATGTCAACATCTAATATGGTATTTGTAATTTTAAAAGTTAAGCATTAATATAAATTAAAATCACATAAGAAAGAGGTGAAATTGAATGGCACTTTCCGAAGAAGCTATACTTCAACAAATTAACGTATTGACTACTAAAACAGCAGAAAATGCTGAAATGATATTTAAATCAATTCCAGCATTAAATAAAGGATTGAATCCTGAATACTTTAAAGGTAATGATACTAAAATAGTCAATGCTATAAATAAATTGGCTGCTGAAGTTGACGTATTAAATGAAGCAGTTATAAATATGATAACAAAAGTTAATAGTGTTCTTATGGATACTAATGGTACTGCTAATAAAGAAGAGTGGGAAGAAACTCAACAATTGATGGGTGAAGAAACTATCATAGAGGGTATCAAAGCTATGTTGGAAGGTAAACTTCAAGATAAGCTATTACAATTAGATCCAGCAGATAAAGATAAATTACTTTCAGTAGTAATAAATACAGAAGGAGTTCCTGAAGTTAAACCAGTATCTATAGATTCACTTACTGTGGAAGTTGGAGCATATGATGTTTCTTACGCTAATAGAGATTTTAAACAATTAAACAGTATAGGTGAAGCAATAGATCATATTCTTGATGATATAAAACAACCAAAAGATTGGGATCAACTTGTAAATGTACCTAAAATAGCAGATGAATTGGTGATAGAAGAAAATGAATTAATATTAAAATCATTAGAGGATGATGAATTATCTGTTATACCTATAACTAATGATAGTGATATAGATAATATAATCAACTCTTTAGATATTTAATGTCTTATAAGAACAATACAGTAAAGGTAAATTTGGGCTTATTTTTATAAGCCCAACTTATTAATAAAAATCTAATTAAAAAAGGAGTGTATTATAAATGTCTAAATTAGTAGATAAAGATAGACTTGCGAAATTAGCTAAAGCTCTTGATGATAGATCAAAAGCAGGAGACGCAGCTAACGCAGAAGCTATCGCACAAGAAGTAGAAGATAGAGAAGCTGCTATAGCACAAGAAGTAGAAGATAGAGAAGCTGCTATAGACGAAGCTGTAACATTCGAAAACGGTATAACTACTGTTAATGCTTTAGGAGGAATAGCTGCAGGTACAAGTTTAGATGGAAAATCTGTTACTGAAATACTTGACATGTTATTATTCCCTTATGTAAAACAAACTATATCTAATGTTAAAGGAACACCTAATGGTGGTACTTTCGAACATGGTAATAACCAAACTATAACTGCAGTTCAAGCTACAGTTACTAAAAAATCTAAAAAAATAACTAAAGTAGAATTATTACAAGGAACAAATGTATTAGCTGTTAAAGAAGGTGACGAAGTTGCTAATGGTGGTACTTTCACTTTCTCTGGATTAAGTGTTGCTGTTAATTCTGTTAACGTTCAATTAAAAGTTAAGGCATACGATGAAACTGGTGCATCTGTTGAAGGTTCAACTGGAGCATTCTCTTTCGTTTATCCTTATTACTATGGAGTATGTGAAGCAGGAGCTGCTGTAGATGAAGCTTTAGTTGAAGGATTAACTAAAGATGTTTCTGGTAAAGGACAAAAAGCTTATTCATATACTACAAATAACCAATGTGCAGTAATAGCTTTCCCTAAAGCACATGGTGTATTAAAATCTGCATTAGACCCTAATGCGTTCGAAAATATAGCTGCATTTACAAGACATGAAGTAACTGTAAATGGATTAGATGGTAAAGATGTTGCTTACTACGTATACGTAAGTGGAGCATTCACTGGTTCTGGATTTAAATATACATTCAAATATTAATATAAATAATAAATAGGTAAAGGAGTGAAAAAAGATGGCTTTAGATAATCAATTCGGTAAAGGTATAGGGGTTGCCGCTGGTTTTGACCTTGGAGCCCAAAAACCTCTTGATGCGAGGGTTGCTGTTAATACGATAGCAGAAAGGGATGCTCATGTAACAAATAACAGAGCATACGAAGGGATGTTAGTTTATGTTGCAGAAGCTAACATGACTTACCAATTAGTAAAAGGTGAAGAAGAAGGGCAATTAGTATGGAAAGAATTTGGATTTAACCAAGCTGATTTCGATGAATCGTTCGATGGTGCTATCCAAGATGTAGATGACAGATTAAAAGCTGTTGAAGAAGATTTAGCTCAAGGTGGAGAAATAGAAGCTAGAATAGCTCAAAATGAATCTGATATAGATGGATTACAAGGATTAGTAGGAAAACCTGTTGAAGGTGAAGAACCTGCTACTGGATTACATTTAGCTTTAGACAATGCTAAAGCAGAATTAGAACAAGATATACTTGATGAAAAAGGTAGAGCTGAAGGACAAGAAGCTGCTATAAGACAAGAATTAGCTGATGAAGCTGCTGAAATAAGAGGAGAAATGGCTGCTGAATTAGGTAATTACACTGTTGAAGCTGGTGAAGGTGTAGAAGGTAAAGAAGCATCTGGATTAAGAAAAGAAATAGAAGATGCTCATAAAGCTATGAACCAAGCTATGGCTCAAGCTCATCAAGAAATGAACCAAGCTATGCAAAATGCTGTAGCTGGAGAAAAAGAAAGAGCTGAAGGACAAGAAGCTGCTATAAGACAAGAAATGGGTGTTGAAGCTCAAAGAGTAGATAAAAAAATAGCTGACGATATAGCTGCTGAATCTGCTTTAAGAGTTGCTGAAGAACAAAGAATAGAAGGAAAAGTTGATGCTGAAGCACAAAGAGCTGACGCTGAAGAAAAACGTATAGTTGGTTTAGTAGAAGCTGAAGCAGAAGCTGCTAGAGCTGCTGAATTAAAATTAACTCAAGATTTAGCTAAAGAAGTTGAAGATAGAGGTAAAGCAGTTCAAGATTTATCTGATAAACATGATCAAGAAATGGAAGCAGCTGCTGAACAAGTTGGAAAAGATTTAGCTGCTTTAAAACAAGAATTACAAGGTGAAATAGATGCTGACGTTGCTGCTGAAGCTAAATTAAGAGAAGATGCAGACAAAGCATTAGATGAAAGAGTTAAACCTCTTGAAGCTCACGTTGCTGCACAACCAGGTGTAGATGCAGAACAAGATAGAAGAATAAAAGCTTTAGAAGACGATGCTCCAGTTAAACAAGCTGCTATAGAAGCTGCTCAAGCTGCTGCTGATCAAGCTCAATCTGAAGTTGACTTAGTTGAAGGTAGAGCTTTAGCTTTAGAAGGAAGAGCAGAAGCTTTAGAAGAAGATGTAGCTAGATTAGACGGAGCTGTTGATGTTGAAGGTTCTGTTAAGAAACAAATAAAAGATGCAGTAGATGCTATAAATGCAGATGCTGAAGCTTTAGAAGCTAGAGTTAAAGCTAATGAAGATGATATAGTTGAAATGAAAGCTGAAGAAGCTAAAATAAGAGAAGACTTTGCAGCTGCAGATGCTCAAGTATTAGCAGATGCTAAAGCTCATGCAGAACAAAAAATAGCTGATTTAGTTGACTCTGCTCCAGATGCAATGAATACTTTAAATGAATTAGCAAAAGCTATAAATGATAATAAAGGTATTTACGATGCATATGTAGAAGAACATAATACAGCAATGAACAACTTAAAAGCTGACTTACAAAAAGAAATAGATGATGATGTTAAAGTTGTTGCTGATGAATTAGCTAAACAAAAAGATGCTGAACAAGAAGGTACTTTAGCTAACCAAATAAAAGTTGAAAAAGGTAGAGCTGAAGGTGTGGAAGCTGCTATAAGACAAGAAATGGCTGCTGAAGCACAAAGAGTTAACCAAAAAATAGCTGATGATATAGCTGCTGAATCTGCTTTAAGAGTTGCTGAAGAAGCTAGAATAGAAAAAGCTTTAGAAGATGAAGCTGCTGAAATAAGAGGAGAAATGGCAGAACAACATCAAGCTATGAACGAAGCTGCAGAACAAGCTCATCAAGCTATAAATAAAGCTATGGAAGATGAAGCTGCTAGAGTTAACAAAAAAATAGCTGATGATATAGCTGCTGAATCTGCTTTAAGAGTTGCTGAAGAAGCTAGAATAGAAGGTAAAGTTGATGCTGAAGCACAAAGAGCTGACGCTGAAGAAAAACGTATAGTTGGTTTAGTAGAAGCTGAAAAAGGAAGAGCAGAAGGTAAAGAAGGAGAATTACTTGCTGCTATAAACAAAGAAGTAGAAGATAGAGGAGCTGCTGTTCTAGCTGAACAACAAAGAGCTGAAGGTCAAGAAGCTGCTATAAGAGGAGAATTATCTGATGCTATAGCTAAAGAAGTTGAAGACAGAAATGCTGCTATAAAAGTTGAAGCTGATAGAGCTAAAGCTGAAGAAGCTGATATAAGAGCTGACTTTGCTCAAGCTGATGCTGACTTACATGCTACTATAAAAGGTGAAATGGCTGCTGTTATACAATCATTAGTAGCTGAAATAACTGAAGATGGTATGTTAAGAATAGCTTTAGGTGGAATACAAGGAGACGATGTTTTAGTAATAAGAGAACAAGAAATACCTTTTGTTACTGATGATGAAATAGATGCAATAATAGCTGGATTAGATGCTGAATAATAAAATTAAGTAGATAGAGAATATTCTCTATCTACTTTTTTGTCATCAAAACAATGATATAATAAATATAATAAAAAGGTGGTAGATGTATAAATGCCAAAAATAAACTGGACTATAAGAAAACAAAATCCTATGTTTTATATTCAATTAATATTATCTGTATTTGTACCAGTTTTAGCATATTTAGGAATCAACTGGTCTGATGTTACTACATGGGGAACATTTTTCCAAGTTATAGTTTCTGCTGTAAGCAATCCATATTGCTTAAGCATAGTTGCTGTATCATTATTTAATACTGTTGTAGATACTAGTAGCCCTGGTATAAATGATAGTAATCATGTGTTATGTTTAAAATGTATATTTGATGATTGTGATGAACATGAAAAGGTTGAAGAACAACCTAAAGAACCTGAGAAAAAAGAATAAATATATACGTATAGGATAATTCCTATACGTATATATTTTATTTTGAATATTTATAAATATGTGCATCCAATATAATGCTATTATAATGTTTAAATTTAATCGTTCTAATATATTCTCTTTTAGGTAAAACTTCAGCTAATTTAAATATATGAACGTATCTATCAGCAGAATAATGTTTATCTATAACCATTGTTACATAAGCTTCATCTAACATTCCACTATCGATTATGGAATTATATAACTGAGCCCCACCGATTATAAATATATCATCATTCTTTCCAAGTTCGATTACTTGTTCTAAATTACTTAAAACTTTAACATTTTCAGTTTCTTCAATATCACATTCGCCATCACATAAGATATAATTAACTCTATTAGGAAGGGGTTTCTTTGGTAAAGAAACCCATGTATTATATCCCATTACAACTTTGTGATACATCGTCATACCTTTAAAAAATTTCATATCTTCTTTTATATTATATAATAAATCATTATTAAATCCTATAGCACCCATAATATCAGAACAAAAAATCATTTTAATCATTTATATGTCCTCCTATATAGCTATTGGTATAAATATTTTAGCTTGTGGTTCATAATCAACTACTTTAAAATCATCTATTGTAAAATCATAAAAATTATTTGATTTAGGTTCAAATATTAATTTAGGTTGTTTTTCACTAACAGGTCTATTTAATATTTCAGCTGCTATTGGCATATGTCTATCATATATATGCACATTTTGAATGAAATGCGTAAACTTACCTGGTTTTAATCCACAATGCTTAGCAACCATCATCATTAAAGCTACATACTGAACATTATTTATATTATTTGCTCCTAATATATCTTGTGCTCTTTGAACTAATGTACAATCTAAGAATTCACCTCTTACCGTCCATAACGTTTGGAAAGCACAAGGAGGTAATCCTATAACTCCTCTTAGTTCTTCTTCTTGCCATAAGCTCATTATATGTCTTCTACCATAAGGATTCTCTTGAATTCCTTTTAATAATGTTCCCATTAAATCATATTTCTTAACTATTGCTCCATATGTTGAACCAATTGTTCCGTCACCTATATCCCAACTATCCCACCACATTATACCAAACTTTTCTCTCGCAACTTTTAAATCATTAGATGCTTCTTGATAAATCCATAACATCTCTCTAATTCCAGTTTTCCAAGCAGTTGGTTTAATTGTTGTTATTGGGAATTCTCCTTTAGATATATCAAATGTCTCAACATACTGAGTTGTAAATATACTATGAGCTGGTGTATGAGTTCCATCTTCTTCTAACCAATAAGGTCTTGGGTCCTTATCTATAATACCATTTTCAATTACTTCAGTTAAAATTTTTTTATAAGCTACATCTGCTTTATTCATATTATTACCTCCTAATAATTTAATTATTTTTTATCATTCTTTTTACTTACATAATTAGAAATTTTTTCTAATAAATATGAACTTAAAACTAATGAACCTATTAACACTACACAAACTATCGCTTCTTGCATTTTACCACTTCCCATGTTTTATATTATCTAACGTATATTGTAAATATGTTTTTTCTGTATAAAATCCTTTATCGATTTCAGTTCGTATCATATTATAATATTGTGAAACTCTTTTTCTTGGCACATTTTCAATCCAAACATCAATTTCTTCATCATCAAATTTTATATAAGCACCATCTTTTTCTCTAGTATATAAAACATCATTAATTTTTTTAAATCCTAATTTTTCAGCTTCTGTTTTTAAATTCATTTTGGTATTTAATAATTGTACGTATCTCTCCAATGTCATTTTCATTTTAGCATCCTCCCTTAAAATATAATTAATGATAATAAACCTGTAACTAATAATATTACAACACCTTCATAAAATAAGTTTATGTCATGTTTCTTTAACCCTTTATACGTAAATTCTGTACTTAAACATAATCCTGCTATTATACATAAAATTTTAATCAGTGTAAATAACATTTATCAATCTCCTTATTTATTATTTTTTTATCTACTTATTTGTTATTAGTGAAATAAAAAGTTAGTAGGAATAAATCCTACTAACTAAAATTACATTTTACCATATAAATCAACTACAAGTCTTCCTCCTATATTTTTTACAGCAAATTCTGGTTTTAAAACTACATGTTGTCCAGAAATACTATAATCTGTTTGAGCCAATCTTCCTAATTCTGAATGGAATATAATTATATTATAAGCTCCCTCTCCAACGCCATATGTTTTTAATTCAAATTCTCTTTGATTTGCTACAGTAGATTCTAATACTTCTTGTCTTACGTCTAAACTCGCAACTACAGTTTCATCAGATACTATAGGTTTTCTAAAACTTTGAATTAAATCTATCCATTCATCTGGTTTAAATTCTCCAGCAGTAGAATCTTCTACCATACATTTGTAAATATGATGTTTGTCTTTAATATCTTTATAATAAACCTTTTGATTTAAATGATATACTTTAGTATCATCATAATCTTCTACTTCATCAATATTTACACGTAGAACTATATCAAATAAAAAAGCTATTAAGTTATCATGATCAAACTTTTTAAGATTCTCTTTAAAATAATTGATACTCAAAATTATCACCCTTTCTATTCTTTAATTGAGAACATTAATTCCCCATCTACCATTTCTATAACATATTCATTATCTTCTTCATCAAGAACTTTTATTTCTGTTTGTACAGTATAAATACTTGTTAATTCGTAATATAAATCATCATCTAACATGAATAATCTATAATTTTCTCCAGTAACACTATCTTTAATGAATACTTCTGGTTTAGAATGTTTAAGATCTGTTTCAATAACAAACATATCTTCTCCAATTACACCTATTTCGTAATTTAACATGTTACTGCTTAATAAGATTAATCTATCTGGTAATCCTTTAGATTCTTTTATTTCTATAATAAGTCTGTCCCCAATTTCAATTTTAACATGTGGGAAAAATATTATTTTACCGTTTTCATCTACAATAAAGTCTTTACCTTCTATATATACTTCATTTCCATTATATATAGTTACAGACGAACCTGGTTTATACCCTGGTATTATTAGATTATCGATATTATCTTTATCAACGATAATTATTTCTTCTTTTATTTCAAAGTTACAAACATTTTTTATTTCAGCATCATACGTATCCATTGCATGTTCCCATTCATCAGGATTAAATGGAACAGATGACTTATCCACCTTACAACGATATATTTTATGAATACCATTTTCTTTTAAATATATAAAATCTCCTTTTACATACGATTTACCCTCTTCGTAAGGCAAAACGTCTTCTAAATTAACTACAGTTAAATCTAAAAGGAATCTTAATACATTATAACAATCCAATTTCCCATAGTTTGTTTGTATATATCTTATACTCAAAAGAAAACACCTCCTTTATAATTTAGTTTCTTCATCTATTAAGTGATTGTTTCGGTATCATTTCTCATCTCTAAAGTTAACTATATCGGCAAGTAAATCGTTAAGATAAACTGTATTTACAGATAATATAAATCTATATTCTTGATTTTTATTACAGTTATAAACTAATAAAGTTAAATTATCCCAATCTATTTCATATTCTTTTCTTTCAATTTCCATTGTTCGATTATTCTTCAATACTTCAATATCCATGAATGTTGTTAATGGGATACCATGTTTATTATGATACTTTATAGCTTCCATTAGACTTGTGTTTAATAATACTGAAAAATCTAATGGATATGGTCGTTCATTTGTATCTATATCGAATGCAGGAGTAGTGAATATTTGCCAACCATTAGGCAGTGTTCTACTATAAATCTTTTGAGGAGTTGTTACATTTATCAGTTTAGTTTGTTCTAACGCCCCTTCACTTATACCTTCTCGTTCAAATTCTTCGAATACGGTATCATTATTAGATAGGTAAACATATAAACCTGCAGTATTGAAATCACATCTTAGTGTAAAGTTTATTAAACATTCATCGGAAACAAATCCTTTTTTAGTAGGATCGTCTATAGATAAATTTGTAATAGCCATATTAACATGTGAATGATGGTATCTAAAAAATTCATGTCTACCTGAAGCATTTTTATATTTGATAGTAACTGGGTACATACTATTATTATTTACATATGATAAAAATTCACCTATTCTATTTTCTTCACTTGTAGTAAACACATCTTCAAATCCAGCATCTTTTGCTAATAAATACATTATATCCCTGGATATAAAACTTTCTAATCCTACAACTGTAGTCATTTCCCAGTTCTGTCTAACTCTATTTTTGAAATAATGTACTAAATTTATTTGTTCCATTTGTGTTTCTACAGCAATAGTAACATCAAAATTTATTCGTAAAGCATTTAAAAGAAATTGGATTTGTCTTTTATTATCTCTATCAAAAAAGAAATTTTGTAAGTTACCAGTTTCTATATCATCATTATTTATATCATAAATTCTTTGAGCTAAGTATGTTTGATTTATAGGAAGTTCATCTAAAGTATCTATTTCTATTCTCGGTCTTAATAATATCATTGGTTTTTGTTTTTTAATAAATTCTTTTCTATTGTTATTATAAGTTGCAAAATCTTTATAAGCGATAGTAGAATTTATGTAGTTAGTTTTAAAATAATTTGGTGGAAATAGACTTAATAACCATGAATTAGCAAATGTTGCTATGTTTCCATAAGTGTGTGCCATACTAGCTGCTGCCATTGAATATCTCATTTGTTAACCTCCTTCTTGTTTATTCATTATCTCATTGTTTCGATAAGAAAAAATAGATAGATGAATGATCATCTATCTATTTTAACTCTAACTTTGTCTGTTACATAATGTGTTATATAATTGCAATCTAGGATTTCAAATATTTTCATAAATATAAAATCTAATTGCTCTTCATTTATCCCATTTAATAAATCATAAGGTTCAAATTCAATACCTTCTAAAGCAAAATCGTATACACTACATAATTGCATACCTTGATTATAGAATACTCCATTATGATATACTAAATCATGTTTATCAAAAACTTCACCTGTTCGTAATGTTGAATCTAATACTAAATCGAATAAATAATCCTGTAAGACCCAGTACTCACACTCACCTGCAGGTATCAATGCTCGTAAAAGTGTCATAAAATGTGATGTACCATCAATTACTCTATACATAGTATTATCTAATAAAATCATGTCATATTCTTTATTTAATATACCTTCATTAATTAAATATTTTATTCTTTCATTAATATAATTGTGATAAATTTCATAATGTTTTTTATCCAATATCTTATTATAAATTTCTCTATTATACACTTTAGACACTACCCTATATTGATTTGAATCTATATCATAGAACCATTCAATACTAAGTTTTTTATTAATGATTTCTTTATTGAAACTTTCGAACATTATTATACCCCCTTTATAATAATATCATTTCTAACATAAAAGTTTTTTCTATATCGGTAATAGAAAGTTTACAACCTGGTATATGATTATTATATAAGAATAATTCGTCCATCATTGCTTGAACGTAATTTTCAATAGCTTCATCATCCCAAAATATCGGTACACATAAAGTAGCTACTAATGATGCTGATGGATCTAAGTTTATTTTACATGGAAGATAAACCCTATGTTTATTTAAAACATGTTCTTTTTCTGGTCCATTTATTTCATACTCAGATATAAACATTCTCATTTTCCCCGTTGATAAATCTACTTCTACTTTAATAAATTCTATGTTTAAATTTTTGTCTTTCATAACTAAACTAGAAATCATATTACCAACCTCCAATAAAAAAATATATTAATAATTTGTATCAGTAATAAAAAATAAAGAGGTTTCCCTCTTTATTTTTTTATACTCTACAGAAATGACTTAAACCTATAGCTAAATCTTTTATAGGCATCATATTACCACTTAATAATCCGTCATTATGAGATATCATTGAATGTAATTTAGGATTATATTTTCTTGTAGCTTTAATTTGATCTTTAGCAGATAGCTTAGTTATTGTTAAGTTGTCGCCATCAAAATCTGCGTTAAGACCTGCTAATATCATTAATGAAATACCCATTGTATAATCATCAACTTTCTTTGTAACATCAACTATCTTAACCTGTAATATACTACCCCAATCTATAGTTGGTGCACGGTTGATTAAGCAATATGTTAAATCTTGTGATATCATTAATTTTATAATTTTGTATATCTTTTCACTAAAGTTGATACAACCCATATACCATTCACTGTATGCTTGACTTTCTGTAATGTTTTGTGTTGTTGCTAATTTTTGTATTATCTCAAACTTATACATTTCTAAGAATGATATATAAGATAATATAATTTCATCTGCTGCTAAGTTTGGATTTGATATTATAACGTTTCTTGATGTATAGTTCATTCTTCCTGCTAATACACCTGATTTTATAAACCCATCTTTCTTATTGATTAAACTAAACATCTTTTCATATAATTCATTTACTTTCTTTTGTATATAAGGTAATTTCTTATCTACTGATAATGTATCATTTGAATTATTCATTCTAGATACAGAACTGAATATCATATTATATATTTTATCAGTTCCATTTACAAAGTTAATTTCATTTTGTACCATTGCAAATCTTAATGCTGAACTAAACACTGGAATATATTGGAAGAATAATTTATCTTTGTTTGCTTTTACAAATGCAACATTTCCTTCCATATTTGAATTTCTCTTATTCTTTTCAGCATAATAATCTAATATTTCATCAAATCTTCTTTGGAATTCTAACATACCTATATTCTTAAATGGTTGATCTTTATCAATTTCAACTTCATCATCCAATAATGGATTACCGAATGCATCCGTATCTATAAACTTAGGTGGTTGTATAATATTCTCTAATATAGATTGCTTATTCTTTTCACCCATTATATTATTAAGATATAAATATAATGCTGGATGAATTATATGATAATCTTTAATTTTAATATAAGCAAACTTTTCTAAATCTATATCAACCAATCTAACATTTGTTCTACAATAAGGACATATAGATGATTCATGTGATTTACCTTCAAGATAGCCACATTCACAACTATATCTTTCTTTGAATGCATTTTCACTTGACATTTCACTATAGAAGAAATCCGAACGGATTCCTCCTTTATTATAACTACCATCTGTTGTCTTTTTATCTTTTATCGGTTCATATACAACGAATGCTTTTCCTGCTTTTAAATCTAATTCTGCTTCTTTATCTATATCAGCAATTTGTAACATAAATCCATTCTTTTCAATTCCATTATTTCTTTCTATTATCATACACATTACCTCCTATTTTTTTATTTACATTATAACTTTATTTAAATCTAACACTATCATTTCTATTCTAAATACTGTATAATCATTCTTGTCTCTTATATCTGTTATATATTTTTCTAATCCTGTATTTTCATCTTTATACGCTTCTATTATTTCATAATTTTGACTATATGATTTCATTTTCATATAATCGTCTATCAATAACTCAACATAATCTTCTGCCTTTTCTTTGTTCTTATAATATCTTGGTTCTCTAAAATATTCTAGATAAGTTACATTATAATTGTCATCTTCTTCTACCTTACCACCAAATATTACAAATAATTGATTCTTTTTCATAATTCATTCCTCCTTTAAATTAAATGCCATTATTATATTCATAGGAACATAATAATGGCAAAAATTCTTCAAACTCAAACTCTACAACTATATTATTACATAGTAATAATATAGTGATCAAATATTACGTTTTACACTTTAGTTGATTATTAATTTATCATCTATTCCAATCAAACTTGATGTTGTTACTCTATATTTTTCATTGCCCAATTCTTCAACTGAATCAACTTTAAATTTATACCATACTCCATTTTCTATACACATAACTGTACATCCTGGAATTGCTTTATATTGTACATCTATTGTAAATTCTCCATTTTCATAGAAATTTCTAACATTTATATTATTCATAAATAACCTCCTATTTTTATATTCTATATTATTTGTTAGTTTATAAATTAATTTTTATTCTACTTTTATTGTAGCACCTATCTCATTAAATTTTGCTTGTAATTCTGTAAATGTTAATCTAGCTGTAGATAATTTTCTAAATGTTAATTTATGATAAAGTTCACTTAAATCATTCCATATTATTGAACTATTATCATAATACACGTATAAATATACACCTGTATCAACTATAAACGTATAAGGAACTTTATAAATATCTGCTAATGTTGTAAATTCTAATAAAGTTAATTCTTCAGTTCTAACTGAATCGTGTAACATTTCTAATGCCATTTTATCAAATCTTTCAATATTAGTTGCTTTATTAGTTTCCATTGCTTTTAATATTTTATTATTTAATATCATAATATCAACCCCTAAATAATATTTTTGTATTACACTTTTATAATATATAATCGAAATTTAATCTTTTTACAGTATTGAAAAAAATAATACTGAATACCTAATTGTATTCAGTATTATTAAATTTTAGAATGTCATATCATCTAAATCTATTTCATTAACTTTTACTGATGTGTCATGCATTGCTTTCATTTTAAGGTTAAGTAATGCTCCAGTTAATGTAGACGTAGTTAATCCTATTGCATCTATTTGAAGTTTTTCAAATAGTCTTCCTACACATGTTAAACAAGCTCCTGAGTCACATCCACAATACATTATTGATCTAAGCTTAACTTTCTTACCAGCATATTTACCTATATTATTTTCATCTAATAAAACTAGTTTACCATTCTCAATTATATATCTATATAAAAATTTTGATTTTAATGATGGTGGTATAACTAATTCTATATATCCTTTAGTACCACAATCAGGTACATCTTTTCTTAACACAACTGCTTGACCTAAACTTGATATTTGTTTAGCCTTATATCCTGATACTGCTGTACCACATGATTTAGGATATTGTGCATTTATAACGTTTGTACCTGCTGCAGCTATATCTTCTTTACGTAATCCCTCAAAGAAACTTCTTTGAATGAATTGATATTTACCTATAGTTTTATTATAAACTGGTCCTTTAACTATACTCAGCTGTTTATAGTTATTTGGTATAGAACCCCTTGCACCAGAATAATATAAGTCCATAGATGGGTCATCACTTACTTCAGCTTTAGCTAATTCAACTAATTCTTTTTCTATAGCTGACATTACCATTATATCACCTTTTTCTAAAGCTTCAGCATTTTCTTTTATTAATTCTTCTCTACGTTTAATAACTTTAGGTACTGGTTTTAATCCTCTCATAGTAAATGATGCAGCTAATGGTTCATGGAATTGCATTCCTAGCCATTGTATTCTATCAAAATAATCAGCAAAATCAGTAGTGTTTATTTTATCTTCTAATAATAATTGTGCTAATTGACTTTCTAAATCTTTTAATCCATCAGCATCTATTACATTATTTACATACCCTATATGCTCAGCAAATCTTGGTTCTATAATAAACTTATTAAATATAAACGATCCTACAGTAGTACCCATATCGGTTTTATTCATATATTCTCCAGCTTTAAGTAAGAATACATCAGTAGGTTCAAATCTAGATTTAACTTCAACTAATTTTCCATCTCTATTCTCAACATGATCTGCAAATAATTGCATACCTAGTGTATATGTAATATCCTCAGGTTTTAATGATAATAAATATTGTTTATCTTCTTCACTAATTCTAGCCATACTATCATATCCTTTCATAAAAAATAAGTAGGGATATCATACGATATCCCTTAATATATTCTAAGATGTATAAATTCTATATACTATAGTTATATCTTTTGATAAAACTAACATTTCATTTGGTATATTTAATTTAGAGAATAATTTTACTTGTTTATAATCAGCTTCTCCATATTCATTAGTTGATAATATTCCTGTAAATAACCCTATTGAATTTATTCTTGCGGCTTCTATATCCCCATTTATTTCAAAGAATTCTCTACAATCTTTTTTATTTACTTTTAATATCATTTCAACGAACGTTTCTATCGGCTCAGTTCTATCTGTATTATGAACACCAGTAGCAACTTCTGAACCATCTTCTCCTTCTTCTCCGTCTTTCCAAAGAACTTTTATTTCTGGTTCATGTTCAAAAGATTTTAAGAAATAAGATATTTTTCCATCTACTTCATGACGTTTAAACCAATATCTCTCTTTATTAGAACCTGTAAATTCTTCATCAGTTATTCTAAATGGTATCATGTTAAATATTTCTCTTTCATAATATTTAACATCTTCAACAGCTCTTGATGCATCACCGCAACCACCAGTTCCTACACCGAATAAGCAAACTGCTGTTTCTTTTGGATATCTTTCTTCAATTGGTGCATTAACACAAATACCCATTATATCATTTAAATATTGAACCTCTATAGGTGCTTTAGCATTAAACACTTTTTCTAATATGAATAAAGCTCCACCTAATACTATTTGGTTTTCTTCTTCAAATAATTTTTCACCTGTTAGAGTATCTAATCCAGTTATTTTTGTTCTTAACACCTTACCTTGTGTACTTTCAACTCGTAAAGGCTCTATTTTCTTAGCAGGAGAACCAGCTATAGAATCATTTGAATTTATTTTATCATTTAAATTTATAACGTCTTTACTCATTTCATTACCATCCTTTCTACTAAATTCACTAAAAATCAATCTTATATTAATGTTTCAGTGTGTATTAATCTTCATGGATAATTTTTACACTATCTATTATTGTTATTGCCCCATTACTACTACATTTAGCATCCAATAAGCGAACTACGTCATTATACTCCCAATCAAGTTCATCTTCTTTTTCAAGTAAAGAATCATATGAATACTCATGTTTTAATTTATAGACTTCATTTTGATTATATTTAGGGAATACTAAATACTTAATTATAGGAACAAAATTGTCATCATTTTTATGTTTGTTAATAATTTGTATGTTATCATTATATTCTAAATCTAGTTTATCATACTCTTCTAAGGCTATCATAAATGATTGAAGTTTGTCTTCTGTTTTGTATATTTCATTGTTATATATGCAATCAAATATCATTCTTAAATCTTTTAATTTCATTTTATCTAAAATATATAATATATCTATAAACGTCATATGATCATTGTATAGGAAATCAAAATTATCTTCTTTATTCAGTCCTATTCTTATTTGTTCGATTTTATCAAACATTTCTGGATTGAATTTATGATATATAACTCCTTTATAATGATCTAGTTCTTTTATTACTAATTCATCATTATCAACTATTTCTTTAGATCCATGTACAGTATCTTTATAATCTAATTCTAACGATTCTTCATGGTGTAATCCGATAGATAACATGTAATCTTCATCATAATCAACATAATCTTTAGGTATTATTCTATTACTCATTCTAGTTTTATCAACTATTATCAAGTTATCATATTTATCAGTATAAGTTGAATATGTCAGTGTATCACTATATAATAAAGCAGGTGTTTCAGGGAATAATATATTAAATAATTTAGGGTCATCTATCATGAATATTTTGTTAGTTGCTTTATTGTCGAATATGTATAATACATTTAAATTTCTTAAATCAACAGTATACGATTTAAAGAAATTTATTAATCCTATTAAAGCATTAACTATATTATTATTTGTACCATTTAATGATGTTATATATTCTAATTTTGGTATAAGTTCATTTAATTTACCTAATACATGTTCAATGTATATACCCGTTTTATCTTTATGTAATTCGTCTATGAATGAAGCTATATTAGGTAGTTTATCATAAAGATAATCCAAATATGTTGTAGCTACAGTACCATCATATTTTCTAAACGCTTCACATGTTTCATTTCTTACAGTGAATACATTATATAGTTCTCTATAAGCACGGTATTCATTTATATCTGTAGTATTAGCTAAAACATCCTCACAGAATTCAGCAAAGTTTCTAAAATTAGTATATAGTGTATCTATATCTTCAACCGTTCTTATATCTAATAAATCTAAATATTTAACTATCTCTGGATTTTTAAAAATTCTTTTATATTTTAAAATGTTTTCTCGAATCAAATCAAAATTTAAGTCAAAATTAAATCCTTGTACAGCTAATATCTTTGAAGGGTTATTTGCTATAATATTACCTTTCATACCATTCTTTTTAGATAATAAAGCACATAATATTATAACTGAATCGAATATTGAAACTGGTACTGAAGAAAATCTATCTAAGTTAAGATATAAATAATCCGTACCAATTTTCATAGCATCTTTATTTAAAATCCTTTCATCTAAAGCAGTTGTGTTATCTTTATGGTCAACTAATAAATTCAAGAAATAGGTTGTCTCATATAGCATTTTAGTTACATTTTGCATTATATTTATTCCTATATATTTAGTATCAATAAAGTTATAATCTCTCTCATAAAGCTCTTTTTTAAGTTCTTCTGTTTCCCACCAATACACATCGTCAGTTACAACTTCATCATAATGATATCTATTATATTTAGTTTCTAATGCACTTATAACGTTACGTTCAAGTATATCTGTTGATTGGAAATAAACATCAAACATTTTTTCATAATCATAAACTTCAATTATATTAAAAGCATATGGGTCTGTTTTTAGTTTATTTTTATCAATATGCAATTTAAATCTTCTACCATCTTCATTAAATAAATATATTGTATCATATAAATAATTTGCAGCTTCAGTTGCTAATTCAGCACATAGTCTATCATCCTTCATAAATATTCTATAAGTATCATCAGTATCATCATCTTTTATGTATAAATTTTTTGGTGCATACACTGTATGATCAATAGCTTCTACTGAAGCTAATTTATCACCTTTTATACATAATAAATAATTACGCTTATTAGAACTTTTTAAAATAATACGTTTTCTGTTAACTTTTGAATAATCTATTTCATCTGGAAGTGGGTAAACTGAAGTATTTACATGCCCATTAATATCTATAGATATTCTGAATATTTGGTTTTGTCTATCATAAATTAAAAAATCATCACGATATAATCGTTCTTTTTTATCTTCGATTTTCTCACTATGCAATACTCCATCCTTAATAAATATTTTATATTTATTTCCAACTCTATCTTTTAAATAATACTCGTCTATAGTACTAGTATATATAGTTGATTCAATACTACATAATCGTTGCTTATCGTTTACAGAAAGATAGTAGACTTTATTGTTATTAATATCTTTAAAGTAAGTTTTAACATGGTCGTCATCTACAGCCATATATTTATATGCTGTAATAGGTTCACCCTCTTCATCATACTTTCGTTCTCTAACTAAATAGAATTTATTTATATGAACACGTTCATAGAATAATGTATTAGCAACATCATATAATACTTTATCGGTAGATTTTAATCTTAGTAATCTATTAACATTTTTTACAATCATTCTTTGATAATCTAATGGTAAATCATCATAAAATGGTATTCCATACACATTAAATAATTTTTGAACTGATACTAAGTCATAATAATCTCTTTCTATACCCATTTTAAGTGTGTCAACTATTAATCTTTGTATAGTCATTATCATTATATGCATACCTATGAAATTATCATAAAGATTATACCTAACCTTAAACGCTTTATTATATACCATTGACATAAAATATTCCCTACAAAAATCATACGTTTCAAAGAATGCTCTTAAGAATACATTATCTAATATAACATCTGAGAATATTATTTCATAATTTTTAGCCTGTCTAGCTCTAACAAGATTAACTGTCTTACTCCCTAAATGTTTTAAATATTCTTTTTCAGGATATTCTTCAATCATTCTTTTTATAACAGAACGTTCCAATTTAATTTGAATTTCCTTAGGATATTCATGAATTGGTCTATCTTCATCTATTTTATAATAGTATCTTTCATCATCAGTTAGATAAAGATAATCTGATTCACCTTCTTCAATTGGAGGTAAACCGATAAGTTCTCTATAATAATTATTACCTTCAACATATTCATTTATTACAGTTTCCCTCATAGATTTAAGAACAGCTTTCCTTTTATTACGTGGTATTTTATTCTTATCAGCAGCATAAATCATAAATTCACTAGCTTGTGTAATCCCAGCACTAACCAATACATCTATAGGATATTCTCTATATGAATTAAACGTATCACGTTCTAAATACGCTGCAATATATCGATCTGCATCACGTTTAGTATCTACAGTTTCATATTCTTCTGCTTTATGCGATAACTTTATAACTAAGTTATTTATAATAGTTTGTATGTCATCAAGCATATATTCGACTTGAGATTTATCGTTCATTCATCACATCTCCTTCATTTTTTATAGTTCTAAACAATCACTTAAGTAATTGTACAAAAGCTAGTTTTTGGAAAGGAAGTGAAATAATGGCTAATAAAATACCAGGAATTGAAGTCAATAAACCAAATCAAAATCCAACTATAGATTCAGAAGATAGTTTTTACGAAATACCATTCTATAAAGATCCAGATTATATGTTTAGTATAGAAAATGAGGTAGCATTCGTAAATGCTGTTGAAAGAATGGTTAGAACGTCTAAATACTATTCAAGATATATAGCTCATTTAAAAGTTGATTTAGGTTTATGTTTCTGTCAAGTTAAAGGTAATATTTCCGAAGACGAAGAAACTGGTGTGAAAGACTTAATAGAAATGCATCATGGTCCTATATTAACATTATTCGATGTTACTTCCATTATATTGAATTATATGTTAATTAAGGGTATGAAAGTAACTACATTTAGTGTAGCTAATAAAGTAATCGAAGAACATTTTAAACACAGGGTTCAAACTGTAATGTTATGTGAAACCGTACATCAATTAGTTCACGATAACAAAATATTTCTAAATTACAAACAAGGTTTTGGGGATTTATATAGTTTCCTAGAAATATACTGGGAAGGAATGGATAGTACACAAGTATATAAAATATTGGACTATATTGAGAAATCTGAGAAATACGATAGTAATGATTTTGATAATCTTAAAGTCATTATTACTAGATGGAAAACAGAACATTTTGAATTTGATGACGAATTTTAATTAAATGGAGGTAAAACTATGATTACTTTTTTATCAATATTATTGTTATTATCTATACTTGGTTTAACATCAGGTATAGCTGTATACGCTTACTATGATATAAATAATAAAAAAATTGTAGCTGATAAAAATAAAAATAAAAAAATCCGTACTGAAGAAGAATTAATGGGTATAGTGTTTAATATATTAGAAAGAAAATGGGCTTATAGAGTTCAGTTTCATTTTAAAATAAAAGAAATAGGAATACCTAAGTTTGAATTTGAATGGAATTACTTATTAGAAGAAACTATAAATGCATTATCACCAGATGTATTGGAAGAATTAAAATACTATTATAAAGATGATGAAACTACAATAAAAGCAGTATCTGAGATGATACAAATATATTTATACAATTACATGGAAAGTAAAATGATAAAAAGATAGATGATAACCTTAGGTTATCATCTATCTTTATTCATATATGTTAACAATATAGGATACCTGACTAGTATGGTATCTTCTATTGGGGTTTTACCCTGTTTAAATTAAACTAGTACATATAGGTACTAAATATTTAAAATAATTATATGAAATGTCTATCGAATCGAAGCCCGAACTGTCTATGTTATCGAGACCGTATACTCTATTTTCAACGATAATGTTAAGCCTGTACGTAGACTGCACATTCATTTCTCTATAATATCCTAAATCTAATAATCTTGATTTATAGCAATACACAAAATTAGTTACATAATCAATCAATTTGGATTTATTATTAATCTCCATCAATGAAAAATATGTTTTAAAGAATTCGATCATGTGATGTCTATGCTGATCGTACACAGCATCACCAATTCCCTTTATATCTAATTGATTGGAGTTATAATAAAACTCCAATTTATTCAATTCCATATAACTGGTATAAATATTTTTAGGTATAAATTCAATATTACCGAATTTCCTGATATTACATCTTCTAGAAACGAAAATGGCATCTTTCTTTATAGCCACAATATCCTCCACATTCAATTTGTTCGTAACAATAAACAATTTACGAGCTTCTATGAAGGCTTCATTTTCCTTCTTACTTATTTGTTCATCTTTTTTCTTAAGTAGACCCATGTGAATATTACGGTCCCTTTTGTCCATTTGCTCTAATTTCTCTATGATCCTTTTATCTATATAACCAAACTCTTTAGCTAAATTTAATCCTGCTGCTCGTATATCGTATTCTATTATTTCACCATTTATAATTTGTCCTATGTCATGATTAGTAAAATTATGTCTCTCCCAAATGTTTTTAGACAATAATATTCACCTCCCTTTTTATTAATTGTTTAATAAACGATAAAAAAATATAAGAGTCAAACGCTCTTATATTTTCATATATGGTACATCAGATTCTTTTAATATACCTTCGTCAATTAATATTTTTATATCTGCTTTATATGACATTGCACATAATCTTTTTGCTAATAATCGTCTTGCTTCTTCTTCATATATATAAACTTCTGAATCAAATCTTTCATCTAAGAATCCTAATTCATCTAACTTTCTCATTATATCATCCATTCCAAATTCTCTTAGTTTTGTATAATAAGTTATCATTCTAAACTTAAATGCTTCTCTAAATACTCTTAATGCTTCAATCTTATGTTCTGCTCTTGCATTCGCTTTTATCTGTCTTTGTTTTGATATAAACATTTTTCTATTAAATTCTGGTTCTAATTCGTTAATATTTAAACCATATTCATCCCATCTTATTATCGTCATCCCTTCTTCTTGTGAGAATTGTTTTATAAATGTTTTGACTATATAATCTAATATATCATCGGTTAATGTTACTGTATTAACTCTCTGTGTTGTATCTTGGAATATTGTTGGAAATACTATAACTAAATCGGGATAATCTATAAAATCATTAACTATAGCTATTTGTCTACCTTCACTGAATACGTCATGTACAAATTCACTCCAAGCTTTTTCCATTTCTGGACCTGGTTTTTTATATCTATTAGAATTTATCTTATTACCTAATCCTGAAAATAATAATGCGTCTTGTAACACATCTAAATTATATCTCTCTATAGTTTTATATTTTTCATCTGAATCGAATAAGAACTTATATTTAAATTTTGTATTATCTAATTCCTCTACAACTCTTTCTAATTCATTTTCAAATATAGCTATACATGTACTCATACAGTTACCTCCTAATATTATATTCACTTTTATTATATATAATTAAAATATTTACCTATTACACATGTAGATATTATTCTACATGTGTAAGGAAATCTAATCTTGTAGTTGCTCCACTTAACTCTAATATATTTATCTTCATTACTCTATTAGCATAAGCATCTGTTAAATTTGTTTCTGCTAAATCATTCATTAAGATTTTAGTTTCACCACACATGTTATGTTTTTCATTTAACATATCAACTATCGCCTTCTTAACTAACTTATCCACATCTTTAATTGTTGCTATAGATAACATATCTTCATATTCGTTTATAATTTCTATTTCCTTTTCTGTCAATGCATATCTCATTATATCGTTACTTCTTTTAATTGCATAATCCTTCATGACTTTTTCTGTGAAATTTAAGTTTCTTCTTTGTAAATTACGTTTAAGTTCACTTTTCTTAGTTATTTCATCAGGTATTTCTGTATCAAATATTGCATCGTATCTTAACTCTATGTTTATTAACACATATTCTTTCTTATTGAACATTTCTGGTTTAAATGTATCTTCATTAGAATCTATATCAACTAACTTAGCTTTTATTCTTGGTCTTACTATTCTAGGATGAGTTACACAACCAACTTCTTTAGCTAAACTTCCACCATATTTAAATACGTCGAATACACTATCAGGTAATACATTTCTATATTGAAGATAATATTCGTTTAATATATGTTCTTTTACATTTGTTATATTTGTGAAATCTGTATTAGTTATTATATCTAATATATTAAGTTCTGTTGGAGACATTACAGCTTCCATATCATAATAATATACTATCTTATGATCATCCAATAAACCTTCTAATCTATATCCCTCATTTAATAATTCATCTCTTAATTCCATTTTAGCTTCTCTTAACATTTTAACCATTTGATCACTATCTTCAGCTATATTTAAATAATAATCAGGATGGTTTATATCTACACTATTTTTAGATGGTTGAACTACTTCATAATACTTGTCTAACATTTCATAATATTTCTTTAATTCTCCTCCAATGTTCATTATTAAATTATGTCTAGGTGGTTTCATACTATCTTCAAATCTATTCATAATTTGTCCAACTACCATATTTCTGTTTGTTATAACATCATATAAATCTTCTGGAACTTCAACTTCTTCGTCTATTCTATAAACTGCTTGGAATTCTGATTCTATCTTATCCATGTCATAATCAAATTTGATTAACATATGTCTGTATAATGGGAATGCGAAATCGTTTGGTTTCCATCCTCCTAAAATATTCTTAGCATTTACTCTTGGACTATAATCTAAATCTATAAACTCACCATTTAGATAAGTTGTATAAATATCTCCTGTTGTATAATCAGATTCATCTTCTTCTAAACATCCAGCTTCTTTATATCTTAATTTTATTACAGTTGTTAATGCATCTTCTAAATCATCGTAAGCTTGGCGTAAATCTTTTTCTGCACTATAAACTTTATAATCTTTATCTAATTTTTCTTGTTTCTCTTGTTCTTCTTTAGCTTTTATTTTTTCTTCAGCTTCCATTCTTTCATTAATTTCAAATAATTTTACTAAATCATCCATTGAAAGTTCATCACCCATACTTTCAACTTGATTCATAAAATCACTTTCTGCATCAAATGTAGTTCCAAAGCTGTTTTGGAAATCTGCTGTAAAGAAATCATCTAAAGATGTTGATATAACTTTATTATTTTCATCTTCAGCTACTCTATCTATTATCTTTAATTCTGATTCATAACCTTTAACTATATATTCTTCATCTTCATAACTATCTGGAAGATCTTCTAATTCCTCTTCAGCTTCTTGTTCTTTATCAAATTCTTTCTTTAATTCATTAAATAACTTATCATATCTAGCTTTAGAAAACTTTTCAAAATCTTTTATATAAGCATCTACATTTTGCATTGTTAACTCTAATGCTACTAATAAGAATGGATATAACACCTCATCATATTCTTCTTTTCTAGATATAATTTCTTCTTTAAGATCATAATAATTATCTAAAGTTATACCATAAGGACTTTTAACTAAATCTGTTAGCATATTAAATTGATCCATAGTTCTATCAATTCTTTCTTTTATATCTTCTGGCATTTTAAATTCTTCTTTAGGTGCTTCTTCTATAACTATTTTGTCTATTACATCTACCATTATTTCACCGTTAGCATCAAACTTAATATATCTATCATCATGAAGATTATCAACTATGTTATCTATTATATTTGCATAACCAAATGCATTTCTTAATGTTGTATACTTAACTTCTGTATGACAATCTGTTTTTGTACATACCAATTGTGAATATCCTGATTCATATTCTAATGAACTTCCACATACAGGACATCTAGCAATTTTCTTCCAAGCTTCATTAGTTAATTCATAAAGATATCCATAATCTAATACAACTATATCACCATTCATTCTTCTTCCCCAGTTACCATAATTCTTATTACTTGTACCCATATCACCTAAGATATAATTCTTAACTATGTTATTATTATCACCTAGTTCTATTGATAATGTGTCTAATATCTTCTTAAGCGTTGAGTTATAATCAATGAAATCTTCCTGATCCATAACTGTAACATATTCACTTACTAAGATAATACCATTTGTTTCATATGCTTGTGCTAAATATTTACTTTTATATTTAGCTTGTGCCAATTCGTTCATATTATCTATATAAGCTAGATAATTATATGCTACTTTTATAATATGATTGTCAAGAAGACAAACGAATCTGTTTGTCCCCTCACCAATTCTTCTATAATCTTTTCTGTGACCAAACTCTTTTGTAAATAATTCATCAAATATGATTGTCTTTTCTACTATACTTATACAATCATTTGAATAAACATCATAAATTTTTCTCATAAATTCCTCTGAGAAATTTTTCTTAATTAAACTTTGAATTTTAACCTCATCAACTTTTACTAATTTTGTTTTCATATAAATTACACATCCTTTCTTTCATTTTTCATTGATTTTTCTAATAATGTTGCATCAAACATTGGTTTACTTTCATCTAATGCTGCATCTACGAAATCATCTATATTAGTTCTTTCACTAAACATATTATTACCGTCTTTCTCAGATGTTAATTCGTATACTTTATTAGCTAACTCATCATTATTTTTCATATAGTTTAATAATTGTGATGGTTTTGGTTCTAAATAGAATCCATGCACTCTTGTATCTATTTCATTATATCCAGTTGCTTCATCTCTTGTCATTGTTGATTTATTAACATTATCTGCGTCTTTTGTCAACTCTGTTAATTTACCTTTAGCTCTTTGTCCTAATTTTCTAACATAAGCTGAAACGTTACTTTCACCACTTCTAACTTCTGCTTTAACTGATTCTCCAAATGTTGCTGAACCTTTTGTTTCATATACTGAACTTGCAACTTGACTCATATTAGATTTACGTTTTTGATCTTCTTGATATTCTTTACTGAATGTATATTCTACTGCATATTTAGTTAATTCTGTAACTTTTGTTTTATCCACGGTATTACTTAAATCATATCCGTTTATTGCGATCAATTGTTCTTCTAAGAACTTTTTATAACCTTCTTTTGTATATTCATTATTAATTAATTTTGCTTCTGCTATTGTTCTATCGTAATCATTTTCATACATCAATTTATCATATTCAAGTTGTCCTACTACTGCATTTAATGATAAATCATCAAGATCACTTACATTATAGAAATCTGATTCATAATAATGTTGTGTTGATAACATCTTATCACTATCTAAACTTTCTTGTATTAAATAACCTTCAAGTTGTTTATCTGGGTCTCCTGATCTGATTAATTCTTCTGCGTAAGCTTTTATAGATTTGAAATTGTTGATTTGTGTAAATCCATTAATGTTATATTGATCTGTTTTATATAACATTTTAAGATCTTCAGGTAGGTCTTTAAACTTAGGTGGTGTGTTATCATATATTTTATAATCTAATCCATCTACTTCTATTTCTTCTATTTCATCTTCAAATTCTTCTCTTATACGTTTACCCATATCTTTAACCAATGCTAATGCATTTAGATTTATACCTTTATCTAATTTTATATTTCTAGCATTTTTCTTGAATCTAGGTTTAACTGTTGGATAATATTCATAAGCTCCAAATATACCACCCAATTCTTTTGCATAGAAATAATCTTCTTTACTTCCATACTTATCGAATAATGCTTGTTTATAAGTTTCTATTAAATCCTTTGCTTCTTCATAATCTTCATAACGTTCATATATAGATCTCCCTAAACCTCCTTTACCTTTATCTTTTAATCTTTTAACAAACTCAAAATATTCTTCTTTAGTTTCTATTAATCCTGGAATTATTACACCAACATCTTCTCTAAGATCATCTGGAATATCAGCTTCATTCATTTTATATGTTGAACCATTATACGTATTAACATATATATTATTCATTACTTCATCAAATGTTGGTTTCGTGAACTGTGCTATCGCCTCAGATTCTTCTTCCTCTTTAGAAACTATTTCATTATATCTATCAACTGCTTTCTTACTAAAACCGTTTTGCATAACAGCTTTAGGTTTACTACTAACTCTATTACTATTGATACATTCTTCTATAAAATCCATTGCTACATCTGTTTCCATAAATCCATATGAATTATCTTCTTCTGAATTCTTTATTGGACATTTTCTCTCATCGTTTATTATTGTTACTTTAAACTTCGGATGTGTATCTTCTATTATATCCATATGATAGTTAAGATAATCATCATCAGATTTGAATTCATTATATATCTCATTTAACTTTTCTCTACTCATTGGTGTTCTTACTCTTTCTACAATATAATTTACTGATTTACTTTCATCAATTTTCTTAGCCATAAGTTACCTCCTATTTATTTTTATTTTATTAATCACTTTTATAATATATAATTGAAATTATACCTTTTTACAGCAGGGTAAAAAAAATATGAAAAGGATCATACAATCCTCTTCATATTTATTAAGTTTTACATTTTACCATCTTCTTTCATTTTTATTATAACTTTCTTTAACCATGTATCATATCTACCCATTAATTCCATATTTCCTAAATCATATTTTGTTAAATGAGCAATATCGTGTTTTTCAGGTTCACCACTTTCTATTTTATATTCTAACATACTTGTATCTATTTTTATTAAAGATATAACACCCATATGTTCAGAACTAACTTTATTATCGTTAGATTGAATTAAATACATAGGTTCTATTTCTATTATATCTTCAACTTTTAATGTTAACTCTTCAGTTACTTCTTTCTTTAAATTTCTATTCATTATCGTTTTTAATCTTGATCTAGATGTATCTCTTTTATCTACAGCCATATGTCCTTGGATCATTGTAAATTTACCTTTGAATCTCTCTCCCTTACATTTTAAAACTATTAATTCATTTTTATGAACATCATATACAACAGCTCCGATTACTAACTGTTTTACATCATCTCCATTATATTCTAGCGTATTTCTATTAGCTTTAAATAAGTTTATTCGTGTGTATAATTTATCTGTTACTGGAAGAATTTCACAAGGTAATTTGAAATCTGTATAATATATCATTTCATCATATCTTTCATATAATCCATTTTGTCTAAATACTAAATCTCTGTTTATTTTAAACTGTTCTGTTCCAGGTGTGTATTTATAAATTTGTGCTACTAACGGATCTATAGCATCCATATCATCATCTGATATAGCACTCGAACCTACTGGAGTTCTGTATATAGAACCGTCTAATTTAACTAATTTAACACCTGCTTCTTTAGCCATTTGTTTTGTAAACTCGTTTTCATATTCGTCAATATAATATATTTCTTTAATTCCTGATTGAACTGTTAATTTAAAACATGTAACACAAGGATACGTGTTTACATATAGAACAGCTCCTCTTAAATCCTCTCCCGTTTTTAATGCGTTCATTATTGCATTCTGTTCAGCGTGTACAGCATAACACATATCAAGCATTTGTCCTGATGGTATGTTATGTGCACTTCTATAACATCTATTACAATTATCTATACAATTAGGAAGCCCACTAGGAGCTCCATTATATCCTGTTGATAAAATTCTATTATCTTTAACTATAACTGCACCAACTTTTCTTCTCATACATGTACTTCTTAAACTAACTTGAACACAAATGTTCATATAATAATCGTTAACATTAATTCTTCTATTCATATTTTATTACCTCCTAATCATTAATTTCAACTTTATAATTATACATAGCCTCATAAAGATTGTTTGGTATAATATCTCTATATTCATCTGCAACTTTTTGAATATATTTTTCTTTAAACATTTTATAAGCCTCAAAAGCTTTTATTGTCGTATCATATCTACCTAATTGGACTCTACCATCGAGTGTATTACATGATACATATATACTTTTACCATGATAATAACAACCGATAGGTAAATTACCTCGACGCATATCATTTTTTGTAAATAAACTATTTATCCTTTGTGGTACGAATGTACACGTTTCAGATGAATATTGTAAATTACCTTTAATTAAAATATCTTTATCCAAATGCATAATTTCGCCTGGTATTTCATAATAATTTTCATCGAACCAACTTGCGAAATTTTGAAAACAAAGCCAATCATCAGATACATAACAATTGATATATGAAGGATTTGATGTTGCAGTTACTTTATCATAACAACGAGCTATCATATGTTTCCATACATTATAACTATGAGGATGGGTTTTATGTGAATACTGTCCTTCACCTATATACCCTACTCCATATACAGATTTGTCATAAACATTTTTAACTTCTCCTTTTATAAATGCTTGATAATTTGTATAAGTTTGATATTTGTATTCATCTTGAAATTCAACTAACACTTTTCTATTATTAATATATTCTATTATTTTCATGACAGTTCCCTTCTTATTAAAAGACTCTTCTCCTAAATGATCTACTGATTTTCTCATAAATCTACCTCCTATTTTTTATTCATATATTTTTGTTATATCTAATTTAATTTTTCATAAGCCATTTTATCAACTATTTGATTACCTTCGAATATCATTTTAAATGTTTCTAAATCTATATCAAAATATTTGTCTATGAATTTCTTATGCATATGAAGTATTTTACTTTCGTTATTATGTGAATTAATATGGCATATATAAACTGGAATAAACAATTGTAATGATAATATATTTATATATGCAGATTTAATTAATTCTTGGTTCTTTACTTCTCCTGTTGTACTCATAAGAGTTTCGTCAGTTGCTTTCTTTAACCAACCTTTCATCCATTCATTTAACGATTTTTCGCATAATTGTGAATCAGTTATAATTACGACATTATTGCAATCATGTATCTCAACCATGTTTTCTAATACATATTTAGTTCCTTTATATATAGCGTACATTTCAGCATAATTATTCGTATGGTTTCTTAACAAGATAGATTCTTTATGAACTATTTTACCATTTACATATATAACATATGCAGCAGCTGCATCAAATCCTTTAGAATTATTAGCACTTATAGAACTGCCATCAGTTACAACATAAATAGAATTATTCATATTAAATACCTCCTTATATTTATTCACTATTATAATATATAATCAAAATAACACCAATTTACACAAACATATCTATAAGTAGTCATAGGACTACTCTAAGATCTCTCTGGGATCATTAGAATTTTACCTCCAATAAAATTTGATAAAATATATTTTTTATTTAATTAAACAGTACGGAAAAAATATGTGTATATAGTGATATGAATTCACTATATACACATATTTTATTTAGTTAATAATGCTATCTTACCTTATCCACTATTGATAAGTAACACTATTAACAAATACCGCTCACTCCTACATCAGTATACGGTACACCACACTATTAGCCAAAAGTGTGATTAGTTGAGAATAAACCTACTAAGCCTCGGTGGCGAGATGCAATCTAGCGAGCATATATATAATGTAGTATATACACATACTCCCGTACCCTCCACTTTTATTCTTCTCCCTACATAATTGTTATGTTGGATAAAATTTCATTAACGTTTATGTCTCTTTTTATTTTTAGTTTCATTTCTCATATCGTCTCTTTTTGAAATTCTATGTGTTTTTTTCGAAACATAATTATTCATTTTTGCAGCTGCATTAAATTCATTATTATTTTCACTCATCGTTTTTAATGAAATATTTTTAACACTTTCTATTAGGTCATAACCTAAGTACATTAAATCTGATTTAATATCTGGCATAACATCTAGTGTTAAATAGTTCATTATTTCATCTCTATATTCATTGTCATAATCTAACAGTAATATATTTATACCCTCTTCTGATATAAAAGTGTCATCCTCAATAGTCATTAGATAACATCCATTTATATACTCTTCTTCATCTATTTGTAATATCCTAAGAACGTTAACTAATTCATACCATTTATAGCCAAGGTCATCGATAAACACAGGAGAATCTACTTCAAATAAACAATAAAGTTCATTTAATAGAATTTCCAATGTACAGTATTTATTATTTAAATTGTACATTATATAAGCACCCCTCTTTCTCGATTTTATCTTTAACAAATTCAACGAACTCATCAGTTATTTCAAAAATGAAATGTTGTCTACCACGTTTAAAAATAAATCTCTCCCTAAAATATAATGCGTATAATTCTCTTTCCCTAGCTCTAAATTTTATATTAACACAGAGTTTTCCTAATTTAACAGTAGTATTAGGATTTTCTTCTATTGCCAATATACCCATAGATTTTAACATATTGGTTACACTTTCAGTATCAGCGTTCACTAGTTCACCTATCATATTATACGGATAATATCTTATTTCGTTTTCCATCTTTTACACTCCTTCCTTGTTTTAAATATTTGTTTTATTTTTCTTATTTTTTTGGATCTGTAACAATCTTCTTCATAAATTCTTCCTGTCCTATTAAAGATAAAGGTCTGAAACCATCTACATCAATATATGTATATTTAGTTTCCAATAGAGAATAATCTTGACATTCTTTAGAGAATTTTACTATATTCTTTAACTTGTCTTTCATATCTTGAGGCATATAAGGTTCATATTCTTTATAGAATAATAACCAATCTCCTCTAACATTTTGAACAGGTATAAATAACATTCCCTCATGTACTAACTTATGAACTGTTGTTGATAAAGGTATTAACCCAACTCTACATTGATAATGTAATTTCATAACTTCTTCACATATTTCAAATAGATTAATTTCCCCATAATAATCCATGTGTTTAAGAAGAACCGTCATAGTTATATCATATAATGTAAATGGCGAATGATGAATTTCTACTTTAAACTTACTATAATGATCCATCTTAGAATTTCCAAAGAAACTACATTTAGTCATATCAATATAATCTTTAAGAAACTTAATGTAATCTTTATACTCTAAACTAGAACGTATCATTCTTTCACATGTCTTAACAGTTTTAATCTTATCTTTCTCAGAAGCTATATTATATATCATATCAACATCAGGGATCTTAGAAATATCAACTTCCTCTATAAGTCTATCATTCTTATAACTTTCTATTTGTTTTGGTACCAATCTCATTGTATCACTCTCCTTTATAAAATTGTAGATAAGAAAAAAAGATATAACCTGAAGGTTATATCCTTAATATAATCCTGCTTCTGGTTGATATGATGCTAAGAATCTTTCTAAACATAATGGTATGTTTAATATTGCACCATAAACCGAATCTTCTATTACGTCCGCTTCACCATATATATTTAATGTATTTACTGTATACATTAATTCCCCTAAATGTTCTCTTAATAAACCAAACCCATCATCTAATATTTCATATTCATATTCACTAAATCTCAGATTATCTAAATCTCTTTCAATATTATCAAAATACATAAATAATTGATTATATTGTGATGTTAGATATTCCATAAATTTTGTTATCATCATAGGAGTTAGATAATGTCCTGCCAAATATTGTATTTCATAATCACTTGCTAAATTATCATAAAAGCTGTCAACCATTATTTCTCCACCCTTACAGAAATGGTAATGTTCTTCTCTAAATCCATTTATCATATTTTGATCTTTAGTTACACCAATTATAAATGGACCAGGATCAACATTGTTATATCCATATATTATACAATATTCTTGTTCCATATACATTACCTCCTAATATCTATTAATATGTGTTTCTATATAATTAACATCTACAAACTCATCTAATTCACTTATTTTAGCACGTCTTAATTGTGCTATTTTTTCTGCTGTAATCATAATTGCATCAGTTATTCTTTCTTTCTCATTTTCTGTTACGTTTAATAAATCCAACATTTCATATAAATCTCTTGCAGAGTTATCAATGTTATTTACTATATCAGCAATTGTTATTAATGTAGATTTTTTCATATTACCAACCTCCTTATTTTCTTGTATTCCTCGATATAATATATAATTGAAAAATACATGTTTTACATAAAAGAAAATACATAGAGGAAAAGTCCTCTATGTATTTTAAAAATTCTATAAGTAAATTTGTTGTTGTTTAATCCAATCTTCAGATACAGCTTTAGCTGCATTATAGTTAGTTACTTTAGTACATTGATGTAATGCACCCCAGAAACCATTTTGATCTCCTTGTAATGCTGTAAATTTAGCTCCGTTCCAGAATTCAGGAGATGTACCTTCAAGATTAGCACATCTATAGAATATACCATAAACCATTCTTAATTTTTTATTTTGACCTCCACCATTTAAGAATGTCGCTCCAACACTCGTCATATTAGTAAATGCGAACATTTTTCTTGCATCTGTAATAGTGTTTATTGAGTTTCCAAATAATAATGGAGATACAGCACCTGTAACTGGTGTACCCATAAATAATTCATAAACAGTAGTAACTTTAGCTTGTTTATCAAATGTTCTAGGATGTACTTGACAGTTAGTAGGAACTTTATACATTCTATTAAATACAGAACTACAATCTGTTAGTGCTGTACATTTTTCAAATAATACAGGATTACAAATATAAGTTATACCTGTCTCCTCTTCAATATAACCTTTATTTATAGCTTGACAATCTTTAAATAATCCTGAAATATTTGTAAGTTTAGTATATTTACGAGATTGATTTTCTGTAAATAATAAGTCATGTGGTATTCCACCTGGCATTTTTATACATTTATTAAACATGTTAGAAATACTAGTAAGTTCTAAACATTCCGCCAATAATCCTAATTGATTAACTTTTATAGCATCACCTATTTCAGCTATAACATAATAGTTACCACTAGCATTAATTATAGTAGCTAAGTTAGGAGATAAGTTAACAACGTCCGAATAAGCAACTTCTGTAAATGGATCGTTCATAAATTCTACAACACGTAACGCACCTTCAGTATCCGCTGTTACTAGTTTATATGATGTTATACCTTGCACAGTTTCATATTCACCAGTTGGTAATTCTTCATCGATAGATTCACAACCAGCAAACATACCTGTTGTATTAGTTAATGTTTTTCTACAAGTATCGAATAATAATAATGGTATTCCTCCAGAAACCATTTTACAATTTTGCATGAAGTATTGTGCTTGTTGTAAGTTAACACAATCTACAAATAAATCTTCTGGTATAGTACCAGTGAAAGTTTCACAACCATTTATAAATGCTGAAACCGATGTTAAACTTCCACAATTTTTAAACCATTCATTACTTATACCAGTTTGTGGGTCTTCACCATTTCTAACATCTATATTAACTCCTGAAAGAGCAGCACAACCACTAAACATATATGAAACAGTTTGTAATAACTGAGCTGAATTTTTAAATAAACCTTTAGGAATATGTCCTTCAATTTTACTACATCCTTCAAAGAAACAACCCATATCATAAATAAGTTTGTTATTTATAAATAAATCTTCACAAACACTATTTCCACGTGTTAATACGTTAGATCCTTCATAGTAGTGACAGTCCACTAATGATTTACAGTTTCTAAACATTCCTGCTACTATTTGTACTTTAGGTACAGTATTTAAGAATGTTTCATGATAACCTGTTATACTAGTAGCTTGGAAGAAACCTTCATTTGGATACCTAGCAGTTGACCAAGGTTGGTTATCTTCTGTATTCATACCAAGGTTAACTAAGTTTTCAGCACCTAAGAAGAATCTAGAACTTACTATACCTTCCATAGCGTTACATTCAGCAAATACACCAACAGCTTTAGTTAAGTTAGGTAATTTATTAGTATCCCCTATATTAACTCTAAATAAACTTTCTGGTACTGTTGGTATTTTTCTACATCTTTGGAACATACCATTCATCTTAGTCAATTTAGTATTTTTAGATAAGAATCCATTAGGTATTTCACATGTTAAGTTTTGATAACAATCGAAGAACATGTAAGCACAGTTAGTTAAATTAACCAATGGATACATCATTTCTCCTAGTCCTTCTTCTCCAGATGCTAATGTATAACAACCACTAAACATTGCAAATGTAGAAGTTATATTTGGACTTCCTATAAATATATTAGGATATTCATCTATATAATGTGTTAATTTATGTGAACTTGCAAATATAGATGAAACTGTGTTTAATTTAGGTTTATTATGTAGTAAATTTGGTCCTACTGTAGTTAAGTTAGGCATTCTACTAAATGTATAAGATAAATTATTTATTGTGTCTGCACAAGGATTGAATAAATCTCCATGTACAGAAGTATATCCTGTAATATCAAATGCATGATAAGCATTTTGTAAATTACGGTTTTCACTAAATAAATCAGCAGGTATTTCAGTTGTAGTATCTTCGGAAGTACCTAGTATACCAACTAGTTGGTCTTCACTATACATATGACACATTCCTGTAATGTCTGTTAACGTTCCACCACAAGCATCTAATAATTTTTTAATCATAGGTGTTTTTGCTCTAAAACATCTATCGAACATATAAGACGCATTAGTAACTCCTACAAAGTTAAAATCAAGTCCATCTATATCTGATAATAAATAACAACTTGCAAATAAATTTGAAATTGAATTATTTGCGTTTGTTAATTCTCCTGATATTTTAGTTAAATTCTTACATGCATAGAATAATCTTTGTAAGTTTCCTGTAAATTGTATATCTCTTATTTCTGTTAATGATGTTGCACTATCAAATGATAAGAATGATAGATTAGTTAATTGAATCATATCAATAACTTCATCTTTAACATCTTCAGAACCGTATTGTATCTTTGTTACACTTGAGTTTGATAAGTCTAGATGTTCTAACGTATCCCATGGTAAAGCAGACTCACCATTAGCTGCTTTAATTGCTTCTATTTCATTTAAATATTTAGGTAATCTTATAGTATGTGCTGATGTTGTTTGTGAAACTATAAGTTTCTTCAAGTTGTACATTGAATACAGTTTTAAGTCCCTCATAACTGGACTAGTATTACCTTTCATATTTAAAGTCTCTATATTATAACTATTAGTAACATCAAAACCTGCTATAGACTTACATTCTGATAAATTAACATCTTTAACTTTTGTACAGTTAGTTACTGTGAAATTTTGTATTGTTGAACCAGCAACATCAACAGTTTCAATTCTATTACATCTGTTTAATTCGAATTTATTTATATTATCACAACCAGTAATTCTTATATCGTCTAAGAACTCTGCCCCATCTATTGAAATATTTTTAATACTGCTTCCTGTTAAGTTTATACTATTAAGCACTGTATCTCTAGGGAATACTATACCTGTAAATGCAGTATAAGCTATATCAACAGTTTTTAAGTTTTTACAGTTACTTAGGTCTAATGATTGAGATTCAGTAGCTGTACCTAATAAATAAGAGTTAGTACAGTTAAGATTTCTTAAGTATATATTATTACCTACTTTAAGACCATTCATACGGTTAGAATATGAGAAGTCTAATTCAAGTATTTTAGTTGCATGTTCTATTCTGGCTTCAGTTAAGTTCAATGATTGTAATCTGTTTATACGCTTAATATTACCTGCTCCAGTTATAGCCATCTCTTTATTTACACCTCTTATTGGGAATGAGAATAGTGTTCCTTCATGTTCTATTCCTGTATCAGGGTCTTTATATCTAGATTCAGGACCAACATAAGCAGTAACTTTACCATCGGCACCAGAACCGATACTTACTGTTACATATTGTGGTGAATATGTACTTATACCTAAATAACAACGTACTGTAGTACCTTCACCTTGACCATATGCAGCATCTGAACGTAATCCTATTTCAGTATTTAACGAACCTGATTCTTTATAATCAAATATAGTATCTAAGAATATCAATCTTTCTTTTAAGAATTTTTTATATTTTTGTGCTCTGTTACCATGAAGCATTTGTAAATAAGTAGAGTCTTTTTCTGTAACTTGAGATAAATATTTAGAAGCGGCATCTTTATTAAAATAAATTTCTCCTATTACATCATCTGTATCCGCCCATATAGATCTAGTTATATTCTCATAAGAATACACTCCACTACTTCTTAATTGATTATATGCTTTTTTAATTTCATCTTTAAACTCTTCAGCGAAAGCATTCCAAAGTTTACTTGATGTAGTATTATAGTTCATGTAACGTAAATCTGTTGTTTCATCAATATGACTAGAACCTGCAAACGTACCTTCTGCGTTGGTAGGTGACATATCGTCTAATATTTCTGCGTCAACACGTATTATTTCTGTACCTGTATTTGAAAGTCCCATCTGTGTATCCATGTCATATGGTCTTGGATAGAATTTAACTCCATCCCATGTATCCCACATTGAGTTTTTACCACAGTTGTCGACTTGTGTGAACATTTGCATTTGTAAATAATATGCTAATGTGTAAGTTAAATCTAAATGAGCTTCAAAATCTTTTTTGAATGTTCCAGCTTTTATAGAATCACTTACCCAATTAACCAAGTCAACCATTGGTCTATAAGTAGCTTTTTCATCGTCTTCGTTAAATGTATATCTAGCTTCAAAGTCATCCATTATATAATCTATCTCATCATAATCTGCAACGAATTCTTCGAATGTCAAATAACTTATAGTTCCATCAGCTATACCTGCTTTAAATTGATCCATTGTACATTTTTCTGGAGTAAGACCGTATTCTTTAAGATATTCTTCATAAGAGTCATCTAAATAATATTTATAAACGTTTTTTATAGAATCTTCTAGTTTATAGAAACATCCTGCTGTATCATTTGCATTGGCAGTTGCTTCGTAAGAAATACAACTATCTTTACCAGAACCTATAACATCACCGTGGTCATCATATAAATCACATTCAAATCCTAATTCTTTACCCTCTTTATCTATATTAAACATAAATGATCCAACTAAAACGTTTTCACTACTAGCTTCACCTTCATTATAATAAACTATACAAGGGAAACCATCTATAGCATCATGATACCCGTCTTTTTTAGCTGGAGACATACCACCTAATTCGTCTATAACTTGATTATAGAATCTTGCAGTAGGTGTATTATTTTTATGTGATTGCTCCATATAGTCACATTTCAATGTATAGCAGCTATCTTCTACCCAATCAGGTGCGTTAGGAGGAGCAAATTTAAATTTAGATGTTTTTTCTTGATCTACCCATGTTTTTATTTTATAGTTTTTAACAGGATATTGTAGTGAAGATGTACCTTGTAAATATACGTCAACATTATCAAAAACTATAATATTACCTTCACCATCATCATATTCCATTACACAGTCAACAAATGTCTTTTTAGATTCTTTTTTATCTTTAATTGAGTGTAATGTAGCAAATTTAGCGTTTCCTTTAAATTCTTCTCCACCTTTTCTTTTAAATACTATTGTAGGTAAAGATGCAATTTCTAAGTTATTTTTATCATTTTTTTTCTGTTGTTCTTCACTATCATATATATGAGATATGTAGTTTTGTAATACTTCAGAAGATTTTAAGAAACTATTATAAATACGTATGAATTTTATTTCACATTCCCCAAAGTTCTCAAATGATATTTCGCCAGCAGCATTAATCATTCTACAAGCATTAAGAATCAATGGATAAGCTTGTTTTGAACCATCTAAGAATTCATCTTTTTCCGATAATGTAGTACAAGAACAAAGAACACCGTTTATATATACACGAAGTGTTTTTGTAGGGTTAGCATCTTCTATCATGGCTTGCCCGACATGATCGAATGTTCTGACATTATTATCTACTACTAATGTTATATGAACCCATTCATCTTCCACGAATTGTAATTTGTTTACTTGTAAGTTAGATCCTATAGCCATAGTATCATATGATATAGCAACACCTGGGTCGCCTATAGAGTCTGCTTTCATACATGTCATGACTCTAGCATTTAATTCCCCTATATTTCTAGTACGTATAGCTGTTTCAAGTGTAAATCCTTGTTGACCACCCATACTAAATATTGAGAATGGACTATAAGGACGTGGTTCCCCATTTACCATTTGAACCAGTTCCCCATATGACTCACCTGTAAATTTAAGCATCATTTCTCCGTCATCTTCATCAGTTAATGTTTCATCAATATGTTTCCATCCATTAGATGAATAGTTTAATCCATGAAGTAATATTCTATATTTATCCCCTGTATGTCTAGAAGAGTTTTGCCATACATCTGGAGAACCGTCATTATTTCTTTTTGCATTAGCATCGAAATATGCGATTAAGTTAGGGTTATCTATATAAGGAACTTTTTGATATGTTGATGTAACTACTGTCATAACTTTTATAGCTGGTTCTTTTGTTTCAACAAGTCTATCGACAGTATATGCTTTTAAAATATATCTATAAGTACCTTCTTCTAATTTACCTACTGACCAATAGTTAGTTATATTAACCCTAGAAGAAATTCCTGCATCGGCAGTTTTAGCAACTAATTCCCATGATCCTAAGTTATCTTTATAAAGTTCACCTGTCATTACAAAGTAATCTGCTATTTTAGATATAACCCTAAAAGGAATAGAGAAATACATATTAGTATCAACTTGTTGGTCTTTAGCTTCATCTATGATAGCTATTTCATTTTCTTCAAGAACTCTAAATACATATTCTAGTTTATTAGATGTAAACACACCTTCAGTAGTATCATTTACACTTTCACCTGTATATGCTTGAGCATGTAATCTATATAATCCACGTTTAGGTATTCCAGTTGAAGTCCATACAGATTCCATATATGTTCCTTCTAACACTTCTGTAGTTTCTGCTACAGTTTCACCAGTTTCAACATTTACGATTCCTATGTTTAATTTCATATTAGCACTAGCATCTGCTAATGAAGCTATATATGGGAATTCTACAGAATCACCTTCTTCATAAATAGCAGTTAATAAGGTTTCTTCAAATGTACTTGTTAATTTTAATCCTCCGACTATAACTTTAAATGTTAATGTTTCTGGAGCAGGTATAGTTAAATAATCAGTAGCAGTTACTGTTATAGTATATGAACCATCAGTAGTTATTCTACCTAAGTTAGCTATAACAGAACCTTTAGCTCCATTCCATGCTTTTACTAAAGAACCATCTCTATACACACGATACTTACCATCACCATATGTATTACTCATAAAGTTAAATTTTATAATTAATTCTTCATCGTCTTTTAAATATATTTTAGTACCCTCTGGCATACTAGCATCATATGATAAAGTTGGTATTGATGATTCTTTTTTATTTATTTTATCCCAAGTTGCTGGTACTTTTTTACCATTTTCATCTTCTTTAACAGAAGTTACTATATAAAATCCTGGATTGTCGTCATCAGACTCATCTGAAATTATATAAAATATAGATCCAACATTAGCTTTACTTTTAAGCATATCTCTATAATTTGGAACTATAGTTGTACTTGTACTACTTACTGAACTCCATACACCTGGTGTACCACCTTCATTACAAATCCATATAGGTTCATCTACAGAAGTAGCACTGTCATTAATAATCATATCCCCAGTTAAATAAGTACCTTCAGTTGGAATAGAACTACCTCTCATTATTCTATTCTCTGTAAAATAGGTATTATTTTTATCAGAGATTAATTTATTCTTTTTATTATTCTCAGACATTTATTTTTCAACTCCTTTTAAAAATAAATTATATTTATTCATTACAAAATTGTTTCTGTGATGAAAACAAGTATTAGATAAGCCAATGGCTTATCTAATACAATTATTTTTTATCTATTAATTTATCTATTTCTCCTAATAATTCTTCTAATTGTGCAACTCTGTTTTGTAATTGCACAATCTCTTTGTCTTTATTATCTTTAGCTACTCTTTCTTGTTCTAAAGCTTTTTCTAATTCTGCTATTTTTTCATCTCTTGCTTCTACATCATCTTTAACTGCTAAAAATTGTTCTTTAAGCATATCAATATTAGCAAATAATTCTTCCACCGATAAAATTTTCATTGGTTCTAATTCAGGTTCTACTTCTTTTTTCTTTTTAAAAAATAATCCCATATATAAAACCTCCAATTTTTTATTATTGATATTCATTATAAGATTGTTTCTAATGATAAATATAAAGATTGGAGTATACCCCGTACTTAAACGAAGTATACTACAATCATCAACCATGGTTATAAATTTCTATCTTCGTCAACTCGAGGACAGATCTCTGTGGCATAGACTTGTATGCCTAACTTACTATATTGTTAGTATTAATATAATTTTATATAATCACCACAAATAAATGCTTGTTTTCCTTTATATATAACACCAAACCAATTGTTAAGACAATATTTAACTGTAACAACTTCTCCTTTTTTATATTGACCAAGGATTTTTTTATATTCTGCAGTTCCAGGTCTTCCTGCTCTAACATTTAATGCTGATGCAGTTATAACTGCTTTTTTATTATAAGTTCCATTTTTAAACTTACCATCGGCATTTTTATGTGGATCTACAGGTTCTTTCGGTTTAGTTACTTCAACAACTGGTGCTGGAGTTGCTTCTATTTTAGCAATTATAGATTTTAAAGTTACTGCATATTTTTTATCCGTAGCCCATGTTCCAGATAAGCCTTCTACTGTAGGACACTTACCATATAAATAGGTAAAATGTCTTGGATCTAATGTTGTACCATTGGCTTTGTATTTATCATTTGGATAATTTTTAGTTTCAGGTGAATACTTAGGACAATTCTTAGCTCCTGCATATAATCCAAGATGATCAGCATGGGCTTGAATTCCATCAGCCCATGATTTAAATCTCATATGTGCGTTAGCTTCATAATCTCCTCCACCTTTTGTAGTTTTTAATCCACACGTGTTATGGAATGAAGCATTTAATACTCCACCAAAATTAAAATATCCTGTCTCACAACAAACTTGTGCTAACATAACAACAGGATTTATTCCATTACCTTCTGCAGCTTTCCATATTATTGGTAAGTTTTGTAATAATAATTTATTTGCTGTTTTTATTGATTTAACCCATGCTTCTGCTTGTGCATATGTTGCTGTTGCTTTTCCTAATATATTCATTATTCATCATCTCCATCTTCTCTTATTATACCACATATACTATTTATTTTTCTTAATAAATCATTCTTCTCATTTACTACATCAATAAGTTTATCTTTCAATTTACAATTATCTTCATATCTTTCTTGTGCTTCAGATTCCAATCTTTTTATTTTATTATCTCTTTCTTCTATTCTATTTTGTTGTTCTTTTATAACATTATTCAACTCATTTATATTTTCTTCTTTCACAGCAAGCTCATTAATATAACCTTGCATATCTTCTGTAAGTTTTGCTATTATATCATTTAAAGCTAGTTTATCATTCTCAAGTTCTATAACTAAGTTGTCTCTTTTTTTAACTTCTTCTAATATTAAGTTTAACTGTTCAGACATAACATCTACACCAGCTATTAGTTCTTTTACTGTTAAGTTATTAATTTTGTCATCATCTTTTTTACTTTTTGTGTTTGTTATTTCCAATCTATAACCCATTATTACCAACTCCTTTTTATAATTCGAATGTAATTTCTCTTGCTTCAACATTAACATTTGTTAGTTTAACTGTTACCTCATCCCCAACTCTGAACGCTATTATGTGCATTTCATCACTATGTCCTTGACCTATTAATTCATGTGTATTTTCATTATATTCATAATAGTCATCTTTTAATGTTTCTATAGGAACTAATCCTTCTACTGTATCTGGAAGTTCTACATAAAATCCGTAATGTGTTACACTTGAGATAAATCCTTTAAATTCTTGACCAATTTTATTTTCCATATATAAACATTTGTAATATTTATCAATATCTCTTTCAGCGACTTCTGCTTTTCTTTCCATCTCAGAAGATTGTTCTGAAGCTTTTAAAACTATAGCATCTAATTTATTTTGTCTTCCTTTACTTATACCACCATTAATAAATTCTTTTATTATTCTATGGATTTGTAAATCTGGATATCTTCTTATAGGTGATGTAAAATGACAATAAAACTTAGCAGCTAATCCAAAATGACCACTACAATCAGGAGAATATTTAGCTTGTTTTAAAGATCTTAATACTAAAGAACTTATAGCCCTTTCTTCTTTCTTCCCTTCTATAGATTTTAATATTTTTTGGATTGCTTTTGGATGAACTTCTTCCGTATCACCTTTTATCAATAAATTATAGTTGTGTATAAATTTATTTAAAGCTTCAACTTTACTTGAACTAGGTGTTTCATGTATTCTATAAACAAAAGGCATGCCTAACCAATAAAAATATTCAGCAACTGTTTCGTTAGTTACAAGCATGAACTCTTCTATTATTTTATTAGCAATTCTTCTTTCATAAGGTTCTATATCATAAGGTATCCCATTTTCATCTAAATGTATATAAGGTTCTGGGAAGTTAAAATCCAGAGCACCTCTCTTCTCTCTTTTCTTCATAAGAATTCTAGCAAGTTTTTCTGCTAATCTAAAATCATCTACTAAATCAGCATATTTAATCTTTAATTCTCTATCGTTATTTTCTAATATATCTGAAACGTCTGTATAAACCATTCTAGCTTTAGATTTGATTACAGTTTCTTCTATACTAGAATTAACAACTTCTCCTTTCCCAGTTATTTCCATAAATACAGATAAAGTTAATTTATCCTCATCAGGATTTAAACTACAAACACCATTTGATAATTGTTTAGGTAACATAGGGATTACTTTATCTACAAGATAAACAGATGTTGCTCTTTTTAAAGCCTCTTTATCTAAGTTAGACTTTTCTTTAACATAATGTGTAACATCTGCTATATGAACTCCTAATAAATAGTTACCGTTATCTAACATTTCTACTTGTATAGCATCGTCTAAATCTTTTGCGTCAGCTCCATCCATTGTAAATATATGTTTATCTCTTAAATCTCTTCTTCTTTCATATTCTTCTTCAGGTATAGGAACTGCTACATGATTTGCATTATCTAATACTTTTTGTTCAAACTCTAAAGGTAATCCATGTTCTCTTATAATAGATTCTATTTCAATTCCTCTATTGTTTTTATTTCCTAATACTTCTATTATTTTACCTTCAGGTTTTTTGTTATCAACTTCCCATTTAGTTATTTCTACTAATACCATATCGTCTTCTTCGGCACCATTAAAATATTTCTCTTGTATATAAATATCTGATTTAAATTCAGTTCTTTTAGGAACTACGAAAGCGAAATGTTCATGAGGTTTAAATACCCCAACTATTTGTGTAACATTTCTTTTTATTATCTGAACAACTTTACCTTCTGCTCTTTTATACCCTGAAGCTTCTTTAGTTATTTCTGCAACTACTCTATCGCCATGAACTGCTCCATTAACATCTTTAGATTGTATATATAAATCACGCTCATTTTCATTATCAGATTCTATAAAACCAAATCCCTTTCTATGAGATATAAACTTACCTACAAAAAGACCAACTTGAGATGGAGGGATTATTCTCCCTTTTTTAGTTTCTATAAAATACATGTCTTTTTCAAGTTCATCTAACATTTTATAAAACTCTTCAACATTTTCAATCTTTAATTGAGCTACAAATTCTTTTCGTGTTAAAGGTTTATATAAAAAACTATTAATTATGCTAATAAATGATTTCTTAGCTTCTTCCATATTATCTTACCTCCTAAAAATTTAATTACATAATTGTAGATAAAAAAATAAAATACTAGGAATCAATCCTAGTATTTTATACAATATATTTCCACTTCCATCCATATAATTCAGCTTCAATTCCATTACCATACGTATATTTACGACCAGGTAATCCATCATCATCTATAACTTTTATTTTTCCAAGACATTCTATTTTAACAGGCTCGCATACCCACGTTTCTCCTGTAATATGAACATCAGGAACTTGTGCTTTAGTTGGATGAATAACATTAAATTGCCCTACTGGTGTATGAACGTAAAATATTTTCCCTTTACAATTCATAGATAATCCTAATAAACATTTATCAATAGATTGTGCAAAACACACTCTTTTCGTTTTATTATCTTCAAACCCATTATCTGTTAAAAAGTTTCTTGGTATTCTTGGTATTAACGTTTTACCATGCATATTAGTTTCTGATAGGAAAATTAAACCTTTATTTGCTCGTCTAACATTATTTCGTGTTTGTTGTTCTTGTAAATATCTAAAATAATCATTCATTTTTCACACCTCATTTTAGTATATTTTTTTTTATTATAATTTGTTACTATTTTTTCTTAGTTATTTTACATGCTATTATATTAGATATCTCATTCATTAACCATAAAATAATTATAGGTGAAAATATTACTAATATAAATAATCCAAATTCTAAAATTTCTTGCATTAATAATCAACCTCACTTATACTATAACATTTTTCTTTAAATACTTTTAATCTCTTCTTATACATATCTTTTACTTTAGGAAACCCTATATCTATAAGTTCTATGTGGTACGTATATTGTTCAGGTATTTCTCTTAATCTACCACATACTTGATTTGCTGTTATTGTAGCATTATAAGGTTCTAACATTATGTTATATCTTAAACCAGGAACATCAAATCCTGTACCACAACTCTGTGGAGTTGAACTTATTATATCCCATGTTTTTACTCCTTCTTTATCAGCTTTAGATATTTTAGAATGATATATTCCAACATCTTTACTAGGATACCATTCAACTATTTTATCCTTAAGAATATCGGCACTTTCTATCTTAGAACTTAATACTAATGCTTTACCTTCTAATTTACCAAAGGTATCCATGACATATTTAACGACTTCAAATATCATCCCATTATTCAATTGGTAATCCATATACGCATGTCTATTGAATCCCATTTTAGTTTTTATTGACATCTGATCTTCTAATGTTGGTTTGCTATTAAATAAAACTGCAACGTATTTAATATGTTTTCTTTTCTCTCCTCTTGTTTCATAACCATATTTAGCTATATTTTTAAAACATAAATGGAATACTCTATCCTCACCTATATCAGTTCTTTCAAATGTAGCAGTTAAATAAAATGTTTTATATACATTCGTATTTAAATCTACATTCATAATCGATTTAAAATGTAAATGTGCTTCATCAAATACCTTTATACCAACATTTATTATTTCAAAGAATCTATTTAATGAATCCCATCCATACTTCTTAGCATATGCTTGTATTGTACCATGATTCACTAAATACATATCATATCCTTTAGAATCTTCATCAAACATATCATCCATTTTTTTCGTACCTGATAAATCACAAATTCTTCTCGGGTCTATATTCGTAAACTTTATTAAAGATTTCTTCCACTGATCTTTTATATTTTCTGTATGTGTTATTATAATTGCTTTTGTTTGGAGCATACAAAGTGATGCTATAACACAATACGTTTTACCATCGCCTGTATCTAAATTTAATGATAACTGTGAATAATCTTTAGTATATTTAAATTTACCATTTCCCGTTAAAAATGCTAGAGACTTAATTTGAATATCGTCTCTAGGTTCCATTTTTAACTTAAGATTTATCTTTTCGTATTTATTGTAATTTTTGTCAACATGTACTGGACATTTTAGTTTCTTTTCTAGGAAATCGATATCTATACCCCTTGGTACTGATAATATCTCTTTTTCTTCATTATATTGTAAACCCCTAGGTTCCATTCTAAAATATACTTGATTCCATACACATAAACTATTTTCTAATTCTTCACAATCACCTATTTTATAATCATGTATATCTATTCTTGTATTATATAAAACTATCTTACTAGCCATATCTATCTCCCTTCTTTTCCAAATATTCCATCTCCTATTACATCTTCAAGTTTTCCTATATATTCAAATTTACCACCTATATAATTTAATACGTACAACTGATCTCTAAATACAGCTATGCACATACTATACGTGTCTTTTACATCGAATCTGCAAACTACACCTACTTCATTATAAGCGTCCATTTCTTCAGGAGTTAAGAATAACATATTCTTACCAGTTATTTCTTTAAATAACTCTGTATTCTTATTAAGTTCTTCTTCCTTAAATTTTCGCATTTCATCTGCTAATTGTTCTTTTAGTTTTTTATCTCGTTTAGCTTCAAAATCAATAAGATTATCTTTCATCTTACCAACTCCTTTAAAAAATATAAGGTATTACACTATTGTAATACCTTATATTAAATACTATAACATTAATTTTATTTCTCTTGCAATTAATATACAGGGAACTATATTAGGTGCTTTATTAAACCAGATTTCGAATATATAATGTATCTTTTGTGCTAATATATCTAATTTAACTTCGTAATCTTGTTGTTCTAAATACCTTACTATAGTTCTAGCTTCAGGACCATATTCATCATACGGTCTGTTCTTTTCTTCAATTAATCCCATCATATCGTAATCAGCTAATAACACTGTTACCATAAATTCTAGCATTTCCTTGTTTCTTTCGTCCATAATTTATCTCCTATTCTACATCAGCTAGAGATTTCATAAACATTAAATCTAATGGTGAATGTTTATGCTTCTTAAATGTTGTATGTGTATATAGTTGAGATTTTAGATAATCGTATGCTAAACTATTTGTTATAGATGGATTATCTGCTAATGATGCGTGCATACCTAATACAACATAATCTACAAATAATTTATTGAAATTAGGTCTTTCTAAATAATTATTAGCATCTCTAACAAATGATCTTAATATTGTTGCTGCATGTATTGATAATACACTGATTTTAGATTCTATTAATAATTCTATAAATCTTTGTTCCATCATATCTAATGTTGGATTCATTCCTTTGAAATAAGATCCACTTAGAAGTTTATCCATTTCTTTTAATGGTTTAGTTAATTCGTTGTTCTCTATGTTTATTGTGAATAATGTTTCTTCAGATAATCTGCTAAACGGTATTAATATAACTCCATCTTCATCAGATTCTGTTTTCTTAATTATAGCATCTAAATCTGGATGTATAAATAATTCTTTTCCATCGTTTTCAACTATCTCATAATATTCATCATGATTCTTAATGTTTCTCACTTTAACAAATTGTACAAATTTATTAAAATCTGCATTGTCTAATAATTCATCAATTTGTATTATATTATCAAATACCATTTCATATTGACTTAAATCAACATCAGTTTCATTATCACTTAACATTTTAACTTGGTTTGCTTCAAGTTTAAATGATTTATCAAATGCATCATTAAACTCTATAAGACAACTATTAGTTGTGTTAAGATGTTTTGTTGATAATATATTTTGTGATAATGGTCTTGATATAATCGTTGCTGCAAATATACCAACATCCATTCCTTTATTAACTTTAGATAAAGCTCCATAACATGTTTTACATACTCCATCTTTACATCCACATTTACCTGGGTCTCTAACTAATATAGTTCTTCCTATTAAATGTGTATCAGATTTCTTTAATAATTTAAACTCTCTCATACCTGGTAATCTATAATATCTTCCAACACACATTTCTAAGAATTTACTATCATTAATTGTTAATTTAACTGTATGTGGTGTATGACAATCTTCTGTTTCACTGATATAAGTTCCAACACAAGATAATTTCATTAATAACGCCATATGTCCTGAACTACCCATTTTCTCTTTATTAGCTATTAATGATTTTCTTGAAGCTCCAGCATCTATAAAATAGTTTGTTATGTTACTAAAACCTCCAACTATTAAGTTACTATTGATAGGTATTGGAATTGTGTTACCTAATAGGTCTGATTTTAATCCTCCGTTAATTGAGAACTCTCTAAGTTGTTCTTCTTTAATTGCTCCACCTGCTATTAACATTGGTTGGAAACAGTTTGGAGTTTCTTTTAATATCTCAACTTCTTCTTTCATTAATTTATTAAGATGATTTTCTATATCTTTTGGTTGCATATCTTCTGGTATCTTAGTTCTTATTAATTCATTAAATCTTTTATTTTCTTTTGCAACTTTTATAAAACTATTCTCAAGATTTATTGTTATTCCCATAAGACTATTAAAATCTTTTGGTATCTTGTTTAATCTGTAGATTATATCATGTAATACTATATTCAATTCCATAAAACCTTCTTCAGTTTCTGTAAATTGATCTTTAAATGGAATTATTATTTTTTCATCTATATACTGTTTGATATACTTATTAGAAATCTTTCTAGCATCAAATAAATATGTTATATCTAATTCTACTTCAACTTCTAATTCTACAAATGCTCTTAAGAATATCATATTTATTAATAAATGTCTAATTTCCATTTCAACATAATGTTCATTGTTTTTATCAAATGTTACTTTTACTGGAAATTTTCTTATAGCTTCTATCTCAAATCCTTCTTCTAATATATAATATATATGTCCGTACATTGTTTTAAACTCATCATAATCGGATATGATTTTGTTTAAATCGAATATTTTATCTCCACCATAAATTTCTTCTACTTCATTTAAAATTTGATTTTCAAATTCAATATATTTATTTAAATCAAAATTAAAATTATTATTCATAGACATTTACCTCCTATTAATATATATTTATTGTTATTGCTTAATTAATATTTCATTAATGATTTAAATCATTAATGAAATATTCACTTTTATAATATATAATTGAAATTTAACCTTTTTACACAGCAAAAATAAACGTAACTTCCCAACCATATTTTTATTTTAACAACTTCTTCACTCACCTCTTAAGGAGGTTCGTTTTATTCTTAATGCTGCTATCGCATTAAGAAGTTGTTGGTATGTTGATAAATTATAATAAGGTTTTTATAAAATTTAATTTAGTATAACAAATTAGTAAGTAAAATGATGGTATCGGAATCATCATATTACTTGAAACATAAACATCTTACCTCTTATTGTTATTGTTTTGACATATACCCTATGCCTATGATTGGCATAGGGGTTTTAACCGTCGATTTTTCAAGGCAAAAACAATTTTGTAAGTGAATAAAGAGTAAATAACGAAAGGGTGAGATTTAATGATTACTAGTAATAAATTACCATTATTAAAAAGAACTAGATTAAGACCTGTTATACAATATGACCAAAAGAATAAAAGATATGGTTCATTAGTTATAATGAATACAATGGATACTAAAAACTTAAAACTTAAATTAGGTACTATTAATCTAGAATATAATAACGTGGTTACTATGTGTTATGCTAAAAGATTAGAACAAATCAAGATAAGAAGTAAGTTAGTTAGAGAAAATAGATTACAAGGACGTCAAGCTTACTATGATCAAATACGTGCAGAATTACCTTATTTAAATGGTATAAATGAAGGTAAACTTAATATGGGATTTAACGTATTCTTTGAACTTTCGTATGCAAATACAGCATTTAGTACTAACTCATCTATGATAACAAGAATAGTTAAACCTAAAGAGTATTGGGAATTTATCATGCGATATATAGGTGAATTACCATTAGATAAATATCCTATGAAATCAATGATAATGAACGTTGAAGAGTTTAGTAATGATTTAGTTAATGATTTAAACAATAGGGGAGAAGCTGTAAACCCTATGACTTATTTATATATCTTAATGAAAAGAGAACCCGAAGAATTTTTTAAATTAGGTGATATAGATTTTTTAATAACTTCTAAAACAGGTTGGACATTAAGAGTTAACCCTGCTGAGTGTAAGAGAACTATGAATACTGATGCAAATAAAGCTAATATTGCAGCATTATACAGAAAAGAATTATTTAAAATGCTGAATAGAGAAGATCCTGAAGAAGGAAGTGTATCTGCTGAAATAGATTCTATATTAGCACAAAATAAAGCTGATATAAGTAAATCCTTAATAGATAAATATGTTTTTGGTGCTACTGGTGATGCAGGTGTTCCTGAAGATGTTAAAAATAAAATAGAAGCTGAAGTTGAAAAAGTTTTAGATAAAAACCAAGAAATGGATGAAAATGATGTTAAGAAAGAAATAGAAAAAGACGAAAAACTTATGAAAGAAATAGTTATGGCTAATAATAAAAATATAGCTAAAACTGCTGCATCAAACAAACGTGATGAATTACTTAGAGAAAAACAGTTAGAAATCGCTGTAAGAGGAAAGACTCTTGAAGAAATATTAAATATGAAATCAGAAGAAGTAGAAGTTCCAGTTAATGATGTATCAAGTCACGTGGATACTATAAATAAAAATGTTACTGATATAAGATACCCAAATATAGATAAAGCATACGTTGAACAACTTATGGAAAAAGACATGGTTTCAATGTTTACTGATATGAATAATAAATCTATAAAAGTATTTGTAAGAAATATATCTGTAGAAGATACTTCTGATATATCAAACTATAAAGAAACGTGGACTATTGAACTTGAAGACGAATTAAGGGTTAGACATAAAGTAGTATTTGACGTTCCTAAAATAATAGAAGGTAGATATCTATATTTAGGAGGTAATAGAAAATATATAAATAATCAACAACTACTTTTACCGATAGTTAAAGTTGATCCTGATACAGTTCAATTAGTTAGTAATTATAACAAGATATTCATAAGACGTTACGGAGAAAAAGTTTCTCAAACTAATGAAAAACTTAAAAAAGCTTTATCAGAAGAAATAAAAGGTATTAGAGTTCAACGTGGTAAATTCGACTCTGAGAATGAAGGTTTTGTTACAACTATAGATTATGACGATTTATCTAAATTATTTAAAGAAGTTAATATAAACGGTACTAGAATAATATTCGACCAAAAGGAAATAAGACATATATTATTAGATAGAAACATAAAAGGTTTAGAAGGAAGATTAGATGTTGAATTACTTCCTTTAGGAATTAAAGGTAATGAATATTATTGTATAGATTTAAAATCTGACAATGTTGTTATTATAAACGCTCAAGGTAAAACTCAATCAACAGGAAAAACATTAGTTGAATTCATATTATCATTATCTCCAGCATTAAGTGCTAAAGTTGGAGAACAATCTGCTGGTAAAAAATATATGTACAGTAGAGCAACTATAATGAGTAAACAAGTACCAATAGTTTTATTATTATGTTACTTTGAAGGTATAGATGGATTCTTAAAAAGAGCGGACATAAAACACTATTTCTCAGATACTAGACCAAGATTAGCACCTGATGAAAACTGTATACAATTCCAAGATGGTTATTTAATATATACAAATAAACCTATAGCAACATCATTATTAATGAATGGGTTTATAGATATACCAACTAAAAATTATAATTACAGTGATTTAAATGATAAGTTTGTTTATCAATCAATGTTTGAAACTATGTTTGGTAGAAGAAATATAGCAAATGCATTTGATAACTTCCAAGATAACTTTATAGATCCAATGACATTGGATGTGTTAAAGAGATTAAATTTACCAACAGATTTAACTGGTATGGTATTATATGGAAATGAGTTATTAGCAGATAATCAATATACACATGAAATAACTGTATCTAGAATAAGATGTGCTGAAGTTGTAAATGCTATAGTTTATAAAAACGTTGCAAGTGCTTATGAAAAATATAAAGAAACTGCAAACTTTAATAACCCTACTAAGATAAGTATAGAACGTGGAGCTATAATCAAAGATATAATGAAACAACAAACAGTAGAAGATTATTCGGAACTTAATCCTATATATGAACAACAAAACTTAAGAAAATGCTTAAGAAAAGGTCCTAGTGGATGTAACTTAGCACAAGCTTATACAGAAGAACAAAGATCTTACCATCCTGGTATGGCTGGTGTATTCACATTATCTTCTTCTCCTGATGCTAACGTTGGTGTTAATAGATTCCTTACATTAGAACCACCTATAACAGATCCTCGTGGATTTATAGACAATAAAGCTTTACAAGGTAAAGTTACAGAATATAATGACGCAAACTTATTCGGTGTTGCTGAGCTATTAACTCCAGGTTGTGCATCTGGGGATGACAGTGTTAGAACTACAATGTCATGTAGACAATCAACTCACTGTGTTGCTGTTGCTAAATCTTCTCCAGTTTTAGTATCAAATGGTGCAGAAAGAGTTATGCCTTATCATTGTACTAAAGACTGGGTATTTGTTGCTAAAGACAATGGTGAAGTAAAAGAATATGATGAAAAATTAGGTTTATTAATAGTTGAATATAAAAATGGGGAACATGATGCTATAGATATAAACCGTATAGCTAAGAATGGTGCTGGTGGATTTAATATATCTAAACATATGGCTGTCAATGTTAAGAAAGGTGATAAATTTAAAAAGAATGATATATTAGCATATGAAGATAAATTCTTTAGTGAGAACTCAGCGTTTGGTAATAGATTTAATGTTGGTTCATTACAAAAAGTTGCATTATTATCTTCTTCATTAACTTATGAAGATAGTTCTTATATAAGTAAAAAACTTTCTAGAGAAATGGCTACTGAAGTAGTTATGCAAAAACAAGCGGTACTTGGACCTAACACAACTGTTGACTATATGGTTAAAATAGGTGATAAGGTTCAAAATGGAGACGAACTAATAAGATTTGAGAAGTCATTCAGTGAAGATGTAATCAACCAATTATTATTTAATGTTGGTGATGAATTCAAGGAAGAAATTATAATGAGTGGTAAAGAAAAAATAAAATCTAAATATTCAGGTGTTATAGAAGATATAAAAGTTTTCTGTACAGTTGAACTAGATGAACTTTCTCCGTCATTAAGACAAATAGTAAATCAATATTATAGTAAAATAAAGGCAAGAAAAAAATTATTAGAAAAATATGATGATAATGGTTCTGTAGTTAAATGTAATATGTTATTCAACGAACCAACAGGTAAAGTAGAAGCTAAAGATGGTAAATTTAGAGGTGCTATAGTTAACGAAGGTGTGTTAATAGAATTCTACATTAAAATACATGATGAAGTTGGTGTAGGAGATAAAATAGTTTTCTTTAGTGCATTAAAAAGTATCGTTGGTAGTATAATACCTGAAGGACAAGAAGCTTATACATTATTTAGACCAGATGAAGGAATAGATGCTGTTCTAAGTTGTAACTCATTAATAGCAAGGGGTGTTACATCTGCTCCTAAAATGATAATGGCTAATAAATTATTAGTTGAGTTAAGTAGATCGTTGGAAGAAATTTATAAAAGAAAATAAAAAAAATAGAGATAACCAAATGGTTATCTCTATTTTAATTTACATATATCTTTTATAATCATCTACATCTTTTTGAGAAACTTCTTGTCTAGGTCTCATTCTTTCTTCTGTGTATTCTAATTCATCATTATGAGTTGCATTATCAAATATCTCACTTATTACACTTGTGTTCTTTGGTGCACTATATTTAATTCTTCCTGTTTCAACATCTTGTAATGCCATATTAAGAGCAGTTGTTGTAAATACTTCTACACCATAAACTCCTACATCACTATAATTTAATATATATGATGCAACTTTACAACAATATGCAAGTTTATCATATTCAAAATCTGTCATATAATCACTTAGATATTCTTCATATAACATACTATGTTCATATCTTAATGATTCTACATCTCTACCAAATACTATATTTGTCATAGCATTTGCAACTTCAAAATATAGATTATCTTCATATACATTTAATCTATAAGCTGCTTCTGATAATGCTTTTGAATCGAAAGTTATTGCAAGATTTTTCTCATCATTTTTTCTTCTATCATAATGTGTGAATTCTGGATGAGGAACATACACACCATATCTGATTATTATACCTTTTGCAGTTCTTAAGAATGTTGTAAATTCTTTAACTTTAAGTTTACTACTTAATTCAATTACATAATCTATATTGATAGGTTTTTCATATAAATAATCTGCTATAATATAATTATCATAACATTTTAATGCTTGACTTATACAACCTTGTTTATCTAATAGGTAAACGAAATCTTCCATAGATTGTAAATAACCAAAATCTTTACTATGAACATTTTGCATAACGTATAATATATCTTGTGCATTTACATATACTTCATTTAAACCTGTTGTATATTCTATTACTGCACCTTTGTATTCCATCATTCTTCTACATTCTAAAACATCATTTAATTTTAACATAAACAGTTACCTCCATTAATTTTATATTTTTTTATATTAACTGTATTTCTACAGATGTTACCTAATTTGCATTACAAACTTGTGGCTTTAACATTAAACCTTCAGATGTTGCTATTACTTTTACATATGTGTTATCTACAGTTACATCTGAGAATGATAATTCTCTTTTTGCTTCATGATATATATCTGATACATAATTAACTTGATGTATTAAATGATTATCTGATAACCATTCATACAGTTTACTTATGTTTATTGATTTTAATGCGAATCCTTTTACTGTTCCATCATCTTGTATAGCTGCATATCTTATGAATCTTATCATTTTCTTATAACAATTTTCAAATTCTTTCATTTTGCTTTCTGGTACTTTACTTACTATTTCTCTATATTGTTTTGTCTCTTCGTAATCTTTGTAATGAACCCATATATCATCTCTTCTATCTAAACAGAAGTTCATACTATTGAATCCATATTCTATGAAATTTTCTTTAGCACATGTATATATTTTATTCTTTAATGTAAAATCTTCATCTGTATATCCTTTTGTATAAAGGAATTGTTTTAATAAATCTATTGTAAAATTACTATAAACTTTATGTTTTTTGATTTTTTCAAATATTGATGATATGTGTAATAGTTCATTAAAACCTTTATCTAATTTAGATACAAAATCCATTCTATTTTTATCTTTACATACATAAGTTCTATTGAATAATGCTTGAACTGGTCCTAAATAAATATTATTATTTTTGACAAACATTTTTAGTTTTCTTTCTACACCATTTTTGTCAACTAATGTAAATCTTTCAAATTCAGAAACAGCACTAACTCTTATCATAATTTGTACCCCCTAGATTCATAATATTTTTATGAATGATAATATATTTATTATCATTCACTTATATAATATAGTTTTGAAATATTACCTTTTTACATTAACGAAACAATTCTATATTATTGTAAATAACTTAATAGAAAATAATAAAGGAGTGATATTATGGATTACGAAAATTACTATGCTGAAAGATTAATAGGTATGTATTCATTATTAGAAGCATCAGATAGTGTTTGTTTAGAAGGATTTAAAGACAGTAAAAAGAAAAAAGTTAGTAAAGAAGAAGGTGAACGTGCTAGAAATAGTTTTATTAAGTTTGCTAAAAAACATGATCCTGAAAAAGGTGCTAAACTTGAAAAAGAACCTAGTCTTGCTAAACAAGCAGTAAAACAAGAATGGGATGTTTATAAAGAATGGAGAAAAGAACATGCAGCATTAAATGAAATATTAATATTATTTTTATTCGGTCTTGTTGGTGTTGCAGGTCAAGAAATAGTAAGAAGAAAAGCAAGAAAAAAAGGTAACTGGTAGAATAATAAAAGGAGAATGAAAATATGGATAAATCGTATCAAAATTTTTTAGATAACGTAAGTGATAGAATTGATGGTGTTAACTCATTATTAGAATCACTAGATATAGTATTAGAAAAAGCTGGTGATGAAATAAAATTTAGAAAAGCTAAAGCAAGTTTTTTAAATTATCTTAAAAAACATAATCCTAAAAAAGCGAAAGAATGTGCAGAAGATTTTAAAAAATTATACAAAGAAGCAAAAAGTAAAACACCTGATTTCCAAACATGGGCTAAGAAAAATCCACAACACGCTGCAATGTTTTATGCTGGAATAGGAATGAGTCCTGCTGCAGTTAAAAATTATGCAACAATGATTCAAATAGACGCAATTAAAACTACACATAAAAATAATAAAAAAATCATGGATGAATATAAAACAAAATACGGACTTAATAAAAAGAAATAGGCATATGCCTATTTCTTTTTAATTTGTATTAAATAATCATGTTTTACATTTACAGGATCATACTTAAATAATTTATAAAATATCTCTGTTATTTTACCTGTAACGAAAACTAATATTATTGTTAATAATGTTAAATGTTCTCTAGCTGTTAATATTGCTACTATATAATAACAACCTTCTATTATAGTTCTTATAAATGAAACTGATTTACCAGTTTGCTTAACTAATGTTGTTGTTAATATATTAGTTGCACCTTCACCTAATTCAGCTGTTGCTGTTATAGCCCAACCTAACATTGTACATAAACCAAATATTAACATTAACGGATGAGATGGTAATATTGATTTAAATACATCTATCAATATACTTACATATGAACATGCTAATATTGAAGATACACCTATACCTTCTCTTTTATAACAAACATAAACTAACATTAAACCTTCTACTATTAAACTTACCATACTGAATGGTATACCTGTTACTTTAGATAAACCTAAATAAGCTGCAGTTATTCCAAAGCAACCTAAACCAGAATTAATTAAAGAAGCTATACCAAATGCAGATATAGCTCCACCTACTAAAGTTGTTATTATTCTTTTAAACATATTCAATTGTCATTACCCCTTTATTATTTTTTATTAATCACATTTACTATAACCACAATTTGTGCATTGCATACAACCACCTGACATTTGTAATGTCTTTTCTTTACATTCTGGACATTCTTTTAAGCCCATAATATCAGATTCTTCTTCATGATCTTCGTCTATTTCTTTCATAGCTTTGAATATTACTTGGAATTCTTTATTTAACTCTATTAAAGCTTTACCTACTGCACCAGCACATGAAGAACCTGGTGATAATATTATTCCTTTAGCTCTTGAACTTGCAAATGAAGGACAGTTTATAGTTGATGCTAATTGATCTGCTACATCTTTAACATCTACACCTGCTCTTAACGTTATAGATATCATTCTAGATAAAGCATTTAGATTACTATTACATCCACCTGTTCCTCCTTTATTTATAAATACTTCTGTCATTTTACCTGTGTTTCTATCGAAATATACTTGTAGATGTAAAGATCCACATCCACCTGATAATTTTTTCTTTAACCCTATAACATCATCACTTGTAGGTACTACTACACCTCTAGGTATTTCATTTTTATTTTCTTCAACTTCTACAGATTTTTCTTCTTCTTTAGGTTTACTTGTTGTTAATATTGCAGCTCTATCACAACCATCTCTAAATATTGTCATTCCTTTTAATCCTTCATTCCATGCATGTATATATAGGTTTTCAACTTCTTCTACAGTTGTTTCGTTTGGAAGATTTAATGTTGAAGATATACTTGCATCTATATGTTTTTGCCATACGCCTTGCATTTCAACACGTTTATAAGGATTTATATTTTGTGCAGTTACAAAGAATTCTGGTAATTGTTCCTCTTCTGTTAAACCGAATTTCTTCATAAACTCATCGGCTATTGGTGTGAATACTTTATAATATCTATCTTCACCATGTAACGATTCTGTTTTTCTTGTATACGATAAACTGAATATCGGTTCTATACCACCACTTATACCTAACATTGTAGATAATGTTCCACATGGTGCTATTGTTAATAATTGACTATTTCTTAAACCATATTCTTCAACTAATCTATACGTATCTGTAGTTGTATTCATTGTTAAGAATGAAGATTTTAATACAGCATCATCATTATATTTAGGATAAGGTCCGAATTCTTTAGCTAATAACGCACTTGCATATATTACTTCATTAGCCATTATAAATCCTAAATGATCACAGAATCTTTGAGCTTCAATTGTGTCATATTTTAATCCTAATTTAATTAACATATCTGCTATACCCATTACACCTATTCCTATTTGTCTCCAATCTCTTACAGAATCTCTTTGAACTTGTAAAGGATGTAATGGTAATCCTTGATCTAAAACATCATTCATACCTTTAACTATTACATGTATATCATTTAAAAATTCTTCTGAATCAAACTCATTATTTTTAACGTATGCAGCTAAGTTTATTGAACCTAATAAACAACTTCCACCTGCAGGAAGAGGTTCCTCCACTTTGTTATCCTAAGGGCTTTTTATCCCCTAGCTCTTACAGTTTCCTGTAAGGTCGGCATATATTTTCACTCTTAAAGAGTGTCGGGAGCTCGTGGGAGAATTATTGCTTTCATAATAACGCTCATCTCCTATGCTCTACGGACAATATTAGATATTACTGCCCTCGGTATTACCATATCTTTTATTTATTATTTATATCTGGCTTCGTATGGAGTGCTAATCCATCCACCTCTATCCTTTACTAAATTATTATCGTAAGCATGTTGTGTGTTTATACTACCATTACACCATTCCAAATTTGTATAATTATTATTAAGCTTATCACCGTCTTTATGATTGACTTGATCATAAATATCTGGATATGGATTTGTAACATAATACATAGCAACAAGCCTATGAACTCTAAGATATCTTCGTGTATTCGTATCTATGTCTGTAACTCTAATTCTTTTGTAACCATGAGCTATATGGTAATAACATTCTGTCGTTTTACCATTTCTCATATCTACTTTGTATACTTCTCCATTTTCAGTTACATAATATTCATATCTATCTGAAACATTAAAATCAAAAGTTATTCTTTTCATAGTTATACTTAGCACTTTATACGAATCATAAATAAAAGACTTAGGCTCTCTTACCACTTTAACCTTACGGTTTAGTTGACCGATACATCCCGATTTTTTACTTGAGCCAATTAAGGTCTAGCACAAGGATTAACTCCAGCATATTCGAATTCTGGATCTTCACTTAATAAATTATATTTTTCTATTCTATCCCAGAATAATATACCTGGCTCTGCCATAGACCAGTTATTTTTACTTAATAATCTAAATAACTTTTTAGCATTAACCATTTTACTCATTTTATCCCCATGTTCTGTTTCAAAAGATAATTCCCATTCTTCATCATTTATAACAGCAAACATAAAAGCATCGTTTACTCTTACAGATATATTTGCTTTTGTTACTCTAGTTAGATCATTTTTGATTTCTATAAATTCTTCTAAATCTGGATGATCACAACTTATTGAAAGCATTAAAGCTCCACGGCGACCATTCTGCCCTATAGTTCCTGTAACTTGACTAAATGTATCCATAAATGATACTGCACCTGTAGTTGTATTAGAAGCATTATTTACTTTCATTCCTCTAGGTCTTAATTTACTTATATCTACTCCACAACCTCCAGAATAACTATAAGTTCTAGCTAAATCCGAACATGTTTTATATATAGATTCTATCGAATCTTCTACTGCTGGTATAACATAGCAGTTTGAATATGTTATTTTCTTACCTAATTTATCCATTCCTCTATTTGCTAATATACGTCCAGCAAATAAGAATTTTTTATCTTTAATTAATTGAGCGATTTCTTTATCCCCGTCACTTACTCTATCTAACCATTCTTCAAATGTTTCATTCCCTTGTTTATATTTCTTTTCCCATATATCTATACCTAATTGGTTTTCATTTCCTAACCATTCATTTACTCTCATAATCTATACCTCCTAAATATTATATTTTAATTTTATTCGTATCTAATTGTTATATAACTATTCAAATTTTATATTTTTCTTTTTCATTAGACTTCGTTTTATATTTATGACAATTTATTGATACAAAATCTGTTACGAATACAAATATAAACATTAATAAAAAGAATATGCTCATTATTCTGATAAATGTTAGATGAACACACATTTCACCACCCCTATCATTTTAAAAATCCTTTAGCAGTTTTCATTTTATATTCACATTTAATTTGATTAGCTATTTCTGAGAATATAGTTACTAATAATAATGAACTACCTATATTAAATCCAATATAGTTTATAACTAGCAGGATCATAATATTTAATATAATTTTATCAATTTCCATTTGTCTTAAGATTCTTTTTGTATCACTCATTTTTTTACCAGCAAATGCCATAGAATGTGTACTCATCATATTAAATTCTTTATTAATATCAGAATCAATTAAATCTAATATTAAACTGATTATAGGTATTGATAACTCTTTTGGTATATTTAAATGAGATAATAGTTCAGACATAGCTAATGTCTGAACAGCATTGGTTAATACTTTTTTACGTAATATATTTTTACCATTAACACATATAACGTCTTTATTTATTGTAACTTTACTAAGCATATAAGCTAATGGTATAGTTATTGTACCATATATATCTATGTCAGTTATTATATCTAAACCTAATAAAAGAGAGACGAAATCTGCATCGTCTCTCTTTCTTTTTATTATTTTATTTATTTGGTTTATAGTTACTGACATAATTATTATTTTCCCATCTCTGAATATTAACCCTGGTATAAGAACTGCTAACACTGCCTTAGATCTCTCACTCATTCTAATATCATACTTTAATAGGAAATTTTCTATTGCTCTTATTGTTATATTGCTATTTATAGCTGGTCTTAACATACTCAATCATCCCCCCTACTTATTAATAAAAATCGTAATATGAATTTACATAATAATGTTCTATATAATATTCTGGTATTTCAGTTGGTTCATCGTTAACTTTAATTTCTACTTGTGTATCAAAAGTTCCATATCTTGAGAAGTTATTAACTATCTCTTCGGCAGTTTCTATTATATCATAGGTACAATCAAAATTGTTTATTATAATATTAATATGATAGGTTTCAGTTGTTTCTTCATATCCTATACCTATTCCATGTTCAACTCCATGATAATCTATTGAATATAAATCTCCACTGAATGCTACTACATTACTTAAAACTTTTGCCATCGTTAATTCATCAAATTCTCCATTTCCTTTTGTACTAATATCTAATAAATAATTTTTCATAATATATCCTCCTATTTTTTTAAATAAAATAAGGTATAGGGAAATCCCTATACCTCCTAATTATTTTTATATATTCCTGGGAATATTTTTATTAATGTCTCTGCACTATCATATTCATATTCATCAGTTTCGCAACCATTTTCTGTTACTATTATTGTATCGTTTTTAAGTTTCATTATAAATTTGCCGTCTTTTTTATAAGACGAAAAAGGTACGTTCATCATCATTAGCATAGTATATACTGTCAAATATTCACTATCTAAACTTTTCATAAATCATTACCTCCTATTTATTATATTTATAATATATTTCTCCACCTGAACAATCAGGATAAACTGTAAATCCTTTACAACCATAATTTTCTGATTCATTTATAAATTTTTGTATTATTTTATAATAATATTGTTTTTCTATTATATAATGATTTTCTGTTTCCATATTCATAAAATAAATTAATTTCTTAGATTTATCTATCATTACTAAAGATTTCTTTAATTTGAAATCATATACTGGTTCATCATTTGTAAAATCATATAACATATAACACTCTAAATTTGAATAATTTGATTCTACTGCGTCATATAAAAATATAATATCCAATCCAATTACCTCCCAATTTTTTTATTACTAATTTGTTATCTGGAACATAAAAAATAATAAGGAGATTTCTCTCCTTATTAATCTATTTCACAACACTTCTTAACCAAGCTGGACATGTTGATTCAACTTTACATTTACGATGTTTCTTATATAATACTTCTTTTGCTTCTGAATCATCTGCTCCAGGTCTCTTTGTCATTTTAACTTCTTCTTCATAATCGTCTATTATTAAACTACATTGTAGGTCAGGCTTAGCAATGAAGTTAAATTTCTTTCCTGTACCTGCATAGTTTAGAATTGTCTCACTAGCTATTTCATATATTGCTGATACATCTTTGAATTGATAATCGTTTGTTAATATTCTTTCGGCTTCTTGTTTATCTACGCCGAAATCAAGAAGAATTTTCATTACCATTTTTCTGAAATCTAATGGAACATTTATTTCTTCTTCAACTAGTTCACCATTTCTTGTTTTAGCTATTGTTGTTTTATTGTTTTCTACATCATTTAAATATGCAGATGTAAGTTCATTGAATAATTCACGGCTGAATGATCTTTTACCACCATTAGATATTTCTTCTCTTACTTCATTTACTAATTCCATATAAGTTTTCATAAATCATTACCTCCAATATTTTTTATATTATTTTTGTATTACACTTATATAATATAGTATCGAAATTTTATGTTTTACGGATATAATTATTTGTTAGAATTTGTATAAAAAACAATACTCTAAGGACTAGTGAAACTTTATAGAAAGGAGAGTAAATATGGCAAAAAATTCGAAAAGAAATATTAACGATAGAATTAAAAAATCCGTTCCCGATAACGAATGGTTGCGTAATGCTGCCAAGAGTTTCGGATTTACTTCTTTAGATGTTGTTAAATCTTTATTACCAGATACATCAGATACAGTAGAATGGAATGCTAAAGTGATTATAGATAGCATGGATATGATTAACAATATTCGTGATAATAATGGGATCAGAAATGCTTTCAATAAACAGTTCCAAAATATACCACAAATAAAAGCATCCAAAATGATTGTTAAAAATGCTTTTGATGATATTAAGACTGGTAACTTTTATAATAAAGGTCGTCTTGAAGGTACTGATGATGCTTTCGATGATTTTGGTGATATGTTTGGTGATGATAGTGGACCTCAATTTATAGACGAAGGTGACGACTTTTCATCTGAACCACAATTTTCAGAAGACGACTCATCGAATTCTAGTAGTAGACCACCTGTTGCTGTAATAAATACAATGCCATTAGCAAAATCAATAGCTGCTAGTACTGAGGCTACAGTTAATACAATGGTAGCTATATCTGATCAACAGATGGCTGTAGAAACAGAAAAAGCAATGTTCACTCAAAGAGCTAACGGTGTTTTCCTTAATGCATTAACATCTATTAATGATAATTTAGCATTATTGGTTCAATTTAATTCCGACTCTACTGCTAAATTTCATGCAGCTGCTACAGAATATTACAGTCAATCAATAGATTTATTAAAAAATATAGAGAACGCTGGTAAAAGTGAAGGAAAAGAACGAAAAAGAAAACGTGTTCTTGATATGTTCACATCAAGTGGTGGAATTAAAGGAGATGAATACTTAAAACAATTAAAACAAAATTTAATTGATATTAAAGATGAAAACCCTATTATAGGTAACATAGTCGATCAAGTTTTAAATATGGATGTTTTAACAGGTATAGCACAAAATCCTATAGGTACATTAGTTCCTATGGTTGTACAAGGTGTCTTATCTGAAACATTTAAATCTACACTTGGGGCATTAGATAAAAGAGTTAATTCTGTAATGCCTGCATTATTAGCTAGGATTAATTCTTTTGAAGATAATGATAATACATTATTAAATGGTATAAATAAATTATTAGGCACAAACCCAAAAGTATCAAAATATGTTAAGTTAGGTGATTATGAAAAAGGTACTATAACTTGGGATGGTGAAAGTAAAAAAGCTTTAGTAGAAGTTATACCTACATATTTAAGAAGAATTGAAAGTGCACTAACTGGTAGGGAAGAAAGAATATATGATTATGACAGTGGTGAATTCGTTCCATATAAGAAACTAAAAGAAAATTATGAAAAACGTCTAACTTCACAATATACATCAGGATATGTAAATTTAGAAACTGAAATGATGGATATTGTTAGAAAGATGAATCTTAATACTAAGGATTTAGATCAGTTTAAAAAAGATATGGAAGAATACTTTACCGTTATGACTAAACAAGGTCATCGTATAAATCACAGAAAATATAAAAATCTTGCAGGTGATGAAATCGATGAATTTGAAGATTTACAATTATTCGAAGGTGACCCTATAAGAACTGAATTTATGCGTAAAGTTCTTGAAGGTGTTAATCCGACTACACTTGTTGAAAGTGCAGCTATGGGTATTCAAGATAGTATAAATGCAGTAAATAAATTTTATGATGATATACGTTTTAATACTAATAAATATGGATATTCATCTTTAAATAATGAAGTTGATGAAAATGGTAAAGTTAAATTCCAGGGATTAAAACCTGGTGGAATGCGTGATGAATTTGGATTAAGTCAGCTCGACTATTTACGTGATATAAGATCTGCACTTATAAATGGTATACGTGTATTCCCAGACAATACTAAAAAAGGTAGAAGTGGAATACCTAATGCAGAACTTTTACAAAAAGAAAAAGATGAAAATACTACAGTAGCAAAAAGAAAACAACGTGAAAAAGACAAAAAAGACAAAAACGATGATATAATAAATAAAGATAAAAACCGTATGAATTCTATAGTCGCTGGAAGTGAAAGTGAATGGGCGAAATATTACAATGAGCATGAAAAAATAGAATTTAATACAGATACTAAACGTGGTAAATTCTTACAATCTGTATCAGATTTTAATGATAAAGTAGATGGACATTTATTTGAAATACTATATGGTGATGAAGATATAGCTAAAAAATATGCAAACAAAGTAATCGACTATGGTAGATCTGGAAAACCTTTAGTTACATTAATGACAGGTATGTTTGGAGATACTATAAAAGCATTTAAATCTTATTTTACAGGTCAAGGATACGTTACATCAGATGGTGTTAAAGTTGAAGGTAGACCTGATAATATGATAGATAAAGTATTTGGATTCTTTACTGGATTAAAAGATAAACTTACTAAAGGTAAAGATGGTGAAGATGGACTCATTCAAAAAATGACAAAAGATTTCATGGCAGGATTTGAAAAATTCAAAGTAAATTTATTCGGTGAAAAATTCTTATCAGAAAATGATGCTAAAGAAACATTCCAAGATCTTGCTCAAAAAGTAAAAGAAAGATTACCTAAAGCTTTAGGTTATGGATTAGCTGGTGGAATGGTTAAAACATTCTTCTCCTCTAGATTAGGATTATTAGGTAATTTCTTATTACCTGGTGGACCAATGGGTGCTGTTTTAGCAGGTACTGCATACGGATTCTTAAGACAATCGGAAACTTTTAACCGTGTTGTATTTGGTGAACAAGGTGAAGATGGAGAAAGACTTGGAGGAATAATATCTAAGGAACTTCAAGATAAATATGCCGAATATAAAGGTAGTATTAAGAGTGGAATAGGACTTGGAGTATTAGGTTCATTATTTTTACCTGGTGGACCAATTTTAAGTTCTGTATTAGGTATCGGTGCAGTAATGACTGCAAAAAGTGATGCTTTCCAAGAATTCTTATACGGTAAAGATTTCGCAAATAAAGACAATAAATCATTAATGGATGGTGCTTTTGGTAATATGTTCAAAAGACTATCTGGAAATGAAAATCCTGAATTAGCTACATTCTTAGGAACTGCTGGATTAGGTGTAGGTATAGCACAAGGTGTAGGTTTACTTCCTGCTTTCTTATTACCTGGAGGTCCTATAGTAGGAGCATTAATGGGATTAGCTGGTGGTATAGCAGCTTCTTCAGAAAAATTCCAAAAATTCTTACTTGGTGAAAAAGATATAGATGGTCAAAGATATGGTGGTTTATTAACTAAATTTAAAAACTGGTTCGATGTATCTTTTACACAACCATTAAAAATAAGAGTTCAAGAAATGCAAGATGATATGTATGGATTCTTAAAAGGAAAACTATTTGATCCTATAGCAAGATCATTCGAACCTGTAGCACAAGCACTTAAATTTATGGCTAGTGATGCATTTGATCTTATGAAAAATATAGGTACATCTATAGTTGAAAGTTTTAAAGAATCTATAATAAATCCTATAAGTGAAAAATTAAAATGGATACTTAGTCCTATTGGTTGGGTTGTTAAATCTATGGGTAAACTTTTAACAGGTGTTGTTACATCACCATTAAAACTTATAGGGGCTATTGGTACAGTATCTGAAAAATATAATGAACATTACGTAATAAAAAAAGAAAAAAGACGTAGAGCAGAAGAATTTGATGCTTCATATACTGGTGATGAAGGGCTTAGATATTTTGAACGTAGAAAAGCTGCTCATATGTCTAAAGAGGAAAAAGAAGCACTGATAAATGAAAAACTTGCATATAGACATGGTAAATCTAGAAAAGAAAGAAAAAAAGAACAAGAAGAAAAACTTAATGCAGAAATGCAAAAACGTAAAGCAAAAACTGAAGAAATGAGACAACAGTACGAAGATGATAAAGAATTTGCTAAAAAACATGGATTTAAATATGCTAGTAAAAAACAAAAAGAAAAAAGAGAACAAGAACTAAAAGTTAAATCTGCTTGGATACAAGAACAATCTTTAGTTCAAGCTCAAGAGACTGATGAAAAAGTTAGTAAAATAGCAGATAATGTTGTTCATTTATCAGATTATAGAGATTCAGTTGTAGATAAACTAGATGAAGTTAATAATACTTTAAAAGACGGTTTAAATAAGCTAAATAATCAAGGGCAAAATTCTGATATTAGTAAAAATATAAACAACGATCCTGATATGGACCCTGCTAATTATGGAAAAGTTACAGATGAACATTTAGCACCTATTTACGATTTTATTGCTAAGCATGAAGCTAAATATGGTAAAAACACATCTGTTCCTGATACTCGTGATGAAAGTGATTATGGTAAAGTTACGGATGAACATTTAGCAACTATACATAATTTCATTGATAAGTATGAAGAAAAACATGGTACTACTTTACAAGAATCTTTAGATAATTTAAATGAAAAAATAGTATCTAATAAAGAACCTAAAGCTGAAGAAGAAAAAGTCGAAGAACCTAAAGTTGAACAACCAAAATCACAAGCTAAGATTGTTATAGAAAACGAAGAGACTTTAGGAACTAAAATGAAAAAAGGTATATCTAAGTTACTTAAAAATCTTAGAAAAAAAGGTAGATCACATGCAGAAGGATTAGATGAAGTTCCAGGAGATGGATATATAGCAGAACTACATAAAGGGGAAATGGTTGTTCCTGAAAAACCAGCAGGACTACTTAGAGGTATGATGGATAAAGCTGGTAAAGGATTTAAGGGATTAACTGATAAACTTTTAGGTGGTAATGAAGAAGAAAAAGTTGAAAAAGAAGGTGGAATCGACATCGATGGCGATGGTGATACAGATGGTGAACCATCTATGCTTAGTGGAATATTAAAAGGACTTTCTAGTGTAGTTGGAGGTATGGGTGGATTACTAGGTAAAGTTGCCGGAATGGGTGATGGTGAAGCTAGAGATAGAAATGATAATGCCTTAGGAATGACTGATGAAGAAGCAGAAAGAATGAAAGAACTTGAAGACAGAGCAAGATATGCACAAGCATCTAGAAAAGATGTTGACTTTGTACAAAATCAAATAGCTGCTAGAGATAAAGAAAAAGCTGATAGACAATGGAAAGAAGACTTACTAACTGCAATTAGAGGAATAGGTAGTTTAGGTGCTGCTAGTTTAGATAGTGGTATGTCATTATTTGATTTAATTGGTGCAGGATTTGATTCTTTAGGTAGTTCATTAGGTTCTATATTAAAATCATTAGCTATACCATTAGGTGTGTTTTCATTATTAAAAACTTGGAAAGATCATAAAAATTCTGAAGAATACATAGAATCTAGAACTGATGTTGATGGTAGTATGATATATGATAATACTGATCATGTTGTTAAAAAGAATTTATGGTCTGCTAGAAAAGCAATTAAAAACCCTATTAAAAAGGTTATTAAGAAATTCACTGAACCATATGTAGAAGGAGCTAAAGCTATTTACAATAGCGAATGGGGTAAAAAGAACCTTCAACCATTTGGTAATAGAGTAAAAGAACATATTCAAAATGCTAAAAATAAATTTAATTTCTTTGGTAAACCTAAAGCTGCTGATAATGTAGTAGATTTTGCTTCTGCAAAAGCTGCTAAAGAAGGTGCTGAATCAGCTGCTAAAAATGCAACTACAAAAGGTGGAGCAAAAGTTATTAATTTTGCTGATGCTAAATTAGCTAAAGAAGCTACTGAAAAAGGATCTGGTAAAGTACTTAAAAAAATTGCAGGTGAAGGTGTTGAAAATTTAGGCGATAATAAATCAGTAATGAGTAAACTTATAAAAATGACTAAAACTGCATTAACTGAAATAGGTCAAAAAGTTGCTGAAAAATTCCCTAAAATGGGTAAATTCTTATCTAAAGCTGATGGTATATTTGCAGCATTATTAAAAAATGCTGATATGTTAGTACCTAAATTTGCTAAGAAAATAGGTGCTGTAATCGGTAAAGTTACAGCTGGTGCTAGTACTGCGTTTATAACAGACTTAGTATTTGCAGCTGGAGATTTAATATCTGGATTTACTGCAGGTAATGCTGGTAACTTATTTGGTGTTTCACCAGAAAACGTTGACTTTAAAATGAGAACTATAAGTTCAGTATTACAAACTGTCACTAACTTTAATGTATTAGCATTAATATCATTAGTAAATGAAATTTGTAGTGCTGTATGGAACTTTAACTTCTTAAGAAATATTGCTATATGGATTTATAATGCAATACCTGGTGGAAATAATTTAGGATCTAGAATAACTGCTAAAGAAATAGATGCATGTACTTCTATAGACCAAGCATTAATGATAATGGGTGTAACTGATGCTGAAGACATTGCATATTTAAAAGACGGTAATGGTTGGAAAGATTTTAGTAAAGTTCCAAATGAAGAATTACATGGTGTTATATCAGCTACTGAACAAATGGAGCTAGCTAGATTACAATATAACTTAGAAAATGAAACTAAACTAAGTAGTCAAGCATTTATAGATAAAGAATCTAAAACATTAGGTTCTAAAATATGGGGTGCTATTACAAAACCTTTCCAAAAGAAAACAGATAAACAAAAACTAATGAAATATCAAAATAAAGTCAATATATATGAAGAAAAACTTGCTAACTCTAATAACTGGTTTACTAGAACATGGAATGGATGGAGATTAAATAGTAATAAAAAGAAAATGGCTAAATATCAAGATAAATTAAACGCTCCTTCTAATAACTATGAAGTTGGAGAAGTTGTAAATCCTGATGATTATGCTAGTATGACAACTCCTATATTAAATGGTAGAGCTGCTGATCCAGCCGAAGTTCAAGCAATACTAGACGCACATAATTTAAGTGGACCTGAAATGGGAGACCAAATAATAACAGATGCTTATGGTAATAGCTACGATGCTAATGGTAATTTCTTAGGCAATGCTGGTTATGGTGATGGACCAGAAATGGGAGACCAAATAATAACAGATGCTTATGGTAATAGCTACGATGCTAATGGTAATTTCTTAGGCAATGCTGGTTATGGTGATGGACCAGAAATGGGAGATATTGAATATGCTAGTACACCAGCTAAGAAACCTTCTTTACTTAAAAAAGTAGGTAAAACTATGATAGAACTTATGCCTGGTGGTAAAGCTTTAACTACAGGTATAACAGCATTTTCAACTTTATTTGGTAAAGATAATAAACCAGAAGATTATAGAATGGTACCTATACTAGATGAATATGGTAACATAGTTTCTTATCAGTCTCAATTAATAGATGATACTACAGAACTTGAAGGTTTAAACTATGAAGAAAATATACAAATGAAACCATTAGATAGTAATACACAAATAATACCACAAACAGATGAAAACGGAAATATTGTATCATATACTACAGTAAATAAAAATAAACCGACTGGATTATTTGGTCGTATTAAAAATGCATTCTCTAATATGTTTGGAATTGGTCAAACTACAACAACAACTGGTTCTAGTGTAGATAACTCAAGCTCAGTTACAAATAATACTGGAGACACGTATACTACAAATAACACAACTGAAGTTGATACATCTATGTTTGGTGCATTAACAGAAGCTATTAATAATTTAGCTGGTGGTGATTCATCACATCTTACTAAAGAGGGTAAAGTTGAAACTAGTGTTCTTGGTGCAATACTAAATCCAATAAATTATGTTACTAAAAAATTAACTGAAGCCGGAGTAAATGTTTCTGAAGCTGTTACTGGTAAAGAAATGAGCCCTGAGAAAAAGAACGCTATGGTTGCTGTTATGGATATGATAACTAACCCTATTGGATTTATGATGAATAAGATGAACTTAAATGAAAAAGGTGAAAGTAAAAAAGAAGCTAATGAACCAGGGTTTTTAACTAAGACTAAGGATAAAGCTGGAAATTTATGGGCTGGATTTAAAAACCAAGTATTCAATGAAAAACCGTTATTAGCACAAGGTCTTGATAGTTTAGCTGGTGGATTTGATAATGCTACTAATTGGATCAATAATACAGATGAAGCTATAAAAGGTAAATATAAAGGTGCTAAAAAATGGGTTGGTGATAAATGGCAAGAGTTTAATGATTTAACAGCTCCATTATATGAAGAAGGAGATAGAGCTGGTACTAAAACTGCTAAATTAGTTAAAGCAGGAGCAGTTGCTGTACCATATTTTGGTTATAAAAAATTCATTGAAGGTACTGCAGTAGACAAAGCTGCCAAAAAAGGTATAAAAGCAGTTAAAGATACTTATGCTTGGGGTAAAGGTAAATGGGACGACCAAAAAGCTTGGATATCTTCTGATTGGGAAGAAGGAGATAGTGCAGGTGTTAAATTTGGTAAATCTTATTTAAAAATAGAAAAAACTATTAAGAAAAAACTTAGTGACATAGCTGATTCTTTAAGCAATTGGTTTAAAAATACAATTCAAGGTATAAAAGATTTCTATAATGAAACTAAGACTAAAATTAAAAATTGGTGGAATGATACTATTGACAGTATTGGAGATTGGTTTAAGAAAAAGAAAGAAGATTTAGTTAATTGGTATGAAATGAAAACTGAAGAATTATCTAAATCTTGGGATGGATTTGTCGATTCATTTAAAAACTTCTTTGGTACAATAGGTGAGAAATTGAATGGCACTTGGGAAGCTATTAAAAACTTTAAAATGCCAAAAATAACTTGGGAAGGTATAACATTAGCAGCTAAAGATGTTTGGTATTTCCTTGAAGATTTTGCTAGAGAGATGGTTGGTTTAGAACCTAAAAAAAGAGGGGAAGAAGATACAACTACTACTAATAATACAAATACTAAAAATTCAACTAAAAAAACAGAAGAGAAAAAAGATGATAAAAACATAATACAAAAAGGTATATCCTTTGTTTCAGATACTTATAATACATTTAAACAAGGTCATGAAGCTGGAGGATCTGGTATAGATTCAACAGCAAGAAAATTCAGACCTAAAAAATACGTTGCATCTGATACAGATTTTATAAAATCAACAACTACTAACAATGATAATTCTAATAGTAATAATACAACTAATACTAGTAATAAATTCGTATTCTACAGTCAAAGTGATAATCGTTGGGCTAATACAAAATTAGGTAATAAGAATATGAAAGATGCTGGTTGTGGTCCTACTTCATTAGCTATGGCTGTATCACAATTAACAGGAGAACAAATTACTCCAGATACAATAGCTGAATTAGGTAAAGAGCATTTACCAGGTTATTCTAAATATTCATTATTCCCTTCTGTTGCTAATAAGCTTAACATGAACTATAGTGAAGGATATGATGGTAATTTCATAACTAGTAACTTACAAAGAGGAGTTCCTGTTGTATTATCTGGTAGAACAAACGCTTCTGGTACACCATATACATCAGAAGGTCATGTTGTTACTGCTACACATATGATGGGTAATAAAGTATTTATAAACGACCCACGAGGAAAAGAATATAGTGGTTATTATCCAATAAATGCTTTATTGACTGGATTAAATAAAGGTATGATAGTATCTCCACATAATGCTTCTAATGTTACTAAATTCTCATCTGGGCAATTAGCAAATGGATGGGATGCTGAGCCTTATAAAGATATTTATGCTGAAGAATTAGGTATGTATGGAGATGTTGGGGAATATAATGCAATTGATGATGACAAAAATTTAGGTAAAACTGGTGCTGGTCAAATAACAATGGCTGATAGGGTTTTATCTTATGCTAGAGCATTCTTAAATAATACAAGTAAATTTAGTTATTCTCAACCAAGACGTTTACAAATTGATACTAATAAAAGTAGCTCAAAAGGATGTGGTGCAGACTGTTCTTCATTCGTAAGCCACGTATTATCTAGAGCAGGGGATGTTAATATATACGGTACTACTTCTCAAACATTCTGGGATAGTGTTGGTACTAAAGTATCTGAACCTCAAATAGGTGACGTTGTTTGTCAACAAAATCATGTTGGTTTATATAGTGGTGATGGTAATTATATCCATATGTCTGGTAGAAAAGCAGGTATAAAAGAGTCTAAAGCTATTCAAAAAGGTAATAATAAACATAGAGGTTATAAACGTGTATTAAAAAATCCTTCACAAATGGTTGACCCTACAGTACCAAACCCTAACTCATTTTTAGGTACAGTTGTTGGTACATCTAGTGGTAATCCAGTAGGTGGAGGATCTGGTGGACCTCAAGCTTCATTAGATAAAGCATTATTAATAGGTGACTCTTTAACAGTTGGAATGAAATCTGTACTAGAAGGTAAATATTCTGGTGCTAAAGCTATGGGTAAAGGTGGTAAATGGGCTAAACATTGGTTAGAAAGTTTAGACGAATTACCAGATGCAGAATCAGTATCTACAGTAATACAATGGTTAGGTATAAATGGAGTGCATGATAATAAGAGAAACATATCTGATTCACAAACATTATTAGGTAAACTTAAAGAAAAATATGCAGGTAAACCAATATTCAATATGAGAATATTCCCAACAACTAAAGATTATTCTTATGGAAATTATACAGGTGAATGGTGGAGAGGTTTATCAAAAGAATTTAACGATGCTATGGGAACATGGGCAGGATCTAATGGAGTTACTCAAATAGATGCTACTAATGGATTTATACAAGAAGATGGATTCTTAGATCCTTCTAAAGCAGTTGATGGAATACATTTTACAACTGACGGTTATAAAGCAGTATTATCAAATATAGAAACAGCTATAAATAGTTACAATAGTAATAATTCTGGTTCTACTGCAACTGGTGGAGGTGCTGCTCCACAAGTTGATATATTAGGACAATTCTCAGAATTAGAAAAAATAGGTACTAGTATGGTTGGTGCTATATTCAATAATAAATCGGTAAAAGAAATGTATGATAATTTTTATGGTAACCAAGTTGTTACAGATGCGACTACAACTGGAAGTACACCAACAGATGGTTCTAATCCTGATATAAGTGGTATAAGTGATACAGCACAAGCAGTATGGCAATTCTTTACAGGTAAAGGATACTCACCTGCAGCTACAGCTGGTATAATGGGTAATATGGAACAAGAATCAGGAATGCGTCCTGATATAATCCAAGGTAATGGTAGAGGACCTGCAGCTGGTATATGTCAATGGGAAAACTATAACACTAAATCTGCTAGATGGAAAGACATGAATGCTCATGCTCAATCTAAAGGTAAAGACTGGAAAGATTTACAATCTCAATTAGAATTTATCGATATAGAATTACAAGGTAAATCTCCAGGAGATAACTATACATCAACATTATTAAAGAAAAACTGGGGTGGATACGAAGGATTTAAAGCTATAACTGATTATAAAAAAGCAACTGAAGCTTTCGAAAAATCATTTGAAAGAGCACGTAAAATAAATTGGAATAATAGATATGCTGGAGCTAAAAAATATTACGATAAATTTGCTGGTGGGGCTGGTACAGGACCTGCTACAGCAACTGCTGCTGAAACAGCTCCTTCTGATGGAAGCATACCAGATTCTATGAATGGATGGAAATACTATCAACAAAGTGACCCTAAATGGGCAGGTGATGTTGGTGGAAGTAGTGTAAGTAGAGGTGGATGTGGACCTACATCTCATGCTATGATGCTTTCTACTATATTTGGAAAACAAATAACACCACTTACAATGACTAGATGGGGACGTAAAAATGGTACATGGACTGGTGCAATGCAATGGACAATGCCTGAAAAAGTTGCTTCTGCGTTTGGATTAAACATGACTACTCTTGGAGCTGATTATAACGGTGTTGATAAATCAGTTCTAGAGAAAGTTAAAGAGTCACTAAAAGCTGGTAAACCTGTAGTAATGACAGGTAAAGGAACTGGACCTTCTGGAGCTGCAGCTAGACAAGATACACCATTTACACCTGGTGGACACGTTGTTCTTGCTGTTGGTGTTGATGGGCAAGGAAACGTAATAATAAATGACCCTAGAGGTGCTGGAAGAACTAAAGCCTATACTGATAAAGGTATATTAGATGTCGGAGTAGGTTTAAGAGGTGCTTGGGCGTTTGATACTAACGGAGGATCAATACCAGATGGATTCCAAGTTGATGGAGATTATACTCCTACAGGTGGAACAACTGGTGGAACAACTGAAGGTGGAGGAGCTGCTACTGTAGCTGCACCACAATTAGATATAATGGGTAAATTCGGCGAATTAGAAAAAATAGGAACTAGTATGGTTGCAGGTATATTTAATAATAAATCTACAAAAACAATGTATGATATGTTGTATAATAACGTTGCAGATACTAGTGGAACAACAACAACTCCTGCTGATGGATCTAATCCATCTCAAACAGTTACAGGAAAAGGAAACTTCCCTAAATATGCTTTAAATGATCAACAAATTAAAGGTATAGCTAATATATTACAACATGAACAACCTGGAATTGAAGGTCGTATGGCAGAAGCTTCTTTAATGGCTAACTTAGTTGATAAAACTGGAGATGATAAAGCAACAGTAGATAACTTAATTAAAAAAGCAACTGGCGGATGGTTTGCTAAAGGTAAAGATAGATTCAATAATCCTGGTAATCCTGAACAAATATCAATTGATGCAGCTAAAACTGTTTTAGTTGAAGGTAAGAGAACATTACCAAGATATGTTGATGAGCATGATTGTTTCTCAGACTTAACATCAGTAACTAATGATGGTAAATCATTCAAAGCTTCAGATAGAAGTCAATATAAACCATTTGTAACTAAGATAAAAAATAGATATGGAGCATCAGGAACATTCCATTCATTCCCTAATGCTAAATCTGACCCATTCTATTATACTAGTGAAGAATTAAGACAAAAATGGGGAGACGATTGTTATTCTCCTACACTATCAGGAGATGCTGGTAAAGGTGATGGTAACACTTATATGGTCTCACCAAGACAAAGAACTACACCAACAAGTAAAGTAACTTATACTAAACCTGTTTCTAATAGACCGTCTCCTAACATCAATGTTGATGCACAAAGAAAACTTGATGATATAAATAGAAAAATGAATTTATCTATAAACAATATAAATGCTACTGACCCTAAAGCATATGCAGAAATTTTAAAACTTATGATGAGAGAATTACAAGCAATTAATAATAATACTGCAGAAACAGCTTCTAAAGTTGGTAATATAGAAATAGTTGGTGCTAATGAACCAATTAGACATGATCAAGCTGGAATTACAACTGCAGATATTTATCAACCTGCTAATTCACCTAGACAAAAAAATAATTCTAAAGGTTATAATGTAGCTAGACAAATAGCAGGATATCAAAAATAATCATAACTTTATTTAGAGGAGATTAATTTCTCCTCTGAAAGGAGGTAATTATGGACAGTAGATTAAAGAAAAGAATTTATAATATTTTGACTGGAAAACAACCTAGAGATCCTGATCCAGAAACTGGTAGTGATCCAGCTACTGAAGGAGATTTGACAAATATATATGGTGTAGAAGATCCTTCAGAATATATGACAAATCTTAATAAAAATGTGTCGCAAAATATGTCTATAGGAAGTTTAACAACACAAATTTTTGGCATGCCACATCAATTTTTACCAGATACTGACCCTAGAATAGATGTTAACAATAGATTTGGTTTTGGTTTTTTTAATCATATTTATATGGAAAAACCAGTAGCAACATTAATGCCAGGTAAAATGTTATTTTTACCAGGGTATAGTAAAGATAATAAAGCCTTATTTGGAGCTTTAATGGGTCAAACAGATTCAGATAATTCTGCTAGAGCATTAGAGGATTTAATAAATGAAAACTCAGGAAGTAGATATTATGATTTTACTAGTGATTATACTGCTTATATGACATATGTAAATTTAATGTGTAGAGTTGCTGCAGTTTACTTAGGTATAGAAGATTTACCTGCACCCAACAATGAGGGTACATATAAAACTTATGATTGGAAGAAGTATCAAAGCGTTAATGGTGCAAATAAAATGTCATCAGTTAAAGATGATAGTATATTATCATTAAATAAAGAATTCTTTAGTCAAGTAAAAGATGATATTACAGCAGGACAACGTTGTTATGTTAATTTCTATATAGATCCAAACACATCAGTAAGTGAAAGTATTTCAAATTCAACACAACAATCTATGTTGGAAGGTGCTTTTGATAAAGCTGAAGGATTAATGAAAGAAGCACAAATGCTAGTAGGTACTATAGGTGGTAATAAACTACAAGGATTTGTAGATGATGCTACTAGTATGGTTAAAGACGTTGTAAATGCAGCATCATTCGGATTCTTTAAAAACTTACTAGGTTTAGGAGAAGAAGTATTACATGGTTCTAACCTTATATATCCTGAAATATGGACTGATAGTGAATATAATAAATCTTTCTCTATTCAAATAAACTTAGCAAGTCCATATGGTACTAAAGAAGCTATATATTTAAATGTGTTAGTCCCAATGTTCCATGCTCTTTGTTTAGCATTACCAAAACAATCTACGGAAAATAGTTTCAATGCACCTTTTTTAATAAGAGGTTATGCACAAGGGTGGTTCTCTATTGATATGGGTATAGTTGAATCAATATCTATAGATAGAGGTCCTGAACAAACTTGGAGTGTTGAAGGGTTGCCTACACAAGCTAAAATAACTTTAAATATAAAAGAATTATATAGTAATCTAATGATGTCACCATCTACTAAACCATCATACTTTTTTTCTAATCAAGGGTTAATAGATTACTTAGGAGTTACGTGTGGTGTAGATATGACAATACCTAATATATATTTTAACTTTAGACTTGCTTATGCATTATTAACAAATAAATTTAAAGATATACCTAATAACTTTTATTATAATGTAACACAATCTGTTAGACAGTATATTAGTAATCACTTTAGTCATTTCAATAAATAAAATAAGGGGGTATTTTATATGCCAAGTAAAAAAGAATTAATTGAATATGATGAGAAGTATGGAGAAGTTTCGAACGATTGTTTGGAAAGGATTTATAATTTTCTGGATGGAATATCCGATAAGCAATTAGAAGGAGTAAGAAATGATATAGAAAATAATCTAAATACTAAATGGAAAACAATTAGCTTTATTTTCTATTTTATACCAAAAGCAACTCCTAGAGCTAGATTAGCAGGATTTGGTAAACATTTTTATGTTTCTGACGCTATGAATAATAGAAAGCTCATGGAGAAGTTTGTTAAAGAACAATTAAGTGATTTTGAATTAATAACTACAGCATGTAAATTATATTGCGATTGTTATTTTCCAACACCTAAATCAATGAATAAGTCGGAACAACTAAGAGCTGAATTAGGATTAGTAAATAACTTAACTAAACCTGATTGGGATAATTTAGGAAAAACATACTCAGATATGATTCAAAATACAATTATTATGGATGATAGTTTAATTATAGAAGGACATGTAAGAAAGTTTTATTCTAGTAAACCTAGGATAGAATTAACTATAGAGTATGCTGATAGATATGATTCAAAATACAACATGAAAAACATAACCAAGAGAAAACAATATCTTGATAACATAGATAAAATAAATAAAGATATAACCTTTTAAGGTTATATCTTTATTTATTTATTTACTTATATTTTTTCTAACCATCTGTCTTACATTGTCTTTATTATAATTTAATAATCTTAAAGTATTAAATGTTTCTAATATAGTATATTCAACTATAGCTTCAGCCATAACTAATTCCATTAAATCGTGGTTTGTTGATTCTATTACACAATATTCTTTAACATGATTAAATATTCTTTCAACATCATCAGTATTATTATAAACTGACTCTTCGATATATTCATTAGATTCGTAATTATATTGTTCTAATACTGAATGTGCTTTTTCTAAATATTTTTTACATTGTTTTAATACTTTACCTTTATATTCATAGTTAGCATTTTCTTTAATTGCTTCTAAAACCTCATCTATTGATTCTAAATTCATTTTTATAGCTTTTTCAACTACAACAGCTTCTTCAAGATATTCAGCTTTAAGAACATTTTTCTTCATATTTTCACAAACCATTTTAGCTTTATACATGAATTCTAGATTATTTAGATTAACATCCTTAGGTTGTAAATATGGAACAAATACATTTTGACCATTTATTTCATAAGATAAAGACTCCATAACATTAGATCTAGCTTCTTCATGAGCATATATTATAACATCTAATTTCTCACAAATATCATCCATTTTATCAATATATTCTTTAACTACTTTACAAGAACATTCTTCTTTACCACATTTAGGGCAAAGTATAACTTCTTCAGTAGCTTTTTTACCTTCTTTGTTTATTTGTTTTAGATCTTTTTCTACTTCTTTACTCATATCTTTTTCAGCATTTTTATCATGAACAGCATCATCTGATTCAAGAATAGTTTGAACTTTTCTAACTATTCCTTTATAATGTTTAGCTTGTGATTTAGAATATATGTATTCAGAACCTTCATTAACTACATTATATAAATTTTCTAAAGCTTCTTCATACTCATATTCAGGAACGTTTTCGATTTTATGAGCTTCATCTAAGAACATATCTACTAATTCATCATTGTCTATTTCTTCATCTATTAATTCTATATCAGCCATAACGAATTCATGTTCTTCGAATGTAGGGTTCATGTCTTTATAATCAAAAGATTCAAATATTGCAGATGATTTATTTTCTAATATATTTTTATAATTCTTTCTCATTATTGAATTAAATAAAGTATCTACTTCTATACCAGTACTTTCGAATATAAAAGACATAGCTTCTTCTATAGGAGCATCAAGTTCACTAACTTTAGCCTCTATATCAGACATAACCATCTGTTTGTCACTACTTAATTTTTGTTCATCTTGAACAACATTAAATACTTTATCTTTTATATTGCCTACTATAGCATCTACTCCTATAGATTTCTTTTTATAATCATACTCTTCAAGTTCTATTTTTTCTAACCCGTAGTTAACATCTTTAGCACAACCTTTAGATTCTCTTACGTTACGTTGCCCTACTTTTTTACAAGTATCTTCACATAAACGTACCATGCTTAATAGTATAGGGTTATTAGTAGATTCAGCTATATGTTTTATACCTTCAAATCCCCCTATATCATCAACTTTCATTTCAACCATTTCTACTATATTTTTAAGGTTTTCATTTACAACGTCTTCATCAACTAATAAAGATTCCACACATATATCAGATATAATGTCTCTTATCAGTTCTTCTTTTAAACTTTCATAACCCTCTTTTATAGCTTTATCATAAGCTTTTTGATTTTTTAAATCATTTAATCTACGATTATCAACCTGCTTATTTAATTCACTATATTTAGTTGCAGCTTCTAATAATGTATCATCGTCTTTTTTTCTATCTCTAACAGGTATAACCCCTTCTCTTTTGAATTCTTTATCTACTTTAGAACCAAAACTTTTACGAGTTACATTAGTATTTGCATTATCAAAATAAGACATAAACGTAGTCTCCTTTCATATTGTATTTTTTATTGACTATTAAGATATTGTTTTATCTACGGTTTTTTTAGTTTAATAATTCTATTATAATATCTTCTAGTTCTATATTTAGATATTCTGGAACAAATTCTATTCTCTCAGCTTTATCTAGTGTAGTTACATCTACTGCAGTGTTTTCTATACTTTGACAACTATAACCATAATTATTAACCGATTCAAATTTTAAATATCTTATACCTGGGAAAGTATTTTCCAATTCTTGTGTTAAATTAGAAATAAATATACCTTCATTTTGTTCTTTATTTATATTCTCAAAATATTCTTTTATGAACATTTTCATATCTCTAACTAAAGTAGGACCTTCAGATCTAACATACGGATATACTTTTAATTCTAATGTACAATTTACATGGTTTAAAAGTTCTTGATCTTCACCTACAACAAAATTATTTGATCTTCCATACGTATTATAAAACTTCATATCTATGGAGTAGTTGTTAGTTTTCTTACTCATTATTTCGTCCATGTAATCATATTGTGATTTTAATATTTGTACAAATCTATCAAATTCTTCTATATCGGATTCGTATATAGTATCTTTCCATTTAATAACTGGGACATCTTTAATTAATAAATAATTAGCATCTAGTTCATCTTTTTCCCATACCATATGTGATTTAAGCATATTCAATGGAGTTATAAGCTCAACTCTTGTTTCCTCAGTAGTATATTTATTAGTTAAAGTAGTATTTTCAAATCCTGGAATATGTGAAAAAATATGACGTTTATTATCATTTTCATATTCAAATAATGTATACACATTCATTTTAAGATTAGTCATAGGTATCATTTGAACTAAATCTTCTCCATCATTCATATTTTGTAAATCATATATTCTCACAGATTCTGTATCAGATATAAAGTCGTCTGTAGAGATTTCCCCTTCATATGTATATCTCATATTATCTAGATTAAACTCAGTTTGTTTACATTCTATAAATGCTGCTTCAGTACCATTTTTATGCATGAATGTTAATATTACTTTTATCCTTCCAGTATCGTTTCCAGCTTCATCTATCATAGGTGATTCTATGTCAATATCAGTTGCAGTTAAATATAATTTAAATTTATACGTATTTTCATTGTTTATAGATGAACGATACACGTATAAGTTATTGCATATAAATTGAACCATAGAACTATCATTAACATACTCATAATCTAAAGGTATTTTATCATTTATATTATTCAGATAATATCCAACCATACCATTTTTAGACACAGTCATTAAAAATGGATTTTGATATATGAACTTATTATTAAAACCTAAATCTAATATTTCGTCCTTATCAATCTTAACAATACGTTTAGTTGATGGACCGTCATATATAAAAGTATTTGTTGGTTTTAATAACATTCTTTCAGATTGTTCAAATTCATGATCGAATTGATCTCGATATATTTTTAATTGAACAGTGTTAGTTTTATAATAAGAGCCAAAACTATCTTTACTTATAGAATATGCGGTATACAGTCTATCGAAAATATCGTCTCTTTTTTTAATAAAAGATACTCTAACATCATTCAATATATCAAATGAATTGAAATGTCTTTGTAAATCTGATTCTGTTGTATATGAGTTAACTGTTGCAAAACAATCAGCTACTCTATCCCTAAGTTCTAATAAATTTGGAATATCCTTACCAGATGTTGATGCCGATTCAGTTATTGCTATAACTGGAACTCTAGCATTATTTTCGTATCTTTCACTATTCCTATAAACTTCTACATTATAACCAGTATATAATTCAAAGTTTGATGCTGATCCATCAGTAGTATAATACTCAACTCTTATCTCTGAATTAAATTTAGGTTTGAAATAATTTTCTCTAGTAGTAAACGTTAATTCCAACATTTGGTCATTCTTAAGTTTATAATAACAAAACGGTTCTTTTATAACTTTAGAATTAACCAATCTTTTTTGCAATTGTGTAAATTTTTTATCAGTTGATTCTCTATAAAATACTTCAAAATTTGCTAACTGATCTGTAAACGGAACTTTAATAGTATTAACATTAATTCTATCATTATCTATTACTCTAGTTTCAAATACATGTTTATCACAACGTCTCATTTTAACTAATAATGCTATATATTGGGTTCCATTATAGTTATATTTTTGATATTTTATATACGGATTTTTTATATTACTTAAAGAATTATTATATTCTCTCACATAACTACAAGTTATTATATGAGTTTTTCTATAAGGTCTCATAGTTATCATTATATCATAGTCTAACATAAATCTATGTTCCTCAACATGTACGACAGTTCTTTGATCCAATATAAATTTTTTATATGTACCATCAGAACCATATTCTGAATATGCTAATAATGCATCTAATGGTAATAATAAAATACATTCCATAACCGCAGGTGTTGCTAATAAGGTATGTTCTTGGAATAAAGACGCATAATTATAAATAGTATTTGGCATTTGTGCTAAATTAGGGAACATTTCATTTGCTACCACAGGAACTGTATTAAAAACGTCTTCTGTGGTTGTAGTCATAAAATCTAAGCTATATCCTAATAAACCAATATTATATCCTTCAATAACATCTTCTGGAAAATATTTAGGTCCCAATACGTTTAATGCAAAATCTTTTATATCGTACAATGAGGTATATTTTTTAACATCATCTGACATTGTCTCACCCTCTCTCTATATTTCTTTCCAAACTAGTTGAAACATTCTATGACCAAAATCATCTTCAGTTTCTGCTATCCATGGTGCATGTGTTAATGTTGATCCTGTTTGAAATCCAAAGTCCGTACCAGCATCAGAATGTTTTGTTTCATAACCACCATGTCCATCTAATAATTTTTTATATTTACCACTTTGTTCTGTTAAGCTATTAAACTCAGCTATTATCATTGGATCCATAGTTGATTTAAAAGAATACATATATTTTATATTTATTTCAGGTTTAGCTAATAATGTACCTGAATCCCAAGAAAATGCATTTTCTCCAGTATTAACTGGAAATACACCTGTTAATTTTTGCCAATATAAAATAGTAGACCCGTCAGGTCCACATAAAAAATAATAACATGATGAAGCATAATCTACTATTCTATCGGTAATATATTTTTGCTTAGGTGCATAAATACCCCTAGAAACTTTATTTATATAATCAGTCCACGCTAAATGTAATTTGAATATATCTAAATTTACAGTATCTGTATATCGTATACTCATTTCATTTGCAGCGTTTGATTCTTGGTCTGACAGACCATAAACAATTTTATTACCATTGTAGGTTTCTCCATGTTCTACAGTTTTTAAAACAACATCTCCAACTTCAAAAGATTTAGCTTCGTTTGATAATAAAACCATAAACTTATGCTTTGGATTACCATTAGAAACTAATGATTTTAAACACCATTGATTATTATTCCAAAGATAACTATATTTAGCATCAAGAGCCGTTTGTGGTACTAGTGTAAAGTTATTAGTTCCACCAGCCTGTGTTATTATATTTAAATCTGGTCTAGTAAAAAATACATAAGCAAACGTTTTAGTTAATTCTTTATCAGGAAATGCTGTCTTATGTCTGTTAAAAGAGTTAAACAACTTTTTCTGTAAAGATGAAAAATATCCTGTAGGAATGTCTTCATTATATATTTCGCTTTTAGTTATATATTCAATATCCATTTGATATTTAACTTGTCTTATTTTCTTTAAAAGTTCTGCTTCAGTACATTGGTCGTTATACGGGTACTTCATATCAAAAGCAACTTTAGACGTCCAATCATATCCTGAAGTTGGTTTTGTTGAACCATGTGTTGTAACACCACCAGTATCTGGATTTATCGTACCAAAATCAACTTGTTTAGGTGGTATAGTTTCATCTACTGGTTCAGGAGGTGTTGGTTCGGGAACCTTTGGTTCTTCCTTAGGTGGATCAGGCTTAACTTCTAAATCTCTAACTAACCTTAGATATGTACCACAAGACCAACCACCATCTTCCCATTTATACCATGTAGCACCACCAACAGTTTTAGATTCTACAACGATACCAGTATAGCCTGGATTTAAATGGGTTATTATTCTATATGAAGTACTAGGTCCTGTTCTTTTTCTAAGACGACCACTATTAGTAGTAACCTTCATTTCTTTACGCATACTCAATTCTCCTTTCTTTAGTATTTCAGTAAGTTCTCTTACTTAGTTGTTTTCCCGCTAACTATCTATGGGTAAAACAATTATGTAAAAGTGAAATTGAAATTTTAAAAATAAAGGAGTTGTTATAAATGACTGTATTTGGAGAATTAGGAGAATTCTTAAAAGATGCCAAAGGATCTATACAAGATGTAAAATGGGCTCTAGATGATATTAAAGGGAGATCTATAGCTAAACAAAGTGCGGCTGCAACATTACAATTTCCAGTTATAATATCAAGATCTATAAATGTTGATACTGCATCTAATGTAGTAAAAGCATTAGAACGCCAATATGCCACATTTGTACAGATGGTTATATCATTAAACCCTATTCTTGATTTAAAAGAAGACGATATTCCTAGTTTTATAAATAAATTACATCAAAATAATCCTACAGTTTTAGATCTTGTAGAAAGTTGTATAAACGTTTATAGTGATGAAGCAATAGGTATACGTATGTTCACTTCTATAAATGAAGGTTGTAATGGACCGGTTCTACGTTCTAATAAAGAACAAATGTTCTGTATCGAAGATTATTTAAATCCAGTTAAATTAAATGATATATTTAAACCTGAACAGATAACATTAGAAAAAGCTAATGCAGCATTAGATTATTATGTGTTATCTGAAGCCAAAAATAGAGCTAAAACTGGAGGAAGAAAAACATATAAAGGAATGGATGGTCTTGCTCAAGCTTATGATGATTTACAAGCTGGTAAAAATCCACAACCAAATCCAAATGGACCTAGTATTAATGTATCTTCAGGTGGAGGAGGGGTAGTTAATAACCCTGTTGCAAACCATCAACCAAATCAAAATGGTGCTACAGCTGCAGGTGATGGAAAAACTACTGCTAAAGTTGGAAATCATAGTATAGAACCTAAATTTGATAAAAGTGTTGATACTATCAAATATACAGATGCTATTGAACCTAAATTTGGTAAAGGTATTAGACCTAAAATAACAAAAAAAGATGCAGATGCTATTGAACCTAAATTTGGTGCTGACGTTAACACAAAAAATACCAAAGATGTAAATGCTTCAGTAAAACAAAAATTAGATGATTCGCAAAAATCTGAAGAAGAAAGAAGAGCTGAGGCTGACAGAGTTGCATTCCAAAGAGAATTAGATAGAGCTAATGCTGATTATAGATCTAGAGCTATAGTTAGATTACATGATAATGATATTAAAAAATGTAATGAATTAGTACCTACTACACTATCAGTAACATTACAACAAATAAAAGGTGATAATTTTGGTGGAAATGTTAACTTTATATTAGGTATTAAAGGATTAATGCATCCAGTTAATTCTGATGAAATGGTAAGTAATTTATTAGATGGTTATAAATCAGGAAATAGATTCTTTAATTTCTTAAGATGGACATCTGGAGAAATAGCTTTCTTAAGAGACCTTGTTATGAATGTCGATGGAATTAAAGAAGATGCTCTTAAAAAACATAGAAAAGGTAGTTCACATTGGTGGACAACATTAAAAAGAAATAGAACATTATCTAGAGTTAAAAATACATTCGGTAAAAATAAAATATTACCAAATGCAACTATAGCATGTTCTATGGAAGAAGTTATGGAAATAAAAGATACATATAATGTAGATTTAATGGATCCTAAAGCTGTTATGAAATTAATGGATAGATATTTCTTATTAGGTTTCGTTGTAGTTGACGAATCTCAAGAATTATGCTATTTCATGTTTGATGGAGAAAGAGAATTCCAAGCTTTATCATTTAAAGGATTAGAAAGAGAAAATAATAATAAAAACGATTTTAAAGATATCTACAAAATGATAAACAGTGGAAGACTATAGGAAGGAGGTTGTATAATAATGTTAAAAAGAAATTATTGTATAGACATACTACTTGAAAACGTTTCAGAATATGGCGAAAAACAAAAAATATATGCATTAACAGAAGAACAACAAGCTATAGTAAATGATAAAATGGTAGGTAACTTATATCAATCAGCGTTAAGAAGAAAAGATATTGATTTTGGTGATATACCTAACAGTAAAGGGGATATACAAAAATTTAGTGGTTATCAAACTATGGTGGATTGCGTAGCTATGTTAAAAGCTCTAGCTAAAAAATTTGGTATTAAAATGCAAGAAATAGATATAGTTGAAGATGCTATAGATAATATAAGAATACAAAAGAAAACATTTGAAAAAGGATATGCGTTAGACGTAGACTTCATCAAAATGTATTATCAAGCTTTAGTGTTAGCTTGTATAGATGCTACTACATTACTTTTAGCGTCATATGTAGAATATACTAGAACATTAAATAATGTAGAATTTCAGATTAAAAAAGGAAAAGGAGTTTCTGGAAATATATGTATAGATAGTCTAGCTAAATTCAACCAATCTGTAAAAGATGGTTCATTTAATAAATTTGCTGATGGATTATTAAGTAAAAGACAAGAAAATTTTTTAGGTGGAGCTAGTGCTGCAGCTGTTGCAGGTAAAACACTTATAGCAGTTGGTATAGGTGTTAATATAGTTCCAGTATTAAGATTATTATTATTCTATTTCTACGATTTAAGAATATCTGTTGCAGAAATGCTAGATTATCAAAAAGAATTATTAGAAATGAATAAGTTCAGTTTAAAATCATCATCAATGGAAGCTCAAAAAAGAAACAAAATATTAGCTAAACAGAAAGGTTACATGGATAAATTAGATAAAGTTGCTGATAAAATAAGAGTACAAGACCAATTAGCAACTAAATCAAGTTCCAATAGTATAAAACAAGATAATAAGCAATGGAATTTATCTAATGTTACTAACGACGGCAACGATTTTATGTTCATTTAAATCTTATAAAAATAGAACAATAATGTAAGAATAAAATTATTATAATTTAAGGAGGAAACTTAAAAATGGCTAAAAATATATACGATTTATTTAATGAAAGAAAATACGGAGTAGATTACTTAGTTGAAGGTTATGAGTATGATGAAAACTCTGTAGAAGCTTACGAAAGTTTAGAAGCATCTATAGAAGCTATAGAAGCTATAACTCAAGAATCAATGAACGAAACTATTGAACTTCAATCTGCTTTCTATTTAGAAAATTTAGTTATAGAAAACATGATGTTTAATGATTTCAACGAAGAAAAATTACAATCTGTAATGGAAGGATCTGTAAGAGATAAAATACAAGCTGCAAAAGATAAAGTTCAACACTGGTGGAAAAAAATGAAAGAATGGTTCGTTGGAACATTCAAAGCTATAGCTAACCATTTTAAATCTGGTGAAACTTTAGTTAGACAAAATGGTAAAAAAATAGATGAAGGTATGAGAAGATCTAATCTAAAAGTTAAAATGAACAAATATAGAAACTTAGATGCTGCAATGGATGCTGTTAATAAAATGATAGAAGATCTTAAAGTTGACAGTATAACAGATGCTAAAAAAGAAGATGCTAGAGAAGAAATATTAGGTGCTGTTGGAGCAGACGATAGAAAAGATGTTGCTGAAGTTGTTAAAAAATTATTCATAGAAGAAGAAAATGAAGAACAAGCTATAAGTTCTATACCTGTAGATGTTGCTAAAAACTATGCAGGAAATAAATCTAAAATAATAGATAAACTTAAAAAACAACAAAAATCAGTTGATGATGCATTCAGAAAAACTTTACAAGGATTCCAAGAATTAGAAAGAACTACATCAGGTGAAACTAACGAATTAGCTGGAAGATTATTAGCTAACTTCAACTTTGCTTTAGGTATAAAAAATACTATATTAAGTACTCAAATGGCTATAGTTAAAAAAGCTTGTAACGACTATACTGTAGTTATAAGAAGAGCTTTAAATGCTCCAGCTAATAAGAGAGCTGATAAAAAAGCTTTAAAAGATAAATCTTTAGAAGCTTTCATACCTAATTTTGATGGTGAAGAATTAGATTTCTATGAAGATTAATATACATATAAATAGATATAGGATTAATTTCCTATATCTATTTATTTTGTCATTCAACAATCCCATAATATAACATGAAGAGAAGGAGGTTACACATGGAATATAATATGATAAAACATATACGAAAATATAAGGAATTGATTGAGAATGAACCTTATGATTTTATCGTAGAAGAAATGTTAGTTGATTTAAAAGGAATATTATTAGAAGAATCTAAAAATGATATAGTGAATAGCACTTGGGTTATAGAAACATTTTTTAATATAAACCATTCATACGATGTAATGGATGAACTGAACAGTCTAGAAACTAAGTTATTAGAAAATTCTGATCCAGATATAACCAATACTATATCTAATATCAAAGCTAACTTTAATAATAAACATCAAAAAATTATGAACCGTGATGATAAATGGCTTAAGAAAAATAAAAAGAAAATATTAAGTTTAGACTATACTGAAATAGAATTAGAAGTATTAAGTGATTATAAAGTAACATTCGAGCAATTACTTAATAGGCATAATATATTCGATAAGTTGTTCGTCAATTCTGCTGATAGTGAGAATTTAGATAATAAATTAAGAAGATTTGAAGATAAGAACGAAAATTTAAAAAATGGATTGGATAATTATTTTAGAACAGGTACATCTAGAAGAGAAATAGGATTAAGAAAAGTTGCTGGTGATGAAGCTAAACTGGCAGTAGAAAACATGGTAGCATATTGTGAAAGTTTCTTAGCTGGTAAGAAATTTTTAGAAGAAAAATTAAATAATATAATAATTGCTGCTAGTGATGAAGTTAAAGAATCGTTAAGTCCTATAGAAATTCTTAGAGAAGCTTTAGAGGATGATAAAAATAAAAAAGATGAAGAAGTGCCAGAAGAAAAACCTAAAAAAGAAAAACAACCTAAAGAGGAAGACGTATCTGATGAAGAAGTAGATGCTGAAGTAGAAAAAGAACCTGTAGAAGATAAAACAGCTGTTAAAAGAGGATCTAAAGATAGACAAGTCGGTATAGCTGTATTATTAACTGTAGCTGAAGAAAGATACTTCGATTATATTAATATATTAAAAGGATTGCTTGAAGAATAGAAAAATAGATATAGGATAATTTCCTATATCTATTTTTGTTTTTTTAATACAACTTGTACTTCTGCTACTAATTCACCAGCATCTTTAGCCATAACTATAGTTGTTTTGGATACTCTATAATTACCACCATATAATTTATTAAGTTTTTGATCTTCGTATGTTATTAGTATTTCTTTATTAGGTGATACAACTTCCATATCAACTCCTATTAAACTAACTAAGCATATACATTCATTTTCTTCTATTCTAGTTTGTAAATCACTTATAGCATTTGATTCATTCTCTTTAGTCATTAATATTTGTTCATTAGTAGAATTAACTTTAGTTGTATTTGGGTTTATTTGTGAATTTGAATTCGATTTTGCATTTATAATTCTTATTTTATTTCCATTTATTTGATTACTCATTATATTAGTATTTTTAATATCAACCCTTTCTGTATTACAGAAAACATGGGTTTGTTTTCTATCTTTATCTATAAATTGTCCATTCATTTGGCTGTCACTAGATTCTTGATCTGATATATGTAAATGTGTTATACGCACTTCATTTTTTCTCCATGCAGTACATTTATAGTTTTTATCTATTAAATATGCTGTATCTACATCATAAAAAAGAAGCATACCTTTTTGATAAAAAGGTTTCTGATTATTTAAATATAATATAGTATCAACAGTATTCCCTGATGGTACTGTAAAATTGGATAATGAAGGATTGCTATCTAACTTAGACATCAGCAACTGAGATATACCTGATTCTTGCATTATATAAATTAATAAATCTGACATAAGTGCTGATTGTATTGATAAATTAAAATACTTTTTACATTTAGTTACTTCATCAGTAAATAAATAAAAATCTCTTACGTTAGTACCTAAAGTAACAGCTTCATCCCCTTCTCCACCTTTTTTAGTTTCAACATTTCTATTATCCTCTATAACATTTTCTTTATCTTTAAAGCATACAAACATTTCGTTGAATGCCATTTCATATTTAAGAAAATTCATATCCCTGTCATAAATATTTCTTACTAATCTAAGTCTAAACTTAACAGTATCATTCTCTTGTTTAATTTTATGATATAATTCATCCTTTATAGTTAGTGATATATTTACTATAGGAAAATATAACTCATCATAATCTTTTTCCATATAAATGGATGTAACCATATCGCCATTTAATTTTTCTATACCACCATCTTGAAATATAATATCAAAGTTATCAACCTTATATTTAATAAGATTTTTATTTTCTCTCATCTCTTTAGTAATCATAAAACCAACCTCCTTATATAAAATTGTATTTTTAGTAAAAAAATAATAAGGACGAAATCGTCCTTATTATTTATTCTGATAAAACAAATCTAACATCTATTTTTGTCTTAGCATTTAATTCTGCTAATATATCTTCTAATAAATCTCCATTTACGAATAGACCTGAATTATCTCCTAAAGATAATACTATTGTATTTATATCTGTATTCTTTATAGATTCTAAATATACGTATACTTGATTTATATCTTGTGCATTTTTAGGATATAATGCTATAGGATTATAATCTCCTAATAATATTATTTTATCAATATCGTATAAGAATTCTTTATTTGTTTTTACAAAATCTATAAAGTTATTTATATAATGTCTATCTGTTATTCTAGCTTGAACTCTATCAAGTTTCCATCCATAGCAGATTACTTCTCCTTGTTTATAATTATTCCATTTAGTTATATTCATCATAATTATTACCTCCAAAATTATTTTATAATATCTCTTATCCAATTAGGACATGTGGATACTTCATTACATTTAGGATGTCTTTTATACACTTTATTTACTTCTTCATTATCTATTGGTTTCATATTCCAACTTATTTCTTCATAATCATCATATGAATAAACATCTTCACGGAACTTAGAAATTATTTCTTCTTTTACAGGGTTACTGTAATATATTTGTTGTATAAGTTCAGCTTCTAATATTTCTTTAGAAACGTTATATAATCTATCATAATCATAATCTGGATTATTTATACACTCATCTAATATACCTAAATTTACTTTCAATCTTTGATTCTTATCATCAGTTTCATTTAGGTATCCTCTTTCTCGTTCTATTTTACAGACATGTTTTCTTAATTTACCCACAACACTGTCATATCTGTCTAATAATTTGTATAAAGCTTTTGTATTTATATATCTACATTCATAGGTATATGTGTTTCCTCTAAAATCTTCAGTTTCTTCTTCAAATATACATTTATCTCTATCATCAATTTGATCTAACCATGTATTTTTTATCAAACTTTCATTATAACCAAATGCTGAAGCTATACAATACATCTTATACCATATGTCACCCTTTTCTTCATACCATTGTATAAGCACATCATCAAATTCATCATAATAATTATTTGGAACTATTACCATATAAATCACTCCTTTATTTTTTATTTGAATAATTATCATCAGATGTAAGCTTATAATTTTTTATAAGATATTTATAGTTTACCCTGAAACGCAGCTGGTATATATACCACTCCGTAGGTCCCTTATTAGACCACCGCACTTTTGAGCGTAAACCAATGTGGTTAGTCTCCCACATCTGTATATACATTTATATCTATAAGATATTTATAGTTTACCCTGAAACGCAGCTGGTATATATACCACTCCGTAGGTCCCTTATTAGACCACCGCACTTTTGAGCGTAAACCAATGTGGTTAGTCTCCCACATCTGTATATACATTTATATCTTTTATTTGTAATTATAAGCTTAAACCTGATGATAATTATTCTTATATTACATTTTTATAATATATAATCGAAATTTTACCTTTTTACACTTTATCTAAAGGTATGATCTTTTTTAAGTTCTGCTTCTAAAGCATCTAGCTTTAATTGGATAGCATCGTGTTGACTTAATAGTTTTAGATATTCACCATATATAGTTTCTGTATTTTGTAATAATATTATTAAAGCAGCTTTAGTTATAAATAAAACTTCACTATCACCTTCTACTACATTTTTAAATGTAAATAGATGTTTATACCATTCCATATTAACAGGTATAACTCTTTTAATATCATCCACTTTATACCACCAAACATTACTTTCATCCATAAAGTTTTCTATCATATGTTTTTCCACAAATACTTCTAATATATTATTAAATGATTTCATAATTATTACCTCCAATTTATTTTTAATTTTCTTTTCTTTATTCCTGTATTTATTTCTATTATGTTTAAAGGATATTCATTAAAGTAATCGTTATTAATTACTTTCATATACCCTCCATCATGCTTATCAATTATTTGATTTAAAATATATTTTTCTTCAACATCTGATATCTTTTTATACTGTTCATATATACTAGTTGTCATATAATTAATCAGAAAATCATTCTGAAAATTTTCATTAATTAAACAGATTAAACTATTTACATTTTCAATATCAATTGTAATTATATTATTCATTAATCCTTTATTTATTTCATTATATATTCTTGATATTCCCATTCCTTTTATTTTATCGATATTTCTATATTTGTCTCCTAGCACTGAAATTATAAAAGGTAAAAAGTTTTTATCAGGATTAGGAATATTATTACATTTAGTTTTAGATTTCAAAATATCCATAACATTTACTGAATCTATTAATGTAGATTTATCCATTTTAGGTTTAAGGATTATAAACCCATCTTTAATATATTGGTAATCATACCTGTCATCAGTTATTATGAAATTCTTATTTTCATCAGTTTTAAAATGTTTACTTATTACTAGAGGAACTACACTGGGTTCAATTATTCCACTTGTAATAAAGTTCACTCCTTCAACATATTTAAGCAACGTTTTAATCATCTTAATACTGTCTTCATATGTTTTTCCTATAGAAGTTGTTTCTTTTGTATTTATTAACATTAATTTAGTTCTATAATCTTTATTATATTCTCTATTAAGATAATCTACATCAATAGATTCAGGACCATATACAAATATTCTACTACATACAGATTTCTTATGGAAATAATATCTGTAGTGAGCAATTAAATTAAATACACACGAAGTTAATATGATATTTCTTTTCGAAGATTGAATTATATTTTCTTTATCTGTTATAGAAGAAGTTAATTTCTTTAATATTGATTCTAGATTTATATAGATAAATACTTCTTCTCCTTTAATAAATGTAAATTCTTCTAATAACTCATCTAATTTTAGATATTTTATTTTAAACATATTGAAGTATAATTCCATATAATTAAAGACCTCCTTTCTGAATATTCTACATTTTCTAAACATTCAATCATTCCTTTTCTCCATATAAAGCTGGATAGATTAAATATATTCCTTTAGATTTATTCTCTATACAATATCCTTCTCTATTTAACTTATCTGTTAAAGGAACTATTATAATTGCACTACAAATTATATACGTAGTTAATATATTAAATCTAGAATTAAAGAATAATAATAATTGAATTATAAAGAATAATAAATTTGAAATAATCTGCCTACCATCCGTATCCAAGATATAATCACCTCCTTCTAATCATACATTGGAATATCTACTACTGTATATCCTTCATCGTCTATATAAACGCAATCTATATGATCTTCACAATCTTCAAATGATTTTATTTCCGTATCAGTTCTTCTCATATTTTTAACTAACACTTCTTTTATTTTATCTATACTACCATATCCCCTATCTAATAGAATATCTACTAGCATATCACATTCATCATCCGATAAAGATATTCCTTTACCAACAAAATTTGTATTTTTATCTACTATTCTTATATCCATAGTTACTGGATTGTCTCCCCAAATCATTCTCATAACTGATTTAGTTTTATTTGTATAATCTTTTAAATCTGCTACATGTTCAATTACTTCACTTTTAAATTCTTTTTTAGCCATAACATTACCTCCTAATTTTCAAATTAATAATTTGTTAATATTTAAATTAAAATATATGTGAATAACCTTTAAAGGTTATTCACATATCAAAAATATATTTAAATAAGGAGATGATTTTATATAATACAATATAGGTTAATTGATTGTTATTATGATTATTTTTCAGAAGGTTTTAAGTTGTCCATAAAATGGACGTACCTTCCTAACCATAATTAAATTATAACAACTTCTTCACTCACCCTTTTAAGAGGGTTCGTTTTGTTTCTTAATGCTTTGCTTTAAGAAGTTGTTGGTGTGTTGATAAATTATAATATATTTTTTATGAAATTTAATTTACTGTAACAATTATTATTCTCGAGGAACGTAAAAAAATAATAAGTAGCCTAGGCTACTTATTATATCTTAGTAGGTGTTTACCGTCTACCCAATAAGCACCATATTTTTCAAACTTAACTAGATAATAATCTGGAACTGTTTTATCCATTACTACACCCATTGTACCTACTTCTATAAATAATGCTGGAACTACTTCAGTTGTTTCTATTAATGTTACTATATCAAATTCGTTGAAAGGTTTATAAGTTGTCATAATATACCGTCTCCTTGATTATTGATTATTTTTATTTTGGAACATATAAAATGGAGTATAGTCTATGACTATACTCCATTAATTATCTATCTTCTACCACCATTATATCTTTGTGGTTGATTTTGATTTTGTGGTCTATTATTAAATTTACTTCCTTGAGATTGTAATATCTTTGTCATTCTATTTACATTGTTAACATTTTTAGATTTGTATACAGATACTAATATTGTTATATCACTTGTTCCATGCATTTTAACATCATCTATAGACACTGCGTAACCCTTAGCAGGGTTCATCATCTCAGCGACTATTGCAGCTAAATCAACTCTGAATAATATCGCATCTTCTTTGTTTAATACTGATGGACCATATCCAGGCATCTTAATTCTATCTATAGATTTAAGAACTGCTTCGTTGATCTTACCTCCTCTTGAACTGTTGATACCTGGTATAGGTATCATACCGTTCATGTTTTGTTGTTGTCTTCCTTGACTATTAGCTTTGTATCCTATTGCTAACATACCTTGTATTTCACCCGTTTCAGAATCTTTTGAATATATCATACCGACCTCCCCTTTAAGGTCTTTTATGAATCCTTGTAGGAAATCTAATATATCTGCACCTGTAACTTTAGCTAAAGATCCTAAATAACATCTGTGCATAAAACTATTATCTGAAACACCTTGTATAACGTTAACTCCATTATTGTTTCTTTCTACATTATTATTCATACTCATAATTTGTTTCCTCCTTAAATTTTAAATATATTTTTTATTTGGAACATAGAAATGTATTATAATTATTTTCTATATTCACTATTATAATATAGTACTGAAATTTTACGTTTTACACTTACGATATTGTATACTGATTTTTAAATTTTAATAGCGTACTCTTTATACACATATCCTTGTTCTATTCTATACCACTGTTCAGATTCTTCTAAAATTTTAACTTCTTCTCCGTAATATAATACACCGATCCTTTCCGATTCTATATTTGGTTCTTGTCTTATATTAAGACCTTGTTCACTAGTGACTTTAATATACATTTCTTCAACCTCGTCAGGTTCATCATTTGTTATAGCAATTTCTTCTTTACCTTCAACAACTACTTTTATTTTATTACCATCTTCTTTAACATCTACTGCAACATCTACGTTGTTTATTTCTACAAATACTTCAGGTTTCATTTCTTCTATATATGAATCTATTTCTTTATTTATAGCTATTATTGAAAATATCATTCCTGTTAAACATAACACAAATAATATTAGTAACGGTCTTAAACTTAATTTATACATATAAATTACCTCCTAATTTTCGATATTAAATATACTGATTTGTTATAAAGTTAAAAAAATAAAGAAGGGATTATTTCCCTTCTTTATTTTCTGGTTTTTCTTTAGCATCTAATTCACCATCATCTATTTTTCTACCTGTAGCAGCAGAAACTAACGCTTTAGCAACACCATATTCTTCGTTAAATAATATTGTCATGACTTTAGCATAACCTCTAATCTGTTCATTTATTTTTCTCATGTTACTATTTATCATTTTTAATTCATTATTAGCTCTATTAGATTTTTTCTCTTTATCAGTATCACCTTTTTGTCTAATATTGTTTATTGCATGGTTGTAAACATTTTGTACTTTAGCCTTCAATCCCTCTAATTTTTTATTAGCATCAGGTAATTCCGTTAAAATATTATGAACTGCTATAACGTTAACTTGAGATAGTTTTATTTCTTTTTTATGTTTATCACTTAATCTAAATGTTTCAAGTAATACGTTTAAATATTTTTCATCTTCATCTTCTTGGTTTACATCTCCATCATCATAATCTTCAGGTCTTAATTTTATAGAATGTGCTCTAGTATCATTTATCAATCTATGAATATTATTAAGACATTTACTTTGTATACTAGGGAAAGCCATTTTATTAGGATGATATTCTATCATCTTATCATTTTCACCATTTCTTATTTTTACTACACATTTATTCAAATCATATTTTTTAACAAATCTAGCTCCTGCTTCAAACTTTTCTCTATATATACCAACCATATGTAAAATCCATTTAATAACACGTTTCATTTGCTCAGTTAATTTTTTGATTATACCATTTTTACTAGTTTCTACAGATTCTTCAGCCTCTTCTTTTATGATTCGTAATTTATTACTATCATAACTCACATATAATAAATTTTCAAACATTTCTTCTTCAGTTATATAAAATTCTTGAATTTCTTGATACTCACTTTCAACCATTTCTTCTCGTCTAGCATCAAAAATATCATATATGTTTTTCACTATTATCACATCCCTTTACAGTTAGTCTAATTGATTTAGATTCTGTCATAAGATAGTATTCATTTTTCTTTTTAGTATTTCTATATATATTAAACTGAGTACCGTTTTTATGGTGTATTAATTGTAATTTACCATTATTAAATACTTGTGTAATGGACTCTATTCCATGTTGTTCTAATATAAATCTATCTATTATATTTGCTGCTTCTAAACAATTATATTTTTCTGCAATTTTGTTTATTTTATTAATAATGTCACCATTTATATCATAATCAACACTCTCAGTAACATAATCACCATTAATAGGCATATCGATCAATTCTTCTTCATAACCAACTTTATTATATCTTAAATACGATTCAAGTTGTTGATAATTAAAAGAAGATTTAGCTTTATCTTCATCATAATTAATATTATATCTACTGGACTCACAGTTATATAAATTACATATTCTTTGATTTACATTTTCAAGTTTTTTCTTATATATAGGAAAATCTTGTAATGTCATCACGCTTAATAATAATCTTTGTACATGTGATTCCATTAAGACATTCTGACCCATGATAAATTCAATATCATTTAAAGCATTTTCAATAGCATATTCATTATAAGTCCCTATAATATTATTTTCAACTATAGATACAGCACTTTCAAATATATTAAGTAAATCTTTATGTGTAGGATAATCTCTTAAATATTCTTTATTTGCGATAGCATTTCCTTCTTTACAATATTTACACACTTCATATACACTTTTTATCTGTTTAACTTCTTTCTGCATAGTTTCTAAAATGTTTTTATTAAATTCTTGCATACAGACACCTCCTATTTAAAATTGATTTCTTTAGGATAAACACCAAATAATCTTAAACAAGCTTCTCTAATAAATTCAAAATCATTGAATTTAAACATATTTGTGATAGTTATACCTTCAGTAAGCTTTTTATCTAAATCATAATCATTAGATTCAATCGTTACTGTAAATTCTAATATATTTTCTTCATCAATATCTTTATAATAAGGTACCACTGAACAATGTGAACCTATTTTATCACGTTGTATAACGTAACTATTTTCTATTATAAGTTTACTATTGATATCATTTAAAGAGAATAGCTTTTTATTATTAGGATTTTTATAAACTAATTTACATTCTATAACTTCATTAGATATACTAACATTATCTCCCTGAACTGTTATAGATTGTATATCGTCAGAGTCGTTTATATTAATCATGTCATCAACCATCGATTCAAATACTTTAACAGGTTTACCATGTTTAGATGCCTTTACTATCTCTCCTAAATCATCTTTAGCGAATTGAACTAAATTATTTTCAACACCTTCTTTTTTAGATAAATCATCTATGACTATTAGACATTTTCTGATATCTTCGTTTATATGTTCAACTGCTGATGGTTGTTCTTTAAGCATTAAGTTATAATATTTTTTATAAGTATTTAGATAATTTCTCATTTCTTCTTCATATTGATTTTGAAGATAATAATTCATTTGAGGAATACTTATAGAAGATTCACTCATTACATCTGTAATATATGATTCCATGTTATAACTATCATTTTTATGATGGTGATTTATGGATTTTTTATAATCTGTTAAATTATCTCCTATTTCAATATTACCATTTTTTAAGTCAGTTTTAATTATACCTCTATACATATCTCTATTTTTGTCTAGTATTTTATTTAAAATAGGACCTCTAAATAATGGACCGTTTATAAGCTTTTGATTATCTTTAACATACTGAACATATTCTTTTTTAGTTTTAAATTCAATAAACCTTCTACAAAGTTCAGAATTTAATTTATAAGTATACATTTTTACAATGTCAACAGGTTTACTTACAGTATATTCACGTATAACAGGACATGATCCTATTTCTAAGTCTTTTATGTCAATCTCAACTTCATAAACATAAAAAGCTTCAGTTTTTTCACATAAATAGTTTTTAAATTCCTTTTCGCTCATTCCATCGGGTATAACTACTATATTTTTTCCTTTATTATTATGACCTACGAATTCCATATTTGAACCACCCACTACATCAAATACTGCGTCTGATAATGCCCATGATATAGCATCTTCTTTATTATCCCAGAAATAAGTAGACCATCTTGGGTCACTATATTTAGTGGCTCCAACATTTATCGACATTGGATCTATTTTATCTTTTATTATTCTAGACGAACCACGGTATAATTTGATTTTCCCACCTTTTAACTTTTGTATAGGTTTATCAAACCAAACTAAGAATTTATCTGGTTCAAACTTTTCTTCAATATAACATTCACTTATAGTATCTATAAGTTCATTTATCTGCTTATCATTTTTAACGAATATAGGAATTCTTTTTAAAGTTTTTAAAAAGAATTTAAACGTTTTTATAATATCACCTTCACTACGTTTATAAGTTCTAGATACACTTCTAAACATAGATTTAGATACAGATGTACCCATTATAACCATTGGTTTATTTATAAATCTTTCGGGTTCAAAGCATATAAATAATTGCATACCTTCTAGTATGTAAAGTTTATTATCACCTTGTACTCTTTTTTCAAACCAATCTAAGAATTTAACTGATTCAGTATTAAAAGCTGGATCGCTAAATCCATTTAATCTATTAGGTTTTTGAGTATGAAGATATTCTAATATAATAGGGTGTATTTTATTAGTGTTTAAGTTTTCCAACCCTTTTATTAATGCTGATGTAACAGCATCAAACTCTAATGCTTCTGCATTATATATTCTAGAGTATTCTTTTATAATAGTACTTTTACCAGAACCACCTAAACCAGTTATATATAAAACATTATTAGAAGTTCCGAATTTATCGATATTAACTTCAATATTTTCTTTAGAAATAAATAAGTTTTCTTCAATAATATTCCAATTTTCATATAACTTTAAATCACGCTTTCTTTCTTTTATAGCATTTTCCATACCACCGTTATTTATCCAATCATAATAATAATCATATTCATATTTAAGTTTCGGATTTTTTCTTAATAATAACTTAGTTTGAGTATTAGATTTTCTTACTAGTTTTTCAATATATCTAAAGTCATCTTCATACCTAGCACCGATTATCATTCGATTTATCAATGCCTGCAATTCAATAGGATTATTTTTAGCTAAATCATAACTTAATGAGAAAAACAAATCGTTTTCAGAGTATTTACGTTCATTGAACTTTTTAAAGTTGTAGATAGTATTATCCATACCATCACGTAAACTTTCTTCTATTATTTCTTTTTTAAATCCATTGAATTTCTTTTCATCGGCAATATACCATTCAAATAAATCTGAAACTCTATATCTTTGCTTATCACGTTTTACTTTTCTAATCATAGAATTAATCATGGAAGTGTTTACAAATACAATAGGTAGTCCTTTTACCATATCAGGATTAATATCTGCAAAGATTTGTAATCCTTCAATAACAAATTTTTTATCTGGGTGTTGATTACAGTAGTTAATTGCATATGATAATACGTTAGTCATTTCTAGAGATAATTCTTCATTGTTAAGTTCGTTATTAATAAGTTTTTGTTTTAATAATGGTTTATTATTAAAATATTTATTAAATATTAGTTCGTTTGAATATGGACCAAAATCCATATCTGGATGTTCAAACATATCCATCTCTATACATGTTGCATTATATTTCTTACATAGTTCATCACTTAGAGTAGATTTTCCACTACCTGATAATCCTGTAATTAAACAAATATTACTTTTACCTGAATCGAATAATTCAAAGTTTACATACAAATCTTTTTTATTTCTCATATAAGCTTCTTCTATCACTTCAGTACTTTCTTTTATAGGTTGTTTACTAACACCTTTAATATCTTCTATTTTAAATATTCTAGGTATTTTCTTTTCATCACCGTATTTTTCAAAACTCTGTTTAATTTCTTTTAAGAATCTAAAAAGATTTTCGTAATTTTTATTTGTTATTTTTACATAATGAACTGCTTTTTGTGAACACATTACTTCATCTTTTAAACGTTCTTTTTCTTTATCTACATCTTGTATTTTATGATGATTATTAGGATTATCTCCACCATCTTTTATTTCTATTTCTAATTCTAATGAATGTATATAAACATCTGGTATATAGAATTTATCCTCTCCATTATACTTATAAGTATACGTATGTGGAGAAGGCATTGATATATCTTCAGGGTCCCAGTTAAAGAATCCATCTAATGTTTTTAAAAAGTCTAATTCATAGCTTCCAGTATATGTTGATTCATGTTTACCATCAGACCATTCATAAGTACCAGATATACTTCTATTAGCTAACATTTCTCTTTGTTTATTAGGGTCGTTTAATAAATGTGTTTTACCGTACTTAGCAACCATTCTACCCTTCATTATTTTAACATATTCATCTTTACATTTAGGATCTCCACAGAATCTATTATATTTACCAGTATTCATATTCCATGTAGTAGGTTTTTTACACATTACACAATTCCCATGTGTTTTTCCAGTTTTCATATAATAGTAATATTGTTGAACACACATATCTTTCGGTATCATTGAAGAATGTTCTTTTTCTATATGACTATATAAACATGGAAGTTCAGTAAAATTCTTTCCACATATTTTACATTTGAACATAAATTTAACCACCTTTCTTCTTTATATTACAGTTAACTTAAGAGATTGTTTTTATCAACAATATTTACAAGAATTAATGAAAAATAAACTAAATTACAATATAATAATACCAATGAATTAAACAGTAAAGGAGATGATGATAATTGGCTTTACCAAGAGATGTTGGTCTGGATAAAGATTTTTACCAGAAAAGTAGAATATTTAAAGAAACCGATTCATTAGTAAACTATATTTTAAATATCCTATTAATGCGACCTGGTAATATGCCAAGTATGCCACATATAGGCATTAATATAGGTCAATACGTTCAACCTACAATGCAACAACAGTTAGATGTTGAACTTATTAAGGGTCTGATTGTAAGTAATTGTGAGGATTTACTTCCTCAATTATCAACCGATGAATTACTGGTTACAGTAGTTATGGATGAATTTAATAAACCAGTATTATTAATTAAGATACCAATGTATGTTGATGAAGAAGAAATAAAATTTGACGCATACTATGCATTCTATAGGAATACATTGAATGAATTAGAATTTAACTTCTTAGTTGACGATAATTTATAAAAATATATTTTTTAGGAGGAAACCGTAATGGATAACAATAATAAAAAAGTAGATATCAAATCTTTATTAGAGCAAAATAACATTAAAGTAAATAATAATCAACAAGAAACAGATATTAAAAAAATAGCTAGTAATGTACCAGAAGGATTCGATCCTACAAATGCTGAAAATGCTAAAGCTGAAATGGGTCAAGTATTTGAAAATAATGAAATACTGAAACATTCAGGAATTAGAGGTGGAGGAGTCCCTGGTAATATAATTTCAGCGGAACAAATGGCTGCAATAGAAGATACGATCAGAGAGATTGAAGAAGAAACAGAATTAGCTAAAGCAGAATTTGAAGCTTTCCAAAAAATGAAAGAAGAGGAAGAAGCTAAAAGAAAAGAAGAAGAAATGAAAGAATCGTTAGCATATGAAGACGATGATTCTTTTGCAGTTGACGAGCCTAAAAATGTAGTTGAAGAATCTATGGATGATGGAGTTGAAAGATCTGAGGATTTCTTAAAAAGATATAATGAGGCAGTTGTGATTATAGATAAAACTGGTATGGGTCAAGTTATAAACTTTACAGATGAAGAAAGAGCTAAAATGAAAAAAGTTAAATCTATAAAATTAAAAGAAGTTGAAACTGTAGAATTAAAATCAATAAAAACTAAAAAGGCTAAAACTGGTATAGCTGATAGAATATTACAAAAACGTAATACTATTAGAAATACAACTATAGTTTTACCTATTTCAGGTTTAACTATGGTTATGAAAGGATGTTCTACATTTGAATTAATGGGATTAATAACTGGTCAAGAAGTTAATGTTATGACATTAGTTGCTAAATGGACATTAATACATTCTAAAGTTGAATCAACTTCTATAGGTAAAATGGATTTCAACACATTCTTAAATAATGTGGCTTCATTAGAATATGATATATTAGTTTATGGTATATTATGTGCTACATTCCCAGATGAAGACGTATTCCCATTAACTTGCCCAATGTGTAAGAGTGCAATAGAACATAAATATGAAATGAGATCTTTATTAAGAGCTGAAGAAATGTCCGAAAAACTTGCAGCATTAGTAAAAGATGTTGCAGACCATTCTTTTACTGAAGAACAAGCTAAAGAATGTTTTGAAAATTCTGTATTAAATACAGAAAAATCTATACAATTACCAGATTCTGAATTTATATGTACTATAGGTGTTCAAAATGCATATTCATTCATATATGATTCAGTAAATGCTATAGATAAATTAGATGAAAAATATCAACAAGCAACAATAATATCATCTGCTGTTTCTAGAATTTACGTACCAAATCCAGATGATGATGGTGCTACATATCTTGAAATAGATGACACTGAAGATAAAATAAAATTAATATATAGTTTAAATGCTACTGATATAAGTATACTTAGTACTAAGATAGGTGAAATAACAGAAGGATTAGAATTTAGATTTGGATTAATGGATATTACTTGCCCTAATATGAAATGTAAACACCATGTAAATTCTTTAGGAGTTGAATTAGATACAATCCTTTTTCACAAATACCAACAAGCAATGAATACGACTATAGACTAGAAAAAATATCTATGTTTATGGACGAAATATTAGAGTTGTTTGGTGGTCCAAGTGCTTATTTTATGTTAGAAGAAATGTCATACAAGGAACTTGTAGCGATAAGAGATGCTCGTATTAAACGTAAAAATAAAGAAATAGAGGATGAACAAAAATACCGAGAAGAGGAGTTAAAAGCCCAAGAACGAGCAATAGCTAATAGTAAAATTTATAGATAATTTAATTGATTCCGAGAATCCCAAATAAGACGAAAGGAAAAGGATTCTTATGATGCCAATAGATGAATTTATAAATCAGCTAATTCAATCAGGATTAGCTGACTCTTTTTTAGACGTAATAGAGTTACATTATTTAAAAGTAGTTGAAGTTTACAACATAATATCATTTATAGAGGAAAGTAATATTCTAAATATAGAGTACATAGATGACGAAGAACATGATTCACTTAAAGTGATTATATCGTTAAATGAACCTGTTGAAATAGAGGAGGAATATTCTCAAACAACAGACTTTTCAATACAAATTATTAATGTCGGTACTACGTTGGAGATAACCGTTACTAATAATTATGAAAGTGAGGCTGTTATTTATGAAAATAGATTTAATGGACGTAGAACGCCTTATACGCACAAATGGTCTTGAAGGAAAAGAAGTTACAAATCCCATATTATTCGAAGCTGGGAATGTACCAACTGCTGATGGTATGCTATCATTAGAAATATTTGGAATGACATCTAAAGAAAGAAAAGAAAATTATGCTTATATAAGTTTACATGATTATTTTCTTCACCCATATGTTTATAAAATACTTTTAAGACTTGATAGACGTATTGAGGCTATAGTAAAAGGTACACGAAAGTTTATTATAACTGAAGCTGGAGAATTAAAAGAAGACGAAGAAAATGGAAATAACGGATGTGCTTGGTTATATAAAAACTGGGATAAAATAAAATTTAAAAGAAATGATTCTAACGTAAGAAATGAAAGAATTAATTTAATAGAAGCTTATAATAAAAATGTTTTATTTGTAAAAAGATGGATAGTTATACCAGCATTCTACAGGGATGTTAATTTCCAAAAATCCGATTCTGGTAAATTATCTCATAATGAATTAACTGATTTATATTGTAAATTATTAAAATTTACAAATATGTTAGCTTCTATAAACGAATTTGACTTTATGATAAATTCTAATAGAGGTAAAGTACAAGATACATTAGTAGAAATATACGATTATTTCAAACATAAATTAGAAAAGAAAAATGGATTAATAAGAAAATCGCTATTAGGTAAAACAGTTGACTATGGGGTTCGTGCAGTTATAGCTGCACCTGAATTTAGATCTGATAGATATGATGATAATATAGTTGACTTTACACATTGTGCTATTCCTATAGCATTACTTTGTACTTTATTCTATCCATTTATGTTACATGAATTAAGAAATTTCTTTAATGAGCAATATGAAATGCTTAATTATAAAATAGAAGATTTATCAGAATATAATAAGAAGTTATCAGGGTCCGCTGATTTATTAGACTTTAACTTCTATTATAGTGATGATTATTTTAAAAAGATGATGGATGGGTTTACTAGAACATACGATGATCGTTTTAAACGTGTTGAAATCCCTTTAAAACAAGAACAACCTTATCCAATATATTATAAAATAAAATTACAAAAAGAAGATGGTACTGAAATAGTTCGTGATATGACTATAACAGATGTTCTATTTATAGTTGCAAATAGAGCTGCTGCAGATAAACATGTTTTCATAACACGTTATCCTATAACAAATCACTTAGGATCTATACCATCTAAATTAAATGTATCATCTACAGTAAAAACTGAACCGATGATATATAATGGTGTTTTATATAAATTTTATCCTGTAGTTGATTTAAATATGTCACCTGTAGAAATTACAACTTATTTCTACGATGTTCTTAAATTATCAAATGTTTTACTTAAACAGTTTGGTGGAGACTATAAAATGGTCACGTTGTAGTCTTTAAACTACTTAAATTGTTCGGGAACACCCTTAGAGCTTAAACTACTAAGTTATAATAGTAATATTATGATGGCTGAGATTAATTACCTCAGGTATAGTAAAAAGGTTTAAGATTGGGTAATCCGCAGCCAAGTTACCAATCATGAAAGGTGATGATGAAATGGAAGAAAAACTTATTGTAATAGGCGATGTTAAACCGATGTATACAATATCTAATGACGGTAAAGTTAAAAATATTAAAACAGGAAAATACTTAAAATATGGAGTTACAACAGCAGGTTATTATACAGTTGGATTACAACATAATGATAATAGTAGACATATTTATTATATTCATAAATTAGTTGCAGAAATGTTTTTGGTAAAAAGTGAATTTGATGAACAGGTTAATCATAAAGATAAAAACCGTTCAAACAATAATGTTGATAATCTTGAATGGTGTACACAATTAGAAAATTTAGAACATCAATTCACATGTACTAATAAAACTAAAAAAGCTGAAATGACTAATCATTGGGGTAAAATTTCTCCAGGATCTGAAAATGGTATGTCTAAAATAACTGATGAACAATGTCATTTTATTTGTAATTTATTAAGTAAAGGATATAGTAGACCTGAAGTTATTAAACTATGTAATTTTCCTGTAAGTTATACTATAGTTAGATTTATCCATGAGAGAAAACGTTGGAAACATATTTCTAAAAATTACGATTGGTAGAAGGTTCAGAGACTAGGCATATGCCGTACCGGTTCAAGCGAATTGGGAAAAAGGTAGATAGGTTTTTGAATAACCTATATGATATAGTCCATGGTGGGGAAACTCACTGGTAGAGTAGCGTCTACAAAAAAAATATAGACATACTTGGACGGTGACCAGATGTCTATAAAAGGAATATTCTCACAAGAAGCAAATGCTGAATGTGATCAAATAGTTCGTAGTAAAGCAAATATACTAGATATAAATGCTTCAAACGTAAGAAAGACTGAAAATGAAGCAATACAAACTTTATATACATTAACAAAACGACCTGCTAGGGGAGAGTTACATGATGATATAACTGACCCTACACAATATGATTAAAGAATAGATATACTCCATAAGGAGTATATCTATTCTTCTTTTTCTGTAATAATAGCTTTTTCATCACCGTTTAGAACATCATCTGACCATTCTATAGGCTCAATATCCTCTAAAGATTCTTCAGTTGTTATTATTACACGTTTTTTATCTTTTATTATGTCTTTAAGTTTTTTCATTTTACTCAGGTCTTTCTAATTCATCTATGAATATTTCTATATTTCCATCAACCCCAACAACATCTTCTATAACTTCTTCTTTAGGTGGTTCAACAACTTTTGGTTCTACAACTTTTTTAGGAACTGGTTTTTGTTTACGTTGTGGTAGTCTTTCAGGTTTTAGTTTAGCATTTGCTCTTGAATCTATTGTACCTGGATTATCTATTCTACGCTTTTTCCATTCCTCTCTTTTTTTAGTTTCTCTTTCTATCTTTTCATTTAATAATTCGATTAGTTTAGGATCGTTAGATTTAAGTTTTCTATGAGCACCGTTTTCCATGTATTCACGCACATCTATTCCAAGACTTATCCATCTTAAAACAAGATGTACATCATATTCAGCAGGAGATAGAATCGGTCCTTTAACATTATATCCTGGAATAACTTTATCCGATAATATAACAAATCTCATTATTTATCACCACCTTGTTTATTATTGTTGTTATTATTATGTCTTTGCTTTTTATTATTTTCATTTTGTTGTTTTGGTTGTTCTTTTTTAACTTCTTGAACTGGTTGTTGTTTAGGTTCTTCTTTAACAACCTCTTCTTTTACTTCGACTTTAGGTTCAGGTTTCGGTGGTTCTTCTTTTTTAGGTTCAACGTAATCTATTGCTTTGTATTCTCTCTTTTTCATTATTTCTCGGAATCTAGCAAAGTTAATTTTAACGTATTCTTTACCATTATAAAGTTTAGCATTACAATTTCTAATAAGTAATTGCTCTACTACATCTTCTTCTAATAATAAACCTTCACCTTTATAATATTTTTTACCTTTGTAATCAACAGGTACTCTAAGATTTAATAATACTTTAGCGTATAAAACTCCATTTTTTCTTATTAGCTCTATCATTCTAGTTACCTCCATTTATTTTTTTATAATTCTTCTGGTATATAGTTTTCAGTTATTCTATCTATTTTTTTATTAAATTCGGCTTCTTCATCATATGCAGGTATTTTGTCTAATACTGACATTATTTCATCTTCAGCCATATCTATTTCTCCATCTTCTTCTATGAACATATCTGCTATAGAATTATTAACTGCTTCAAGCATTAAATCTACTTGTAAGTCAGCTTCAGCTTCAGCATTGATTAATTTCTTTAAATTTCCTAACATATTAATTGTTCACTCCTTTATATAATATATTTACATTAATTAATTGATTGTTTTCTAATAAATAATTTATAGTATCCCTTCATAACGTATAACAGTAATGGCACTTTTATCATATTAGTCCAATTTGGTACATAATATGTAAATTCTTCTAAAGCATCAAAATCTATATTATGAATACTTTCTATCTGATCATTCATATATTTCATTAATAATTTATCGGCTTCATCATATTCGAAATTATCATTCAATTCGCCATTAACCATTATATCAATCACATGTTTAGGGAAATATTCTATATCCCCACCTTTAAAACGTATCGAATAAACCTTTGCACTATAATATCTAAATACAGAGTATATATTTTTGATTTCTTGTACTTTGAATTTATTATATGGATAGCGTTTTAATTTCTTTCTAGTTTCAAATGTTCTAAATAAAGAGTTATCATACTCTAAAGGGAAACAGCATGTGTCATCTTCGTTATTTAAATAAATAGTTTTATGTGATTCTTTATCATATAACAATCCATGTTTTTGTATAAATGCATTAACATATCTGTCATAAATTGCCAAAGAGTTATCTGCATCATAATACATCATAACATTATATCTTTTATGATAATAGAATAGTTTATATCTATTAGCTATATCTTCATATAGCGAACGCATTCTTTGTAACATTTCATAAACTTCATCTTCTATTATACATTTATCTTCTGTACCAATATTATCAACGATACATGTATATTTATTGGTAACTTGATCTAATATTTTCATAGAATCTTCTTTAGTAACATATTTTATAGTAAAACCTATTTTATAAAAGTTATTAGACTTTATTGTATCATAGTTTACTGTAGTTACTCTAAATAACATATCATGACCTTTATGTTCTAATATAAAAAAGTCGTCTGGATAAGGTTTAATAGTATCAGGTAATATTATCAATTCTCCACCATCAAACGAACCATTTAACCCTTCATCACCTTCATCAATATCTAATTGAATAGCTTCCATACCATATATAGGAAGGTTCTTAACTTCGGAATATCTTATAGGTGATTGAGCTCCTAATATCTTATCAACGTTTGCAAAACCTAAATCAACTGTAGATTCTATCGTATTGATATTATAATATGTTACGTAGGTAGGTGTAGTTTCTAAGAATCTTGTGAATGCACTATTAAGCTTATCTTCATATTTAAATATATTATTATTAACTAAGAGTTTTTCATCAAACTTAAACCCCATTATCATCACTCCTTTCTTCGAGTATTCTTATACTTAGTGGATTGTTTTATTTAATAAATCAGTGGAAATACAATTAAGTAAATAAAAAAATCTCGGAATCAAATAAATTATGGTATAGATAGATTAGAATCTATCTATACCAATTTCTTTAAGCTTTATTTCATTTTTCTTAACTCCATAATCTTTTCCTATATCGTTATAAAATAATCTTATATCATTTACAAATGGTTGTATATTTTTAATCATACGTTTATAATAATCAGGTGGTCTATCAGCATCACTAAATATATTAACATTAACATCACAGAGTAATCCCTGTTCTAAAATATATTTTATTACATTAAGATACCCCGAACCGTTTATAGCTGCATACACTGTATTATATTCATATCCATTCATTAAATGGTAATATATACCTAATATATCAAATACTCCTTCAGCAATATTTATAGTTTTAATATCATTATTAAAAGGATCTATTTTATTAGGCATTATATAAAATTTACCAGTTGTATCTAAATCTCTTTTTATTTTATAGATATAATATCTCTGATGATTTCCTGTCATATCTCTAAAGTTTATAAAATCATTTCTTGCTGATAAGAATCCAACATGATCAGTTTGTAAAGCTTTAATATGTTCAGCACTTCCATATAATTTTTCTATGTGATTATATCTTAATAATCCTATAAAATCATAAACTATTTTCTTATGATGAAGTTCTTCAACATCAATTTTTATTCCTAATCTATTTTCAATATAATTATGTTTTTGCATTACTAAATCCGTTATTTTTAACTCTGGGAATTTAATGTTTAATCCTTTCTTGTTAAATGTTAATCCATGTTTTTTACATGACAATCTATTATATCTTTCTATATTTACAGAATTAGAACCTGTATATATTCCTATCATTGTTAGCGTAGTTCCATTAAATAATCCTGTTGAATTACATCTAAGACATCTGAACACTAATGGTTGATCATCATCAGGATTTATTCTGATAGACAAATGTGCAGAGTTTGCATTTTTAATCGAATCCCCACAGAATGGACATCTAACATTTAATTCATAGTTCTTGTAATATGATGGTTTAATATTTAATAATATTTCATTTATTAATTCTTTCTTAAATTCTCTACTATCCATATAATCACCTCTTAAAAAATAAATAGTTCATGGGTAATTAAATATTACCCATGAACATTAAGAATTCATCACTTACTAAATCTTCATCTATAGATATTGTTTTTCCTTGTAGATCTTGATTATGATAATCTACAAATTCAAATTTAGTTTTCAATAATGTTGATAAGACATCTAATATAACTCTAGGTCCTTTTAGTTTTAATAGTTTAGCATATTTCTTTTCTACTAAACGTTTGTATCTATCAGACTGTTCTATCTTATCTACAAATTTAAGACTTCTCATTGCTTTGTTTGCATTTCTATCTAACATATTTCCAACTATCATATGTTGTAAATACTTATAACCTTGTGACTGCATTTTATATTTCATCAGAATCACTAATCGTGCAAATTGTTCTGATGATAATGCTTCCATCTCACTAAAACCATTAAACTGTTTAGCGAAATATAGTTTAATTAATTGAAGTTGAAAATCTGTTGGTCTATAATTCTTTTTATAATATTTGATTTCTTCATCAGATATATCAACTTTTAAACTATCTTGTAAATTTTGTAATACGGTTTCTTTATTAACTGTACTAATAACTACATTTGATAAATCTTTTCTAAGCATAGACATTTCCATTTTATCTTGTTGAGACAATGAATCATCATTATCTCTTTCATCTGAAATTTCTGTTGGAAATAATTTATACTTTTCCTTTGTAAAGTTTCTAAAATCTCTTGAAACTGTTGATCTTATTAAGGCTATATTATGAGAATTTTCATTGTAATCTAATTTAGGAATTATATTACTTACAATGTTTTGTAATCTAGTTTCTGCAAATGATATAGGATCGAAATCTCCTATAAGTTCTCTTTGATGCCATATCTGTGCATCTCTTTTCTCACTGTCTTTAGTTTCTTTTAATATGAATGCAAACAGTTTCTCTTTTAAATTTATCCCCTTCCCACAGATTTCGAATAATGGATCATAATATTTGTTTATTATAAACATCTTATTCGTATGCATAAATCTATGAGAATAATGTAAAATTAATGGTATTAATAAATTTGTACACATAGACATTCTATAAAGAATTGCATTGTGTTCATCTGTAAATGATGATTCTTTACCATATTTAGCTGTCTTAACTTCACATTCAATACTTCGTGTGTTGTTTAATTCTACTAAAGCATTTACTTGTTTTAATATCGGTTCGGTTATGATTGTATCATATAATAATTTTATGAATGAATCTTCACTTAGAGGACCAGATCTTGTATCTAATAATGTTTTGATTTTGAATAATGCAGTTATATATAATTTATCTGGATCATAATACTTAACAAAATAATTAAGATGGTTACATATTAATGAAGTTTGTTTTCTATACTTGCTTTTAAATGTAAACATACTTATCATTTTATCAGGTAATTCAAAATGCAACATTCTATCAAAAGCCACCATTAAGATACCATTATCAAATATAAATAATTGATCATCCTCTGTTTGATCTTTAACCCAATTTTCATAAAGAACTTTATTATTGTTAACCATACCGATCAATCACCCCTTATTATTTTTTATTTGTTTCATTGTTATAATATATAATTGAAAAATTACCTTTTTACATATAGTCATTTTTTCTTTCTTATTGGAGTAATTTTATTAGCACCTGTTTTCTTAGCTTTAGTTTTCTTAATTGTATTTACTCCTCCTGAACTAGGATTTTTATTCTGACGTTTTTCTAAATAATCATCTTTTAACTTTTTAGTTTTTTTATCTAATTTAAGTTTCTCTGCTTTTCTTTTTTCTCTCATCACTTTATCTGCTCTTTTATATTCTTCTTCTATGATATTCATGTGTTTTATCTCTTTAAGGACGTTCTTAGTTAATTTCTCTCCATATGTTTTAACATATGATTTTTGAAGAACTTGTTTATCTTCCATTATATATTTACAAGCAAAATAAATAGATTTTTCATAACTAAATATTAAGCCTGGGTTTTTGCTAACTGGAGGTCTTGTTAATACAACCTCTTCATATTTATTAGATAATTCTTTAATCAAATACCCGTTTAGATTTGCTACATATGCATATCCATACGTAAAACTAGGACAATTTGAAAAGAACTCTATCTGATATTGTCTATAAGATTGATCGAATTTCTCATTCTTTTCAGTTTGTTTAAATTTAATAATCACGTCATATGTTACATCCCTATCAACATTTTCTGATGGAATCATGACGTGATAATAAACATCTTTTTCTGTTGTATAAATCTTCATAGTTATGTTTTGTTTTTCTTTTAATAATTTTAATCTATAATCTAAAACCATTAACAATTGATCTTTTCCGGGTATAACTGCTCCTTTACCCATAGGGTTTTTTAAAAACTCATCAATTTTCATACTCATCCTCCTCTCTTAAACAAACCTTAAAAATATGTTGTTGTTAATATAAAAAATAATTTAGAGGATAACAAATATGTTATCCTCTTTTTTATTAGAATCTTACTGCAACGTATTGATTACTACTTAATAATAATCCTATTATACCTGCTGTAGCTCTTAATACTTCTATATCAGTTTTACAACTATTTATTATCGTATTATCTAAAGCCATTTCTCTAACTATAGCTTCAGGTTTAAATACATCATCTAAATCAGGAGTTTTAAATACTTTTTCAAACTTATGGAAGAATCTTTGTAACCAATTTCCATCTTCTAAGCTTATATTATCAGCTCCTACGATTTCAACAAATTCTATTTCAGTTCTTTCTATATCTATAACAGCTTGTGCTTTTATAGATTCTTTTAATAACTTATTCATAATATAATGTGGTATATGTTCTTTAAATTTATTTTCTAATAATATTCTAGTTACATCTTTATATGCATCACTTATTGCATCAAGATACATATTTCCTATTTTATTCTTTTTATATTTTTCATCATTTCTTAAATCTTGTATTGCTGTTTGTATACCTATAGTTTGACCTGGAGTTACACCGAATAAATAAGCAGACTCACATGCTTTAACAGCATCTTCAACTAAATCAAAGTTTGCAAGTTTAGCTAATTCTGTACTTCCTCCAACGTTTATTATACCCATATTTCCTTTTAGTTTAGACATTCTTTGTTTAGCATTTACTAATGCTTCAGTTATCGTACTAGATTTTTCAGCAGCTTGATGTAAATCTTGATATTTAGATATAGCATCTTTTTCTAATATTTGTAACATACCTTCATCTTTTTTGATGAATCCTGTTGCAAATGTAGATTGTTCTCCTATATCCATTTCTTCAACTTCACCAAGATATTCTTCTACTTTAAATTCTAAATCTCCTTTTAAAACGTCTAGTGCTATACTTTCATTTATTATTGTACATCCACATAAAGCAGCGAAATCATTAAATAAATCAGCTCTATGTTCATCCATTAAAGAACCTTTAGCATATACTGCTGTAGATGTTTTAGTTGCTTTAAATTCTAAACTTAAATCTCTTGCAAATCTTTGTAATAAGAAAGAATCGTAATAAGGTGCAACTACAACTAATCTTTGTCCTCTATCTATAGCAGCTCTTATTGCTGGTTGTATTAATGGTTCAAAATAATCTTGTTCTAATTTATGATTAAACATTAATATTATTGGTTTCTTAATATTACAAGTTCCATTATCATTATTTATGAATATTCTATCAATATATGTCATAAATTGTAATTTATAACCTTTTAATACTTCATAAGTTGTATTTGATGATTTAGATTTATTAAATTCTATAGCTGGGTTTCCAGTTTCTTTATATATAGTTCTTATCATTTCAGCTATACTAGAATCACCATTAGTTGATACTAACGCCAATTTATATATTTCGTCTAAATCACCTTCTTTATTTATAGGTACTGCTATTTCTTGTATTTTATCACATATATCTTCAACAACTTCTTCTAATGTATCTAAAAGCTGTTTTGGTCTTAAATTAGTTTTCTTAGCTATATCATCCATTTGTTGTAATAATTGGTTGGCACCTACTACAGATGTAGTTGAACCGTCCCCAACTCTCATAACAACTTGATGTGCTATTTTAACTATTAATCCTAATAATGTATTTTGAACTTCGTCCATATAAGCTAATTTTTTTAACACTTGCCATCCATCTTTAGATAACATAACGTCTCCAACTTTATCTAAAACTGAAGTTGCACCATAAGGTCCAAGAGTTTTACTTAATGTATTGGAAACATCATCAAATAAAAGATGAATTCTTTCCCTATATTCTTCTTCTGTAATAACATTATTATTCATATTTATTTTATATTTATTATCCATATCTAATTACCTCCAAGTTTTTAAATATTATAAATTTGTTATGGGGTTTATTTATTATCATCCAGCTCACTCATGTCAAACTGAGTAAAATGCTCTTTCTCTAGTTTTAATACTGGTGTAACCCCTAATTTAAATACTTCATTCTTAATTACTTCTTCATCTAATCCTTTAACCTTTAATCCAAATTCTTCATCTAATTCATAATTACATCCTAACTCTCCTAATAATATTTCTGTATAAGGAATAAGTTTATGTTCGATTAATTGATGTACATACTTAACATCATTAAGCACATAGCATGTTGGTTTATTAGGTAAAAACTTAACTGCTTCAATGAAATCTCCAGTAAGGAATTTTATCTTATCTCTATACTTTTCAAAATATACATTACAATCTATAATTGCTTGATGTGCTAATTCTTCTATATAAATATAAAATTCTTTTATTCTATCCTGTTCAAATATGTTATACATTTTAGCACCAAACTCACTAAATTTAGATTGTGTGTAAATTGAAGTTAATTCTTCATTAAATGTTTTTAATAGTAAATCACAAGTTTCATCTGGACAATCTGGTTTCTTTATATATTTAAGAGGATTTATATCTAATCTCTCTGCACATATTCTTTCCAAATTATAAATGTCAAAATCTTTTATCTTATCTAATTCTAAATAATCTTTTAAATCATCATAATAGTTGTTACATATTTCATGTAATAATACAGGATATGTCATCTTTATCATATCTTTATAACATATAAACATATAATGGTCTCTTGTACCGAAATAATTCACATCACCCATTTTTATCACCTCGTATAATAATAAAAAAAGAATGACGAAGAATCGTCATTCTTTTATTTTAGAATATATCATTTAAATCATCTAAACTTGTTGTTTGTACCTGTTCAGGTTTATTATTATAATTTTGTGTTGCAAATGTTGCTTTATTATAACTTCCTGTAAAATTACCTGAATCTAAAGCACCAACTTTACTTCCTATCTTAGTTACTTTATCCATTAAGCTATTTCTATAGAATTTATCATTATATCTATCAGAATGTACATTAGCCTGTAAAGATACTTTTATATATTCTCTTAAAGCCTCTTTAAATACTTCATATTCTGATTGATAAACTTTAACATCATCTATTTCACCTGTTGCTGGATTATAACCTTCAATTACTTCTTCATCTCTTATAAATGTATAAGAGAATCTTTGATCTGGTAATTTAGTTTGTGGATTTAAATCTCTACAAACATGACATATTATATTTAAATTACCTTCTATTTTTCTAGCTTCTACAACTAACATATTTGTACTTGAAGCTAATGGTAATACTATCGCAACTGAAGCTTCTTTATCTTCAGCTATTGCTTTATCTATTATAAGATTTAAAGCTCTTAATAATGATTGTGCTTTATCAACTCTTAATGTAACAGATATTTTTTGTTCATAATCATAAACTTGTTTTTCTGTAGGATTCTTTAATCTAGGATGTAGCATTATGTTTAATTTGTCATCCCAATATTGAACCACTAATGTAGAAGCTTCTACACCAGTTTGGTTCTTCATTTGAATTCCTCTTGTATTTACTGATTCATTCTTTCCATTATTATCTTTATTATAATTATTAAAAGCCATATAAATACCTCCTATATTTTTTTATTATAAATTCAAATTATTTAATTATTCTATTTCTTTTTACCTTTATTCGCAAGTTTATCTTTTTTAGACACTGGTTTTACAAATTCATATTTACATTGTTCTCTTTTAAATTCTACACCTTTTTCCATTTCTTCTTCAACCCAATTCATAACTTCTAATACTGCTGTAAATTTTAAAGTTTCAAGTTTTTGTTTAGTTTTCGGATCTCTATAAACTCCTAATACGTGTAATTGTTTTACTAATTCTGCTTTCAT